GTACCGCTAGTTCCTGAAGAACCTGATGTACCAGAACTACCATCCGTACCGCTAGTTCCTGAAGAACCTGATGTACCAGAACTACCATCCGTACCTGATGTACCAGAACTACCATCCGTACCGCTAGTTCCTGAAGAACCAGAACTTCCTGATGTACCACTTGTTCCTGAAACACCATCAACACCACTAGTTCCTGAAGAACCATCAGTTCCTGAAGTTCCACTAGAACCACTTGTACCTGAAGAACCAGAACCACTTCCTGTTGCTGTAACATTCACAGTTATACTAGACCCTGTGGAAGTTATTGTAACCCCTGAACCAACAAAATCAATTGCGGTGACTCCTGATGTAACTAAAACTCCTTCATCATAAATCGATACACTTTGTCCAGTTCCTGAAGTACCTGATGTGCCGCTTGTTCCTGAAACACCATCAACACCACTAGTTCCTGAAGAACCAGAACTTCCAGACGAACCATCTGTACCTGAAGTTCCACTAGAACCAGAACTACCATCTGTACCACTAGTTCCTGAAGAACCAGAACTTCCAGACGAACCATCTGTACCACTAGTTCCAGACGAACCATCTGTACCTGAAGTTCCACTAGAACCAGAACTACCATCTGTACCACTAGTTCCTGAAGAACCATCTGTTCCTGATGTACCAGAGCTACCGCTAGTTCCTGAAGAACCATCTGTTCCTGATGTACCAGAGCTACCGCTAGTTCCTGAAGAACCATCTGTTCCTGAAGTTCCAGAGCTACCGTTAGTTCCTGAAGAACCATCTGTTCCTGAAGTTCCACTAGAACCAGAACTTCCAGATGAACCATTTGTACCACTTGTTCCTGAAGAACCAGACCCGCTTCCTGTCGCCGTAACGTTAACTGTTATACTCGAGCCTGTTGATGTTACCGTAACTCCAGAACCTACGAAATCAATAGATGTTACTCCTGTTGTTATTAACGAACCCTCGTCATATATTGATATACTTGCACCTGTTCCTGAAGTACCTGATGTACCACTAGAACCAGAGCTACCACTTGTTCCTGAAGAACCACTAGAACCAGAGCTACCACTTGTTCCTGAAGTCCCACTGGTTCCTGATGAACCTGAACTACCACTACTACCTGTGGTGCCACTTAATTGTGCGGTTATTGAAGAAAAATAAATAGAATTTGTTGTTCCAGAGCAGTCTCCTCCTGGATTTACTATTACGAGTAAACTATCAGGTGACCCTGAAGGTACTAAAGGTAATTCGGAAATTTTAACGTAAGTAGCCATCGTTCTTATAAATATACTTTCGGCAAACTTTATAAATTAAGCAATAAAAATAATTCCACATTCAGATGCTATTGGTATATTATTTTCTGTTATAATTATTTGTATTTCACATGCCTCACAATTTATCAACTTAAATTTCTCACACCCATTGTTATCCCTAAGGATTAACATGATTGTTGAAATAGTATCAAAAAATGGTCCTGGTAAAAAACTTTCTTGTGGTGGTACAGGTACTATTGTTGTTCCTGTAATTGAACCGAGATATGTTCTATAATTTCCATTATAATCGGCAACAAATACATCTATTGGTGTTAGTCCCGTGGCGTTTGTAATTACAATCTGTGTCATATTGTGCATTCAATATTATGGTTATATTCACATCCATTGCTATCGATAAGAATTAATTTAACCATCGGTACATCATTGAATGTTGACGGTAAATCAAAGAATACTGACGGTGGTAATGATGAATTTATAATACCCAAATAAGTTCTATAGTTGTCATAATAATCTGACACATATACTTCAATAGGAGTTGTTCCTGTTATTTGAGATATTTCTACCTTTGTCATTGTTTACATGTAATGTCATACTCTATTAAGACATCAACGGTTATGATTTGATTGTTTAGTGGTCCGTCCACAGTTGTTTGTATAGTTATTTGATTATTTAAAGCATCTATAGTAACTTTTTGTATTCCAGGTACTGATAATAAAAGTGTTTTTATTGTATTGTACCACAAATTATCTGAAGGTGCTTGGTTCAATGTTGTCGCAGTGAAGAAAGTACTTGTATAAGTCGTACCTGTTGGGTCTACACTTACTTTAGCAACAAATACCGCAGAATCCAATGTACATCCAGTATTACTAGATGTTAAATCCACAAAACCCTCATTGAGCATTTGTAAGAGACCACACTTAGTACCAGATTTTAATTGAAATTCTTCATCTCCCATTACATATAACTGATACGAAATAAAACTTTGACTACAGATAATCTCTGTTGTTCTTTTCAATGAACAACCTGTACTATCAACAACCGTTAAGCTATAGGTACCCGCAGTTAACCCTGTAGCAGTTATTGATTGTGGATTACCAGGTACATTACTTGACCAATTGAATGTGAATGGAGGAGTTCCTGATGATATAAATGCAGTAATACTACCTTCATTACCTGAACCGCAAGAAGTTGAATATAAACTATATGAGATTGGTTCAGAATAATTTACATAAAAATTTAAATTCTGTGTACACCCATCAGCATCGACAACAGAGACAGTATGAAATCCCTGACTGACATTTGTAAATGTCACTGCAGACTGAGTGGTATCTATAATTTGACTTGTAGTATCCAACTTATAATCATATGGAGATGTTCCACCAGTTGTTTTAATAACTTGGACAGTTGCATTATTTAATCCACATGTAGACCCTGTTATTTGTGTTGATATTGTAAACTTATTTTCAGTTATTATTGTAATGTCATCATTATATGAACATCCAGAACTGTCTTCAACAAAAACAGTATATGTACCAGCAGTTAGATTTATGAATTCTTGTGTTGTATTTGATGTTGCAATTACATTAGTATTACCTGTAGGATATACCAATGTATAAGTATAGGGGGTAGTTCCTCCTTGTAATGAAACTAATATCGCACCATTTGTCTGAGAACAGGTAGAATTTGTTCCAGTTATTGATATTGAACTAATCCCATTCGGTGTTAATAACTGAGTAGTTTCTGTGAATGTACAGAATCCAGAATCAGTCACCTTAACACTTATTTGCCCCGCAGTCAGTCCTGTTACTGTATATGTTCTAGCGTAAGATATTTCAAAATCACCTGTTGATGCAGAATAATAGAAAGGTGCCGTTCCTCCTGTAATTGTCATGACTAAAACCCCATCATTTGAAAAACATGTTGGTTGGGTAACAACAAAATTACCAAACCCTACGGGGTCTACTGTAGATACTGTAGTATTCTTTGTAATTGAGCATCCATCGGCATTTGTCACTGTAACTGAATAACTTCCTTCAGTTAATCCCGTTATACTACTTGTTGTCTCTAAATTATTCCATAGATACGTATACGGTGATGGTCCTGTTTCTCCTGTCACATATATTTTACCAATAGCATTCCCACCGCAACTAGAATTAGGAACAACATAAAAACCAAAATCAAATTCTGAAGAATCCTCGATAACTATAGTTTCACTCAATCCTGAACATCCACCTAAATCTAAAACACCAACATTGTATGTTCCTGCAGTTAAACTACCAAAAACAACATTATTTGTATTTGTAACTGCGGATGTTATAAACTGCCCATTACCACTATACAAATAAAAAGATGCCGATGAATAATCTGTAGATGAACTTCCTGTTATTGAGCCGTTATTTAAACCGCAAGTAGTACCCGCTGAATCGTCAATAAAAACGCAAACCCCGTTTGAAACAGGTATGTTAACATAAAACTCAAGATTTGTAGGGAGAGTAGAATCATTTAATCTTACAGCATATACACCATTTGAAAGACCTGTTCTAATCGTAGGTTGTGTTGTTATTATATCAACACCTAAGTTGGGGTCCACCCATTGAACTGTGTATGGTGGTGTTCCACCAAACGGTAATATACTTATGGAGCCTGTAGAATTACTCTGACAATCTCCAGTTACTAATATGGTATAATCAAACTGTGCCATTAAACGCAATTTATTTCAATGTTTATACCAACATTCAGAGAAAGTAGTTCTCCCAAATTCATAGGTGTCATAGTTAAATTAGATATTGTTAACATTGTACCATTTAAAAAATAACCCAAACTATATTGTGTAAGCTGTGGTAAACTATTAATCAATGCGTTTTTCCACTGAGTATTTGTTGGTACATCAGTTTGTCCATAACCAGTATAGAATGGAACTTGTATTAAGATGTTACCATCTAATCTCAAATCAACATACCATGTGGTTTTCAAAGAATTTAGTAGACAGTCAGAGATTGTAAGCCCCTGTTGTTGTAAATAATAATTGAGTCTATTGTTTAAAATAGTACTAAAATTAGATACATCAACATCACCATTAAGCCACGGATAAATGAAAAAGTCTACATATTCGGTACTACATGTATAATCAAATATGTTTGTTATTATTGAACATGGAGGAACAACGACAGGTACAAATTGACACCCTCTTTGTCTCCTATATACAAATTTTTGTTTATGTAAAATTGAATTTTCATATTTGATTCCTGTTGTCCATATTGTTGTTGCAGGTATCATTTGGTCAATCAACTTCATCCAATAAGGACCCATACCCTCAACATAATCTATAAGTTTCTGATACGTATACTTGTTATTTGGAATACCGACAGTTTGTTCCGATTCAATATATTTCCAAAAAATAGATTGTAGGTTCGGATAACCACCTGTCTTACCGTCTGTAATGAATTGTCTATTTCTTGTATTAACCATGTTCAACCAAAATGTTTGGAGGAACTCAAAAAATGTTTTCTTTTTTGGTTGTGGATTAACGAATGTAGAATCTACACCACCAGGAACTGGAAAATTAATAGTCAGACCTGACTCAGGTATTGGATAATCATACTTAACAGACTCATCCCAAACATCATACGCCAACCCTTGTCCAGGATTTAAATTAAGGTCAATGTTTTTTACATTGATAACCAATTTTTCATTTTCAACAAAATAGTATGCATTATAATCAGCTTGGTTCGAGATTCTGATTTTATCATCTGTCTCCAACCACGACTTATTATTATCAACAATTCTTCTTATTTTGAAACCTTCCCTCATGTACGGGAATTGTCTGTAAACATCCAAATACTTTTCTCCGTAAGTGAATGGTTCAAGTTGAGTTTGGATATTATAATTTTGACCTGTATATACTAAACCTGTAATTTGTACTTCATCGGGACTTCTATGTTGTGGGGTACATTCATACCAACCAGCACCCTTTTGAAAAAACATTTCTTCTGTTTCATCAGGAGCTTTAGGATATCCCTCATCATCCACAGGATATTCTCCCCTTGTAACAACTACAGGTTGGAAAATATCTGTTGTTGTGAATGCTGTAAATGTCTGTCCTTTAATTTTGTATGTGTCCCCCGCCAATAAAGCCGGTAACTCTTGGTTATATGTACCACCAGATATTTGAGCATATTGAGTATCGAAACTCTCCATGTTAATCTTTTGGTCAGCCAAATAGATATGCTCATTGAATTCAATTAATGATTCGGGAGCACCTATCAATCTTAATAAAAATTCAATAGACCTTCTAGTTCCTTTTGATTTGAAAAGATATGCGGAGTTTATAATGAGATTTCTATAGTATGCATAGTTGAGTTCGGTTGGTGTTAACGACCTAGAATACCCAGGGTACTCGTTAACCGCTTGATTACCGAAAACACTCTCTAAAAAATTTTCTTGTGTTATTGGTGAGAAGTTAGTACTCCAACCTAAAGTTTGACTTAAGTTAAATAATAACTGTGAGGGTATATCATTTCCTGGATTGTAGTGTACTGAATTAATATATGCAAGAGCATCAATAAATTGTTTTATTTGGTCGAAGCTTCTACCATATATTTGAAATATCTTTTCTACTTTCTGACCTAATGTATCAAAATCTTTCAACGAACCTGAAACCAAAAATCTTGATACCAAGTTTGTTTTGAACTCATCTAAATTTTCAGCAATAGATTGCAGTTGCGTTAAATAAGAATCAAACTCAATTGACCTTATATCCAAATTCCACATACCATCTTTTGGCCATGTAATTTGTCTGTTATCAATATAGAATTGCCCGTCATCATTTTGTTGTGGGACTTGGAATATTGCTGTATATATTGGGTTTACTAATCTATTAATTAAGAATTTTTCAACTTCATCAAAATCTTCTTCAAAAACTTTGTCAGTTATGTAGTCATTTGGTTTAATAATGAAATCATCATACCAAGTTGTTGCGGTAACACCAAAAGGTGAACCTGAGACATAGAAAGCAATAGTACCTGTATTAAACGATTGTGAAGGTGAAAAAGATTCTACTTTATAATCGATACCATTTACCGTAACAGCATAATCCAAATATGTATTATATAAATTCCTATATTTGGAAACCTCTAATTCTCTTACATTTAAATTAGTTGTTGCACTAACCGTATAATCAATGTCGAAAGGATTGTGTAATCTATCAACATTAACCTCAAAATAAGTTTCATTTGCAACTGAATCAAACGCAATATTTACTGCCGTAGCCCCTGTGGTTAAATTTAACTGAGTACTTAGAACATCTAACGCAGCTGGAAAATAATTGATGATTTTTGTAACCGAAACACTAAATCTCTTCACTAAAGAACCATACATCGAAAAGTTCAAAACTTGTGAAACATCATAATTTGGGTATACTCTAAATTGTGTTTCAAGTATTGCGTTTCCTTGTAATAAACTATCAACATTAAGGTCCTCCAAACTAATTGGGCTCGAAAAAGCACCCACATTAAATGTACGATTAACCTTTTCAACAACATTTGTCGTGAATTCAAAATTACCTTGCGTAAGTCCACCCCCCGTTACTGTTTGTAATCCAACAATTTCATCGGAGAATGTTCCCGCACCATTACCTGGTCTTGGGGGATAAAAATATTTACTTCTGGTCTTCGCCATTAGGTTATTATAGTGTTAAAGTTTTTACTGAAATCAATGTCATTTCCTCTGTTCTGTCTAACTTCATACAGAAGTTCATTAAACTGATTTCTTATTTCGTATAAGTTGTATTGTCTGTAGATGTTATTATTAGAATCGTAAATTGTATAGATACCATCATCAATAGACTTAGTTTGATTACCATACAATGCAATTGCAAGTGATGATATGTCGTATTCAACCATTTCAATATCGATAGTAACTGGATTGAAGAATGTGTTTGTTATAATAATATCTTGGTCAGGTTGTCCAATGAAAGGAGTTGCGTTTGGTTTGTTCGTTGGTGATGATGAAGGTGATACAGTCAAAAACAATAAGTTTGATTGTCCGTCAACATATCTATATCTGATAGACTTTTGATTTGTATTTGTTTGATTTGTTAACACAGGTTCACAATAGAAACAAGATGTCACAATTCTAAAAAAGTTTGGTATCTTAGAACCATCAGGATTTAGATATTCTATTCTATATCCAACTAAACCTTGTGGTACAAATTTATTTATTGCGTTAGTTGGTACATTCGCTAAATCAATAACAATACCTTTCACATTAGGCAATGCACTTAAAACACCACAATCTGTGATACTTGTTCTTATCTGTGCCGGTCTTAGGTATAATGTATAAAACCCCAAAGCATTAAACTCTTCCGCAGGTAATGTTAAATTATAAAGGCCACCCAAAACCTCAACACCGGAGTTTCCACCTGTCGAATCATTGTTAAAGTATGGTCTCAATAATGTTGTCGCACTTAACTTTTTAAGTACAAATTCTGTAGTCACATCTCTCGATGGGGTATAGTTTAGGATTATCTCCACATCTTCGGGAGATACATCACTTGGTCTTACCGTACCGTATGTTCCAATTGCCATAATTTATATTATTTCTATAAATAGTTTATGTCTTTTTTTCAACATTAAAAAATCCGTATCCGTAATTAATTAAATCTCCAAGGTTATCTACCTCACCCAATCTTTGTATTCTTTCAAACGCACTATTCTTTCCTCTTTCCACAAAAACATCCGTTTGTATCTGTCCTTGGTCAGTTATTTTTAAAAGAAGTTCATCTTTTGTAATCGGAACCGCTGTAAGATTTTCTTGTGTGAACCCTGAAGATTCAATAAAAAATATTGTCAGACCTCCCTTATAATCGTAATAGTCTATGTTTTGTATTGTATATGCTGTGAATATTGGAGTCATAGAATTTACCACTCCAAAAATTTGTTGGTTTTTAATAACAGGAACCCCTATCTTATATGGGACAGGTCCGTACTGAAACAGCTCAGTTATTCTTGATTTAGTTTCACCTGAAACCATATAAGGTACTGTCACAAAGTTTGATGATATTTGTGACGAAACTTGATTATACTGGTCTCCTGAGAATATATAATCATAACTAACAGGAGTTGCCGACCAACTACCAACATTAGATTGGAAAAATACTCTACCCTTTGGATTATATATTACAGGTGTTTTAAATGGAGTTCGTATTGGTTTTTGTACTATCACTTTACCCCAAGGATTAATCTGTGATAATGTTATGGTATATTCTTGATTTGCGGTTGGGTAAGTGTGTGATATATAGTTAGGTGTGAAAGCAGTAACTAACTGTTTTGTTCCATCACCCCAATCAACACTGTATGATGATAACTCAATAAATTTCTGATACTGTTCTGATGTATTATATAAGTTAAATGTGTACGGATTTACTGTATTAGCCGAAACTAAAAAATTAGTTACGACATCCTTTTGGTATATTGCACCATCAAATGGACTATAATAACCCGCGTCATATGATGTCTGATTTAATAGTATAGGGATTGTTAATCCTGTAAGTGTAGAACTACCATTAGGTCCAGCACTAACAACTTGTGTCATTGCAGAATAAACCCCAAAGGTTTGTCCACTATAAGTAACATAGGACAAATCACCCACTATGGTTTCTGGCGATATTCTTATTTTATATATGTCGCTCATTATTGCGGTGGATTAACATATTCATACCATTTTATGGTACTTGTTGTACCCACTCTATTACCCTGTAAGTCATAGACTGTATATTGAACATTCACATAATCTAACACCACTCTATAATAAAAATAATTTATATTATCGAATATGAATTTATTGTTGTTGTTTATTGTTGATTGTGGTTTATTTAACATCTTTGTAAAAGCCCCTGTTTTTGCATTATAAAACTTGGCAGTCATATAAAAAGTATTCAAGGGAATAAACTCCAAACTCTTTAACCAATAAATAAAGAAACCTTCTTTATCTCCAATATAATCTAACTTGAATTTTGGTTTCCTTATTTTAACAGGGGTTCTCGCCATGTTAATATCCATAAACTCACCCTGTTGTGTTGGTATTATTACCGTAAAATAATTCTTCTGATTTTTCTCATCCACAGTGTCGTAGAAATCAAGTTTGAAAAAGGATTTGGTAAAACTGTTTGAATAATAAAAAACATCTTGGACCGTGAATGATTCACTTATATAAGAATTTCTCCATTCAGAGGATGCTGATAGACTTCCTCCTGAGAAAAAATAAAACTCATAATTTATATCTGTTCTACTACTACCACTGTGTTGAGCATGTGGGAATCTATCTACCTCAAAGTCATAACCCTTACCTAAAACTTCAGCAATAGCATTTTCTTCGTATTGGTCAATAGCGTCATCAATACCCTCATAGTCCCATTTAGCCTCAATAGGAATTGTCAGTTCTTTATCAGTAAAGAACCCTTGTCTTAATACAAATTTATTCACATCCATCTACAAGTGGTTTCACTGGAACATCGGTTCCTTTAATTGTATCGTTTATGTTAAATCCTTTATCATCAGGAGTTAATCTAAATATCGTATTTTTATATGGATAGTGTGTTTTGTTGAAGAATGGATAATCCACTCCTCTACCTTCTTGGTCAAAGAACCCATATGTATATAAATCTCTCCACCTAAATTGTTGGTCAGTGTTTGAGTAATAAGCATATGTTGGTATGTTATCTACTTGGTCCGTATCTGCAGTTTCAATATAATCAGAAAAAACTTGTACTGTAATTGATGTGTGGGGGTTATAGTAATAACCGGCAGTATTTGAACTTGGTGAAGACACCGTTTGAAACACATCCTGATTGTATCTTATCTTATGATAATATGGTGAAACAACTCTTTCAACTTGTGCATAATCATTCCATTCACAAAAATCACCATCTATTATATCTCCAATTTTTAAAGATTGGTTGTAATAAAATGTCTTTGTTGCACCATTAGTTTGTGTATAAGAGCTCACACCTATGTTTGAGTTGGAAACAGTGTTATTATCACTCCACCAAGAATTATTAAAATTAGTTATATTGAATAACCATCCTTGTTTTAATCCAACTCCATTAGTTGGTTTATTGAAATACCCTGAATATCCTCGATTTATAATAGTTAAAAATAATTCAGTTACAGGTCTTTTTTGATTATCGATAAGTTTACCTAAATCAATATCTCTCTTAGGAGTAAATGTATAAACATTAGAACTTGTTTTTTGAGAAATCCTAGTTACTTGATTTGGTGTTATAGAACTTAATTCTAATTTTCTTTCTTCCCCAAATGGCAATTTTTCAAAACCCGCCTTTGTTACTATTATATTATTAACATCTTGAAGTACTTTGTGCCTTCTAACATAATACTTTGACTTTGTTTCTAATGGATTATCGGAATTGGTAACTCTTTTGAAGGTACCTTTTACATTATCATTTAGAGTTGTTCCGGTAAATCCTATATCATATATATTAAAGATATATAAATCACTATCAAATAATCCGTTGCCTAACGAATACACTTCAAATAAGCTTTGTTGTCTATAATTGTAAACAACTCCATTGATTAATAATTCAACAGATTCTCCGACAGTTAAACCATGTGGACAAATACATTCAAATGATATGATACCGCTGCCGTTTTCAGTACTTTTTTTAATTATAAAAGGTATACCATCTTCAGCAATCCAGTTAAATGAATTGTTGTTTAACACTGCAAACATTTGTTTTTTGTAATCATTATCATATGCATATGTTATGTTGTATGTCCAATTATATGTGTAAGCACTTTTCGCGTAATAATTAATATGCCCATCATCAACATCGTTTCTAAAAAAATCAAATTCATAATATTGCGGATAACCTTTCCATGTATTATTAAATAACGAACCCTCAGGGTCGACATAAAATAAATTATATTGGAATGGTAAATAATTTGTTGTTCCCGTAAAAACATTTGAGTACAAATAACTTACTTTAAATGTTGGTCTGAATACTGTAGATTCTTGTCTTTCGTCATCATAAACTTGGGCAAGGCTAACGGTCGTACTTCTATCATACTCAACAAGATTTTGACTTTGTTCTTCCAAAACAACAGACAACTGCTGGTCATCAGCAGGTGCCGACTTATATTGTTGTACGCTTGGTATGATTGAATATAAGTTACTCATCTAAAGCATACTTTGTTTTAAATTTATTTAGTGCGGTTGCGCCTTGTGTTAGTCCGAAATAAAAATGAAATGGTGCGCCAACTAAGAATACACTATTTTCATTTGCTCTAACTTTATCATATTGTGTTCCAGCAACCAAAGTTGAATCATTACTTACTTTAAAAATATAACCTCTTTTATTTTGGTCGTTAACAATTCCATCTCCTTGATAATATGTTGCGGTTGTTCGGTCCAAAGACTGATATCTTGATTGTCCAATTTGAGCCTGGCTTGTTACCCAGTTATTACGTTCGGTACCAAATATTGTTTGAGAACTTTCTAATCCCCATTTATAGTAAGGTACTTCTTGTGATTTGATACCATAGCTAAATGGTTTAAAATTCTCTGTTGGTGTTGCTCTGAAATCAATTCTACCTGGTGACAAGAAATCTTTGAATTGTAAATTTTCTGTAGTTGAAGAAAAGAAAACTCCGATTGTTGGATTCCCTGAAATAGGGTTATCAATAATAACTGGCTCATACTGAGACCCAGTCAAAGAATAATATTCGGGTGAGAATTTTATAACACCTTCTTCTGAATTTATTGACATTAATTGAGCTAAATCACCATCAATTCTTCTTTCGGGTCTTGAAAATAATTGATTCAATGAATTATCAGGATTAAATCCTGATGTTAATCTCTGTATAAAGTTTTCATCAGTTATTCTTGAGATAACAAACAAATTCACCAAATCAGATGTATCTGAATAACTTGTTGGGTTCAGTTGATTAACCACATAACCCCTTGTGCTTGGGTCAAAACTTATTTCAGAATAAAAAGAATCTTTCCATCCTAAATTCATTATTGTGGTTGGGTATTGTAACAATCGTTGATTTATAGGTCTCGCTTGTGTTGAGACACTTTTTCCTATAAACTTGTCTGATGTATTATTATATGGACTACTTCTGTAATAAAAATTATTTGTCTTACTGTCAAAATATATGGTGTCTTTACAGAAGATAGGTGTTGTTGGTTTGTTTTGTTTATTATAGTATGTATCTACCTGTATTGGATAAGCATATAATGTTCCGTTAACCCAGTTATTCACAAAAGTTTGTGAGAGTACTCCTCTACATAACCCATAAAAAAACCTGAATCTATAACCCCATTCACTCCAAGTCTTCAAATCTTTACCATTAAACAAATCGGTAAGAGGTTTTTTCATTAAAACATAACATCCGTTTTCTACTGAATCTTCATCAGAACAACCTTTCTTTACACCAAAACTTGTACTATTACCGCTATAACAACTTAGGCTAACCATATTTTCACATTCGAAAGTATTAAATACATTTTGACTAGCGGTTAATCCACTAATATCAGGTGGAACAATATCAGCACCGCTACCGTACCCCTGAACTGTAATGGTATCACTTTCGGTATTAATTTCATAAAATGTGAAACCTATATTTTGTTGTAATAAACTTGGATTATAATTCCATGAGCTACCATCCAAATAATCTGATGATGGTAATCTATCTGTTCTTAGAACATTATTAACTTTTGAAGAAATATTCATTGGGTTAGCCGTTAAACTTGGTAGTAATGTAGATGTGTAGTAGAATATTGTTGTGTTGCTTGGCTTATTACCAGCATTTACATAATAATAACCACCTCCAGATAAATCTTCAGATAAATCATATCTTGCTTGATTACTAAAAACATCAAAAGCCCCATTACTAGAAGAGGAAACTGTGGTTCTTACTGAATTTATTGTTGGTGTGTTTAAAGAAAAAGAATATGTAATAACTGTGTTTGTCGCATCTAATCCACCATAATAACCTACTCTGTTAGTTGTAAAAGCAGAAAAATCATCTCCAGCCCTAAAAAAGTGAGAAGGGTAAAAAATATTATTTTGATTATTAAATAGTTGGACTGAAGCACTTGTATTTGTCAATTTTTGAATTGGGATATTCAATCTTGTATTTCCTGTTATAATAACAGAATCTTCGGTAGGAAATCCTAAAAGTTTTCCAATACCATATTTGTTTGTATAAGTTGGTGAGTATGGGTCAACCCCTCTTTGTAATATCAAAATATATTGATTATCAAAATCTGCAAATAATTCTCTTATTTTATATGAAGGATATTGTTTGACAGACCCCCAACCTGATAAAAAATCAGTTCTTTCGTTATATCTAACAACCGTTGAGGAATTAAGTAATCCAGGTAATAAAGATTCATTGGTATTTTCCCATATTTTGGATGCATCAGATATTGTCATTGCAGTTAAAACCTGATAATATTCCACATCAGATGGAAATTTATAATTAGAAACCGTTGAACCGGTATTAAGGATATAAGAAACCGTGCCATTTGTTGTTTGAGAAATTGCATATTCAACATTGTATGTGGATGGTCCGGCGTTTAAAGTTATTCCACTTATACCCAAATTTCTATAATTAACATCTTGTGTTGTTGCCGGGTCAACAAAAGTAAATAATGTTCCTGTTTCAAAAGGAGTTTTAGATATTATTGTTATTGTATTATCAAAGTGATTTACAGAATTATCAGGCGAATTAAATGTTACACTTATTTTATTAACTCCGTCAAAATATTTTTTTCTTAGGTTAAATACATTAATTCTTTCTGCAAAAGGTAAATCTAAAGAGTAATTAAAAAACTTATTTGTATTACTTCCATAAACAAATTCTTGTGATTCCATTGTTTTATACACTGTTCTGTCAGTAATACCGTCAGTTCTTGTCCCAACTGCTTGAGAAAACGCAATTGTCGCTATTTCGATATCATCAGAATTATATGTACTAATTACGGTTTTTGTTGATATATTATCCAAATAATCAGCATTATTATCAAAATTTGTTAAAGTACCTCCTCCAGCGTTTAATCCAAACTCAGAGTTTGAATCAAATCCAGAACATTGACAAGTTTGACAATTAGGATAGGTTATACTAGTTAATTTAATTGGTGGAAAGTTTCTCTTTTTCGTAGCCCTCATTGCAGATTCAAATAGTCCAAGAGTTAATGCCCATTTTCCAGAATTTGCCAAGTCTTGCCAAGCGGCAGTTTCTAAACCAGCAGCTTCGGCGGTAAGAGCAGGATTAAGTATTGACGCAATAGCCATTGCCTTTGCCCTGATAAACTTAGAAAAAAAACCAAATAAATACCATCCAACTTGAAATGACATTAGAAGCGTAAATAATAGTTTGTATGGTACCAATATGTTATTCCATATCCAAGCAACAAAGTGAAGAACAATTAATATTGGAACTCCGATTAATTGAATTATTTGTAATAAAATAGACACAACAAAAAATATTGAATCGAAATTTCTCACTCCGTCGTTTACAGGAAATTTATTTACTGTGGACGAGCAATCATTATCATCAATTTCTTTTATCCCTATAAATCTCCCTCTAGTTAAACCATTTTTATATTCATCAATTAATCCCGAAACCGTATACACTTTATTAAAACCAAAAGAATAAAATGTGTCTTCACATTTAACTATCTCATCTATCTTAGCATTTTTATCTGATATGGTTGTTAGTCCATCAGTATAACCACTCCAATCTAATCCAAAATAATATGAACTAGCCAACTGTTTTCCCTGTAATGAAGTTGTTGGTAGATAATTAGGGTCTGAGTTTGAAGTCCATCCGAATTCCCTAACATTCGGAACAAGAAAATATGCTCTCCTTGTTTGTTGTGTTAAATCTTTAGGTTGTTGCCACTTTATCTTAAATCTATAATTTCCTTTTGATGGTATACCAACGCTAGAGTCAGGTGATATAACTCTTTCACCGAACTCATTTGTTATAATGTAATCCAAATTCATAGGTAATTCTACTAACCATGTACCATCTTCATCAATTACATTACCCGATTGTTCTAATTCATATTGCTCTAATATTGGATTACCCTCACTATCTTGATTAATTGTCTGTCTTATCGCTAGAATTTGTCCAGGTCCTGCAACTAAGTTACAAAGGTTTCCCATATTATCTCTTGGTTTGCAATTTTTTCTAAGTCTTAAATTTTCTGCAGTTGAAAACATTGACCCAATGAAAACAGCTGTTGGTTGTATATCAACATTCGCATCGTCTCTTAAATCAAAATCAACTCTGTTGATAGCAATTTGACATATATCTGGCTCTCCCCACAATGGAGATACTTCAACAGTTTTTGTTATACTGATAATTTGAGGAAGTGATTCTAAATCTTGTGAGCTTTTGAATTTATTACCCGCAACTTGTGATTCTGTAGCTAAACCCATCCTTATCAAATCTTGTGGTGTAAGTGAGAACTCACCTATATCTGAAAGGTCTACATCCATAACAAGAGTTTGAAACCCTGTAGGTACTCCCATTATCATATAGTCACCACTATCATTTGTTTTGACAGTAAATTTATAATACTTGTCAACAAGTTCTATTACCGTTGAATCTGTTAACGCATCTAATCTTGTTGGGAAAGTTCCTGTCGCCGCATGTTTAGAATATGATTTCTCATATGGTAACAAGTTATATCTATATCCGTCCTCATTCTTATCTGTAGGTACCGTATACGGATATACACTTGTAATTAATGGATTATCTAAATCTTCATTCTGAATTGGTATAAAAACTGAAACTTTTGCGTTAGGTACTCCAAATCCATTGTTTGCAGTTACCCTACCAACAATAACGCCATATTCTGCACATGAACGAGTATATATGTCTGCCTGTAGAATTTTTAAAGATAAAATCTCCAAAAATTCATATTCTTGGTCAAGAGGTACGTTTAATGTTTGATTAATTCCAAGCTTACTTCTAATTCTCAGGCTTTGACCCATGTAATCTTTAATCTATAAATAGTTTAGGGTAAATTTTTACCCACCCTAAAAGTTAAGACTTTAATGAAATAAATAAACGAATTAAGATAATGTAGTTGTTTGATAGTTCTTTACACTAACTTTAATGTCTTTTGTTGGAAATCTTACTTGGTAAATTTGATTTGGTTCTGCAAATAAAGTATCATCTACAGGTTGTATTTTTCTTGTTTCTTCGTCGGCATATAACATAGATGTTTGTGCTGATGAGTATTGCCCTCCGACCAAATTGAAAATATCTATAGATGTGACATTCAAAACACCTGTCTGATTTTGTATAATACTTCTCAACTCGGAGATATTAACATTTTGTCCTAGTTCTCTAAATTGCGGATTAAAATAATTTGAGATTCTACTTACAACATCTGTAATAATCTGACCTGAATTTTGTGCTGAAGTAAGTACAATAGAAACTTCAACACTTAAATCAATAACCTCAGCAGTTAATATTGAGATATAATCATTTAACATTCTATAGTTTGAAAGATATGTTGCAAGGTTTTGTTTTAAAGTATTGGAAACAACACTTGTTAATTTACCTTGGGTATCATATGATAATATTTGTACTTTAACCTTATTATCGTTTTCTGTGATTGCAACTTTAGCAGGTGCTCCAAATTGTGAAGGCATATTTCTAATAATCGCCTCATAATCATTAACAGTAACAGCTCTTTTTTGTGCTGAGAAATTAAAAGAAACAAAGTTTCTAACCTCCTCTATATTTGGTTGGTTTGCACCACCTATTGCTGCAGTTACGTTATTACATCTTAATGAATTTATAACTGATTGATTTGTAACTTCTGAAGGACCATTAACAAAAAATGAAACAGTACCGACTTGATTAATTACATTAGTACCTAAATTAGTTGCTAATCCACCTCCAACTCTATACTGAACAAACAATGTAGAGTTTGGAACTAAAGCAGAACCTAATGAAAAATTATTTAAATAATTTTGTATATTCAAAGGACCTCCTAAGTTAGTAAATAAATTAAGCTGGTCTTGAGCAGATGTTGTTCCTCCACCAAAAGTCATTTTTTTAAAACCTTCAGGAGTATATTCAGAAATGAATCTGTCACTAGTTTGAATATATCTACCAACCTTAATTCCTGGTTGGTCTGCAACTTTTGTTGGGTCTTCAATAAAAACCCTATCTTCGGCAAGCGCGTCAACTTCATACCACCTGTTAGCTAAACCAACAAATTCAGATGCCGGTGGTATATTTGTATAATCTGTACCATTCTTTAACAATACACTTGTTATGCCTAAAACATTTTTTTCAGGTAAGAACAATTCAAAAAATGGTCTAACATCATTTGGTGAAATAACTCTTTTGAATACTTTTGTTATACCATTAACAACAAGTTCTCTTTTAGTTATTGTATAATTTAGTAAGACCCCATTTGTATTAAAATTTGGTATCTTAAGTCTATTTGGAAACCCTTGAGCATTGTATGGTGAAGTAAAATCAATATCATATATGTTTTCAAAAACAATACCCGCACCGCTTACTTGTGAACCTCTAATTAATGTGCCCAAATATCTTTCATCTTCTTTGTCACCAAATGCAGGAACTGTTATAGAAAAATCTACCAAAGATACTGAAGGTCTTTGACCAGGGATTTTTAATCCATAAGTTCTAGCTATATTATATATTGATGACCTTTGTTGTGCATATTGTAATACTGTTTCTTGAATACTTCTATCAATATGGTAATGTAGGTTATCGGCAACAGCAGCATTTAAATCCAAAAACACAGAAAAAACAGAAGCGTCGTTGAAGTCTTGAATTAATTCGGGATAATAAGTTTTGACATAGTTAAGTAGTTCCGCTCTAATTCCTTGGTAATCCCTAACTGTATATGATATTTTATTGTTAGCCATATTGTATTAAATATTTATAATAACGAAATCACTTTGCGAAAAAGTCAAATCATTGATTGAATAATCAATTCTTACTTTTGCAGTATATTCGTATGTGTTTTTTCCTGGTACTCTATAGATGTCGTAAACTCTGACACTTCCAATTGTACCTGTAACAGTACCATCAAATTCTTCTTCAGGTGTTATTGGTTCAATAGATATATTGTTTACTATTAAATTAGGCATATACCTTGAAATAGAATCTCTGATATCAGATTCGATTGCATTGAATGTCAATCCGTCAAACGGTTCAAATATGTAATCGTAAAGTTTTGTTCCAAAGTCAGGTAAAAAATACCTTGTTCCTTTTCTTGTTAATAACAAATGAATTAAATCTGACCTTACTTCTTCTTGTTCAAATTCTGTAAGCGCTAGGTAATCTCCTCTTCTTGAGTCTTGAAATGGAAAAAATAAACCATATGTAGTACCATCTGCCATATTAAATAAATATACACAGACTATTTTTCAACTAAAGTAGTATTACCTTTTATTCCTTTCGGTTCATAAGGACAATGTCTACATCCATTATAAGAACCACAGCAATGTCCTCTCCTCACATGATAACTTTCTGTGAAGACGACTCTACCATTATCTATATAATAATCAGAAGGGAGAATCTCATTTTGATTCTCCCTCTTATTGTTTGTATTTTCCATAGGTTTTATACTAATACACAAGCTCCACCAGCACAAGCCAACTCACCACTCAAATCTGTTTCGTCTTCCAACTCTACAATTTTAGATAGGTCAACTTCATGCAATGTCTGCATCAATTCTTCATATCTTTCTTTTGTACAATCTTCGAACGGTGCTTGAATGTAAGTACCTCCGTCATATGGTAGAACTGAAAGTCCGTTATAGTGGTCTCTATTTTCCCACATCCACTCACCTACCGCAGGCCATTCGTGTTCACGAATAGAAACTGTTGCAGATACGTTGTGAGAGTTACTACCACTTCTGTGACCTGGTTTAATCCAATCGACATGAACTTTCTTAACTCTTTCGAGTAGTTGAATTGGTGATTCATTTCTCAAAATAGAACCTTCTGGTGCTTTTTGTGGAATACCAATTACCGCAGTATCGTGTGGTCTGAAGTATTCATCTTCAACCAACTCAGGATGATTTTCTTTTAAGTAAGTGTAAATTGCTTCATTCTTTCCAACTCTAACTCTTCTGACATAATAATCATTGTGCCAAGCATGGATTCCTGATGATGTACCGAGAGTCAATGAAGTTGTACCTGCTGGTTTAACAGTTGTACTTCTCGCCGCAGGATTTATGCCAAGTAATTCAGCAACTCTTTTGTTCTCTTCTTTAACAATTTTTGCGGCGGATTTCATATCCAATTTCAATACCGCACCTGAACCAATACCTGTCATGGATACACCAATCAAAGCGTCTTTCTCAGTTGTTCTTTGCCAAATAGGTCTTAGGTAATGGAAGTTTGTATAACCAGCCTGAAGTGTACCACAGAAAGCCGCGGCTCTAACTCTGTCTTCAAAATCTTCTTGTGATACCACATTTGACACATTCACCTCTGTTAAGTTACAGAATTGGAATGGTCTCAAGGCAATTTCACAACAAGGGTTTGTTCCCCAATCTTTATCATTAGTCAAGTAAATACCGGGTTCACCAGCTCCGCTTGCTTCAATTCTCTTCCAAAGGTCCATGAAGTAATCTTTTGTGATTTTGTGTCGGAGCAACACAGCTGAGTTATTTGCTCTACCTCTTTGTGGATTTGTTTCCCACCAAGCACCTGACTTACATCCAATCATTTCATCATCAGTTGCTGAGAACAATGAGATAAGTGCGGCTCTTCTGATACCGCCAGCCAATACCGCATCCGCAATATGACAAACCATATCATGAACTTCAATTGGTCTTAACTTTTCTCCATTTTCTTTGGAATCAAGAATACCTTCAAGTTTGATAAGACATTCTTTCAATGGTTGAGGTCCAGGTGCCTTTCCTCCTGAAGTTACCAATCTTGCACCTTTTGGCCTGATGTCACTGAAATCGAACTCGATATGCGAACCACCATAAAAATATGATTTTACCAAAATTTTTACAGCGTCTGCCCATCCTTCAATTGAGTCAGCAACCAACCATCTTCTACTTCTTTCTTTATTTGGTTTCATGATTTCAGGTAATGTTTCAACGTGATGTTTTTGTACAGAATAGCCAACACCTGTTCCACCTAATAACAAAAACATGATTTCAGAAAATACTCTCCAATCATCAATTGGTGCAAAAGCACAGTTATAGATTCTGTTCGGAGAAATTTCAATAGGTTTTCCTGCAAACTGCATTGACCTCATTGATGGGAGAACTTGCTTTTTGAATACATACATGTAGTTCTCTCTGATTTCCTTTTCTAAATTTGGATACTGCTTAATATGCATCTCCATGTTTCTTGTGACTAGTTCTTGCCACGTCTCTCTTCTGTTCAACTCAGGGATAAACTTCGCATACTTCATGTATACTGTAATATCACTGAGGATTCTGTTCGAAATGTCCATACTTTAATTTTTGTAATTTGTTTTTTTTATAAAAAATCGTTGATTTTAGTTATAAATATAAGGTCGCATGATATGCGACCCATAATTTTCATTAAAAATAATAAGTTTTTTTCACAAAAAGTAGATATTTAGTTTGTTTGTTTTTTTGCCTCTTCTTTTTGTTTTCTCTTCTCCAAGAGTTCCCTTACTCTATCTCTATTCTTTTCTTCTTTCTGTTCTTCAAAACCTAAGAATGTTACAGAACTTTCTGTATCTATTTCAAGAAGTTCATTGTTGAACTTACAATTCTCAAATACAACCCCATCTTTTCCCAACCTTGATTTGGTAATTGCAATTGTTGCCAAGTTCATCTCTTTTTGTTGAAGAGTTTTAGCTACTGTGATAATCACATGTCCCACTTGTGCCTTCTTGATAGAACCACCCATTTGGTCTGTGGTTACAACTTCAGATGAAATAGAACTTCTGTTCCCTTGGGTCGCTGTCCAACCCGCAATACTCAATTCGTGACACATTGCTTCAAACCCTCTCATTACTGAACCCTCAGCTTTCCACTCATCTTTAGATGATTGTTCAGGTAGAACACAATCAATGTAATCTAATAGAATCATATCTATTTTAATACCATCAGCTATCATCTTTCTAACCTGATTTTTAATCTGATTCATAGTCATTGTATCAGAAGCCAATTTTTTTAGAATTAACTTATTACTCATTGTCTCTTGAATCTCGGTTATTTTAGTAATAACCTCTTCTTTATGGTTAGCCAAATTATCAGGTTCAATTCCAGTCCATATCGTAAAGTGTTTTCTTTGTACGATTTTTGGATTGTCTTCAAAGAATATTTGAAGAACATTATACCCCATGTTAAAAGCAGTATTTGCAATCTTAGTTAAGATAGTAGTTTTACCCACACCTGTTGGTGCCAATATTACACCAATCTCACCCTTAGCCAACCCACCCTTAAGTAGGTTATCGATTCCGTGAATACCCATCGGTATTGGGTGTCTGTAGTCTTCGTCCAAAACTGTGTCAAGATTCTGAAACACATCTTCAGTTCCTGTCTCAATTTGCCCAACCTGTAAGGCATCTCTAATCAACCCTTCAACTTTATCATACGATTCAAAGTCTCCTTCGTTGATAATTTTCTGTGCCTTCTCCATTGCCTTCTGAAGTTCTTGTTGTTTACAAAACTTCAGACCTCTTTCCTGTACAAAAACTGAACCCTCAAGAGGAGCGTCCTTGATTTGTTTTAGTGTATCCAAAACAATTTTAGCCAAAAGCTCTTGTGAAATTTCAGCCTTTACGATTTGTTCGAGAGTATCGAAAGATGGTGATGATTCATATTTTTTGTGATACTCCTTAATCATCTGTATGATAGTCTTGAAGTACTTATTATCAAAATATGAACTCTCTAAAACATCTAAGATTGCTGCAGAAAAGGTCTTGTCGAGAACTATTTGATTTATCAGCTGTAGCTGAAAGGTGTTACCTAAATACTCAAAATTTTTCATCATAATTTTAGACCTCTCTATTAATTAAATACTTACTTACTGAAGTCGTATCCTAAAAATTTGAAATTTAATTTCTGTGCTGAAAAAATGTCAGTCAATCCCTTTAACAAATCTTTAAGATATGGTCTTACGTCCACGGTATAACGAACTTTTGGCGGGAACATTTTTCCATCGAAAATTCTATGACAAATTGTCTGTTCTCCGAGTTTGATATACATGTTAAAATTTTCTGGTCCTTCAGTGAAGGATGTTTCCATCACACTCGCATCGTGCATAATTGACTCCTTATTATCCAACATGTAGATAACAGTTTTCATTTTCATGTCATACTTCAATGTGTCAGCAACATCTCTCATAAACTCATACAAGTCAACAGAGTTTTTTGCCTTTGGGTTGAACCCTTTTACATTGAAGAATCTTTGAACCACGATGTTGTCGTTAAGTGTCAAAAGGAACTCTAGCTTCGTAATGTCTTGCTCTTTCATAATTTAATTTTTATTTGTGTTTCTTTTTTCTTTTCTTATTAGTTTCATGAATGGTCTCAGGAAATCTACCCAAGCTTCGTCGTTCTTTGGAAGAAACTTGAACATCCCGTCTTGTACCATCATTCTCATCAGATTTTTATACCCCCTATCTGTTGGGTCTATTGTGTCTTTATGAATTTGTTCCACCAACTCTTTACCCTCATCGGTAATTAGTGGGTTCGATAAATCCACAATTTTCTTGTTCATATTATAGAACTCTTCACCAAGTATACCACTTTTTGTCTTACCTGTCAAAATATTAGATAAACTTTTAATAGGTTTTGTTTGCGGGATATTTCGTGCATTATCCAATATTTCTTCGATAGTGCATGATTTTTCCTGCAATTCAGGAAAGTATTTAACCAAAGTCTTTTCTCCCAAACCTTCAATACCATCAATGTTATCTGATTTGTCTCCTGTAAAAACTTTACAGAGCAAAACATTCTCATGCGGTATTTCAACCTTATTGATTGTTATCTTATCTCCTTTCTTGAAATAACTTTTTGATACGGGTGAATAGATTGTTACCCTTTCATTGATTAGTTGTGTGAGGTCTTTATCTGCTGAGAAGATTATTATGTTCTCGTCTATAGCAATTTTACAGTAATATGCAATGAGGTCGTCCGCCTCGTTATCGTGCATTTCAACTTGTCTAACAAATACTTCTTCAATGTATTGTTTAACACGAGACTTTTGGGTTAAGTATGATTCGTACTTAAACTCATTCATACCTAACCTTCTGTTCTCTTTATATTGAGGGTATAATTTTTTTCTTGCGGATGAATTAGAATCTCCATCCCAAAATACAACCACCTTATCGTGATTGTGCTCCTCCAAGAATCGTCTCAAGGTGTTAATGAAGTGATACACCCCACCAACATGTGAACCGTCGTTAAAGAGGTCCTTAGCTCCGTGAAAACCTATTTTAAATAAGTTATCACCATCTACCAACAAAGTCTTTCCCACATTTAATTTTTATAGGGTTACGAATCTTCTTTTTCTTCTTTCAATGTAAAATCACCATCGGTTCCGATAATCTCTTTCCAATAGTCAGCATATTCTTTCTTATACGCTTCGATAGATGCTTTTTCTTCTGCTGCTTCTTTTCCTGCCAAAAATCCATGTGGTGTGACAATAATCTTCCCATCCTCATATCCAAGACCGTTGATGTGATTTTTCAACACTGATACTTTCGTTCTCGTTGCAAACTTAACACTTCTTTTGTCTTTTGTTGCAGTTATTTTATTTGTACCAGCACCTTTTTGATTACCAAACAAAAATACCAAAGATGAATTCAACCAAATTGATTCACCACCTTTAGCTTTAATCTTAGGTTGTCCGAATGGATTATCAGGAAGTTCAACCCAAGGTTGATTGATGATAATCAAAGTGTTCTCAAACTTTGAATCCGCCTTTCTTGAACCTGAAATTCTTTGGTTGATTCCCATACCAATCTTATCAGCGAGTGTGGAAGCATTGTGTTGTTTACCACCCTTACCCTCATAAGTCATTTTACAAGGTACAGAACCAACAGAATCCCAAATGAAACACAAACTATATTCAAGTTCGCCCTTCTCTTGCGCATCAATAAGTGAGTTGATATAATCAGTGATTTGTTCAATATAGTTGAAATTATTATTGAAGATAAAGAATCCGTCCCAATCCAATTCTCCAGTATCTTGGTCAACAGTTTCTTCACATTCAAAACCCATGAGTCTTGCATGTTCAAAAGACCATTTTTGTTCAGTGATAATGAACACAGGAAGAATACCTTTCTTCTGTGCATCTACCGCGGTTTTGATTGCCGCAGTTGTTTTACCTGTATCTGAGTGACCCAAGAACATATTCAAGTGTCCAATCGCAGGGCCGGGTAGTCCAACAGCATCCAAGAAGTCTTCACCCAAATCAAAGAACCTTTGCGGTTTATATTTTGCGGAAGTCGAGAACTTCTTTTTAATGTCACTGAATTCGTTTTTCTTAATTGCCATTTTCTATTTTTTTAAGTCGTGGAAATTTATCTTGTTTTTCTTTAGAATAGAACTTGGTATTTTCTTCGTACAAAACACCTACCTCCTCTTCATGAAAAGTTATTAATCTTAAAGACTTTTCCCCTTGTTCTTCCAACTCAACCATCCCGAATAAAACGGTATCACCAACTTCTTTAGGTCTACCGGACCAATAGAACTTGTCTTTTAGGTTAGTCAATATTTCGTAAGATAATACTTTATTATCTCTTGATTGTAATTCAATTTCTTCTTTAAATGTCATATAATAAAATTAAGGGTGGGGTTAGTCCCCCACCCATTAAGTTAGAATGGTAAGTCTCCGTCTGGTTCGTCTTCAGCTTGTGGGTCAACATAAGATGACTTAGTTGATTTGCTGCCACCCATAGATGTTTCAGAAACGGTGCTATCACCATAAACATATCCACCTTTATCAGAATCCCATTTCGGGGTCTCACCTCTTGCAATTGCTTCGAGATACTCGACAGGTTTTTTGGAATAAACGTCGAGCCAAGTTAGTTCGTCGTTAATCCAAGCTTTAGCCTGGTCTTTTTCTTCATGTACAGGAGATGGGTCATCATACATGATGGTTGATACTGTTGTATATTCTTTACCCTTTGGCGTTTTGGATTTGCTGAGCTCGATGATGAGGTCTCTACCTTTTTCAGGGTCGGTGATATCACCCTTGTTTCTCCAAATTGGAATTACCTTATCCAAGATACCGTCGTTCTTATAGTTGTGTTTGAATCTCCAAAACTTTGGTCCGTCTTGTTCGTTATCACGGTCAATAACCTTAACGATATAAAACTTACGAGATTTGTACTGTTTTGCAAGTTCTTTGTCTGACTCTTTTCCTGTGGACATAAGTTCTTCATAAACTTCGTTCAAAGGTGAACGTTCGTTGTCATTCTTTCCTGGGTCATAGAATTTTTGCCATTGACCACCTACTTGGATTTCATGATACCAAGCTTCTTTGAATGGTGAGGAGCCGTCTTGAGTTGGGAGAATCCTAACTCTTCTTTGTCCCGTTTTTTCTTTATCACCCAAGATAAGGGCGAAATACTTTTTCATTCTTTCGTCTTGCGACATTCTGTTTTGGGCCCCGCCCGATGTTTGATTTTTTTCGTACTGTGCCAATACGGCGTCTAATGTGTTCATGTTTATAAAATTTATAGTTTAAATATAGTTGAAAGTTCGACTTCAGTCAAATTATAAAGGTCTCCTGAGAGACCTTTATTTTAATAATTTTCTTCTTCATCATTAGGATTTAAATGAAAACTATCTTTTATATCCCTGTCATTGATGTCAGTTACATCATCACTTGTTAAAACATAGTCATGTTTTCCTGTTTTTTCCATCTCCTCTTTTTTATCATCAAAGAAATCTGTTAGCTTCTGATTAAAAGGATATGAATCATATGTTCTTAGTTCTAATTTTTCTTGTGGTGTTTTTTCTCTGTATTTTTCTATCTTAGCTTCCAATGAATTCAATTTATTTAAAATTGCATCCATTTCACCTAATTTAGATTCTAAACTTGAAACTTGTGAAAACAAGTTATTGAAATACTCTTCTTGCTTAGTTTCAATGTTTTCTTGTGATTTTACTAAGTCTGTAATTTCCAATTCTTCTGTTCCACTATCTGAACCAGCTTCTTCGGACTCCCCTGAATCATCTATTTTTTCTACTTCACTATCAGCCTCCACATCTATGATTTGAGGTGGGGTGTCTCCAACAGGTGCTGGTTCTGTACCAGGAGCTGGTGGTGGAGGAACGGCAGCTTCTTCACCAGGAACCGGTGGAGGTGGAGGAGCGTCTTGCTCATTCAAATAATTGTTAATAAAATGATACCTTTGTATCTCACTTATAATTTTTTTATCTATTGCCATTTTTATCCGTTTAATAGTTGTTTTATTCCTCTTGAAGTTTCTACTTTAACTTTTCTGTTTGTATAGACTTGGTGTCCGGCTCTTTCAATAAGACCATCTTTTTCCCTTACAACATAACAATCACCAGTATCTAAATCACACACTTCTCTTGTTCCATCACCGTTATCTTGTTCGCTATATCTTACTTTTTTTCCTAAGTAAGCGTTCAAAGTATTTGTTAAATCCATAAAATAGTTTTTATATAAATATATCGTTACTGTAGATATTATTACTGAGTAGACCTAAATACAAAATCTTCTTTACTTTCTACTTCACCGTATTGAGTTTTAACTTTAATTTTACCTGTTACTTTTTGTCTCGGTACAAACTGAACAACGGTATCTGTATTTGTTTTTGAGTTAACTGTACCTGTAATTCCACTTAAGAATACCTGAGTGCTACCGTAAAGTGAAGTTCCTGTTATTGTAATTAGTGGTGCAGTATCCCCCGTGAACGCTGATTTAGGATAAAAGTCAATAATTGTAGGTGGTGGACATTTTGCATTTTTAGCCAGTTCCGCAGTTACAGTTGTTCCACTTATTAATTCTTTTATGTCTGTAACATCAACACCAAATTTTCTAAGACTCTCAACCCCTTCAGTTAATCTTACTAATGTGTTTTGATAATTCGTACTAGTTAATTTTGTACTTTCAAAGGCTGATTTAGAAACGTAACCAACCCTTGGATAATCACAATTATAATATTTCCATAAACCTTCTTTAGTTATTAACTTTTGGTTAGGTTTTAATCTAGCATATAAGAAAGATACGAAATCATTCAAGGTATCAAAGTTTGCAACAGGCAATTGTTCCTTGTCACTAACTTTAACACAACTATATGTTTTGTTGAAATACTGAATTCCTCCACTAGGTGTTTTATATGTTGGTGAAAAATTATTTTTAAGATTAATTGGTGTTGAATAGTTATTAGAGTAACCATTGAATACATTATCTTTATAATTTGTTACGTAACATATTGAGTACATCACTTTAAGCATTTGATTGTCAATCGTAGCTACAGGACTATTTTGCTTAAGAACCTTAACAATCTCATTATACATGGTTTGTGGGTTTTCAGTTGTTGCAGTTACTTTAACACTCTCAAATCCTTCATTGAGATACGATGTAATTGCGGCACATGAATTTTCCGTGGAAGCCGAATTGTTAGCATTACTTTGTGTATTAGCAGCTTTTTGTGCGTCAGTTATTGCTATATTATCTACCTGCTCTTTTCTATTCTTAACAATAGCCTCCAACTTGGTAAGTAGATTTCTATTAATACTCTGTAGATATTTGTCGATTTGTGGTAGGTCAAATATACCTTGTCTTGTTCCTGTAAATTGAGTTTGGAAATTTCCTGGTGATATCGAATGTACTACATCTTGTATCAGATATGGACCATTAAACATAGGCACATGTCTAAGGTTGAAATACATTGTTGGTTGTATCATTGCATTTCCTAAAGCAGTAACAGTACATGGATAACTCCTTTGTTTATACATATTATATAATCCTACATTCTGTGTTGCAACATTTACACCTGCCGCTTGTGTAGACATATTATATTGTGCATTCAAAGATTCTGCAGTTGCTTTACCATTTTCTTGACCTACTGTAAATGAATAAAATATATTTTGATTTCTTATGCCAATATCCACAGCAAAACCAACACATCTGTTTGATATTGCCCAATCTTGTTTATTTTCCAAATTTTCTAATAGAGGGACTTCAGAAGTTCTCCTCATATCAAAACCATCATTCCTGAATCCATAATATTTGTTATCGGGTAAATCTAAGTATTGAGAGGGTTTACCTGTGAAAAAACAAACCATTTTAGGTCCCGATGTCTTATAATCCACACTTAAGAAAGTACCCCATAAATTATTTGCAAATTCTAATGTTCCTTCGGGTTTTCTCAATTGAACACCGTCTACATCTTGCACATTATAAAAATTCACATAAGCTGGAAGGTTCATAACGACAAAATTACTATTTATTAAAAGCCCCGACAAGAATGTATATACACTCATGGTTAAACTACTTTCGGCAGCTTTTTTATTCAACATTTTCTTTAATTCAAAAACATCAATGAGTAATGTATTTCCAATATTTCTTGAAGCTCTGTCTAGAAACAATATGTCTTCAAAATAAGTTTTATTTGTAAAATCACCACCAGCAATCCATTTATCATTTAACGCTTTGAATTTTTCATAAGTTTCTACCTTACCTTGTTCTCCATCAAAAGCACTTTGATTTGTAGTTTGTATAACTTGGCTTTGATTTGGTAGGTTTGTTCTAACTTTATCCATAACACCATTCAAAATCTTATCTTGTAACGCCTTTGCAACTGCCTCGTTTTGTCCCAAAAGAGTAGTGAACTGTGACCTAGTTATTGTTGGATTTATTAATTTTTGTGTGGCATATATTTTTATTATTGGTGCTAATATGGTAATGTTATCAACGGTAAATTTGATATTATTGTCAATGAAAAAGTCAGTAATATAAGAACCACTATCTTTATATCTTAATTGTTCTATTGTAGAAAAACCAACTTGCAACTCTAATTCTCTCCAAGCCTTAGAATATTTTTGTTTTGATTGTGTAAGTGTTATCCCACCAGAAGAAGATGGTAAACTATCAATTTCATATGGTTCAAATTGTATTGGGTCAACTACCACAGGAAAAGGAGTGGTGTACGACGCAAATGAATTAAATATTCTTTCATTATAATTTGACGGATTTCCAAATCTAAATAAAACATCATATTCTAAAAAGGATGCAATTTGATTTTGTATCACATCCGCTTGATTGTTTATATTATTTAAGAAAACATCTTGAAGTGACTGAGTACCCTGTGCCGGTACTTTCATCATGTTTCTCATAAAATATTGGAAATTCCTGAAAACATCGTCTTTATTTGACCTTACGCCGTTATATGAAACAACTGTCTTTGGTCCTAATTCTATATCAGTTAAGGGTTTACAAAAATACAAAAACTCTTCCTCAAACAAGTCTAATATTCTTTTATTGAAAACAGAAAATATATCATCTATTTTGCTATATTGACCGTCGCCTAAGAATCTAAATGGAGACAATTCGTTAATATCTTGTCTGATTTGATTCATGTATTCATCAGGTTCAGGTTTTCTTGCCAATGTTGAATCAAAATATCCGTAGTTTGGTGATTTCCAAAAAAGTCTACAAGAACCATTAAACACTGAAGGGTTTCCGTTAAACGCCTTTCCTTCTGCCATTTCTGAGTTATAAACCAAAGCGGTTTTAGTTTCATTAATTGTTGAACCGAAAGATGGGATTATTAATAAATTAGATGTTGTAGTTGTTGTAGTTGGTTTACAATCTTCAATATTTACAGTGATATCCGTAACAGGTACCATAACTGACCATGTGGTAAGATTGAAAGTGTTATTACCTCCTTTAACATTACTAATATTAGAATTAGTTATATTGAAAATTTTTAATCCTTTCTTTTCTACGGCCGATTGTAACTCCTCATTTGTGTATCCACTAAATAAATTAAACCCATTATAGAAATAATTAAAATCGTTAATTAGTTTTGGATAAAATCCAACGTTTGTTGTACTGACATTGTTAACAGTATTTGCTAATTGTATTTCTTGTATTTTTCCTGAAGAATCAATATATGAATATATTTTAGATGGGTTGTTTGTTATCGGGTCATAACTATTGATATAATTAAAATCACCCCAAACACCGCCCAATATATCTACATTTTCTTGTTTATATGTTTTATATCTGTGCCAAATTGAGCCCATCTTTAGTATCCATGCGTAAGGAAGTTTGTGAATTGCACCAAATTTTTTAAGTGATGCAAACATATAATCGTTTTCAAGATAAGAACCATTATCACCTTTAGTTTTCAACAATTCTCTTAGCGAAATTAAAGGTAATGAGTTCAAGAAAAGATATGCCGCAGATTTATAAGGATACTTACTATCTTTTTTATTGTTATCAACACCTTCACTAATTGCATTTATAAAAAACGGTGTATTAAAAATAGATGTTGTTGTTAGTTCGGGTATCTGAGGTACATTCAGGTTGTTAACCGCAGGGACTATTGTTCTCATATAACCCTCTGTTGGTATAAGTTGTGAGGCACTTCTTTTATAATCAAAAGCGGTTGGGTCAACTAATGTTGATATTGGTAAAGTATAATTGAAATTTGTAACTGGTCTTGCGGATTTATAATCCGTCATACCCGTAAAATTAGATATTACATTTCTTGGTTTGTAAACCTTTAATGTTTTGTTTGTATTAAAAACCAGTCCTCCTTGGTTTTTATCAATTTGTACCATGTTTTTAGAAACCCAAGAATTATCTGTAAATGGATATGTATCCATTACCGTCGTTGTATTAGGAGCTTTATCCAAAACTTCTTGGATTTGAGTTGCAACTTTAGCTAAATTATTTTGCGGTATCGCCCCTTCATTTTCTAAATTTAGAATTGAAAATGATTTATCCGTCAATGTTCTAAGATAAGGTGTGACAAAGAAATCTCTAATAAAGTCTTGGTAACTTCTTCCTGTTCCGTTGTTAGAAAATTCTCTAAGTCTTTCTACATAATTTGTAGAATTGAATACATAATTTTTTAAGTTGCTGGTTAGTGTTGGGTTATTGATACTTAAGCTACTTACAATATTTTGACTCTCATAATCTTTTATCGAATCTAATAACGCAGTTAAATATGGATTATCATCTTTAATTCTACTAAGTCCCGAATAATGAGCAGTAACAAATTGTCTTTCATATATTTCATAGAAGAATTTAATTTCTTCTTTATTTCTATATGCTAAATTGTTTTGCGGAAATTCAATAGCGTTAATATTAATTAAGTTAGTTATACTTGAGCTATTTGATGGTGGTTGCGATATTGGAGGGTCAAATTTTTGAGTCAGTCCTTTTAAATATTCTTCAACAAACTCAACCTCAGGCCACACATCATATCTATTTCCTGCAGTTAGTGAAACAACAGACGGGTCCGCCAAATATCTGAGTTGGAATCTACCTTTTTTATCATCAGGTGTTTCAACAAAGAATTGTGGCCACGGGTACACCGGTATTTGTGATTGTGTGGTTTGCTCTGACGGAATTTTTTGTGCAAGGTTTTTTGCATCTGAAGCAGGCGCCGAAGAAGTATTTTGTAGAATAACCCTCCTTCTTACATCATCATTTCTTTTATTCCAAGCCTTCGTATGTACCTCGTCCATTAGTCTAATGAAACCTTCAGCTGAAGCCATTATTATTGCACTAACATTTCTTACCGTTGGTAGAAATCCAATACCTAACCTGTCGTCTTCGAGTTTTTTTGCTAAATCTTCAGTAATTAAAGTCTCATACTCACCTAATTTTCTATTAGCCTCGGCCTCCATCGTTTGTATTTTATTTGTAAACTCACTAAACTGAAAAATGGGTTCTAATAAAAAATCTAATTTGCTCACTGATTGTACACTTACAGAATTTGTCTGGTCAGTAACAAATGTAACTTTATATAATTGTGATATGATTTCTCTTGCCTTAATAAATGCTTCAGAATCGGGACTAGGTCTAACAATCCCTGTAATTGATTGTATAGTTTTTTGTTCGTTTATATTTGCCTGAAAGTTGAAATTATTTAAGATGATATCTGTAATTTGTATACTGTTTTCAACGGGTGACCTTCCTCCACTTCCTAATACACCTGACTCGTCAAGTTTTATTCTGTATGTGTTAAGAATATTTTTTAGTTCTGCCTGTGCCGTAGTTTTTTCTGCCGCTGTAAAGTCTTTGAACACATAATACATTTGGTCCTGATTTCCTATTAGTGGTTTTGGATTCATCCATTTATTAAACCAAGAATTTGAATCTTGGTAAACCTTCCCATAATATTCTTTCAATAATGCCTTGTATTTTCTACAATCAGTCAATGGTTGGACATTTGCCTTTGGATATGTTTCCAATACATTTGTTTCAAACAAATCTATCTTATACATAAACTGAGCCAATGTTAACTCAGGAAAATCAGCAGCCAATATACCTTTAGCCTTATATTCACTGTATACCTCAAGTATTTTTTCATATCCCCTTTCAGTTACAATTGACTCAACATTAACTTGAGTATCATTTGAATTTAAAATAGGTGTTGTTCCTGTTGATTGTGAATTTATCGAAGTATTAACTCTTGGATTAGAACCACTTGAGATATCATATCTTGTTGAATACATGTGTGGGGTTGCAAACAAGCTCCCCATCTCAATTTCATTCAAAATATTGAACTTATATCCTTGAAACTTTAATGACACTTGGTAGTTCCCACTAAAAGAGTTGAACCTTGCATTAAATTTTTCAAGATTAAGTTGGTATCTTACCGCTTGCCCATAATACCCTTTTATTGTTAAATAAAATGGTGGATATGGTAAATTGAAAAATGCAGCATATGGTGAATTATCTCCAAGTTGGAACAACGCCCTTCCTTGTACATCCTCCAATTCTACATCTACTGTCGGTATAAAAGATGTTCCTAATCTTACATTTATACTTGTAATACCCAATAACCCATTGTCTATCGTACCATCAACACCATTAGTTACAACGGATGTCTTAATGTAAGGTCGTTTGTTGTTTGGATTATTTTCTAGTGTTTCAGTTGTTTGATTTTGTCCCGTACCATTATTTGTATTCAAACCTGTTAACTCATCATAATATTGTGTAGAAAAATAATTATCCTTATTTGGTGCTAAAAAATTAATTTTTGCAATCGATACTGTTGTAGCAACATTTTGAGGACTACCCCCAACCGCCAATTTTGTTCTAGGTAACACCTCAGCCTCTAAGTTGACAAACATAACCAAATTTTCATGGTCAACCAGTCTTTCCTGAGTTTTACCTTGGCTGTCTATTGTTTTGTTTGGGTCAACAATAATAATATTGTTATAATCAAACTCGACCAATATGTTACCACTGTTGTCCGATAAAAAATTATCTGCCATAATAATAGAAATAGTTTTCTAATGCTCCTTTATAATCTTGTAAAGATGGTATGAGAGGAAATGGGATTGTCAATATAGCACCGTCATAAATATAATTTTCTAAACCACCATATTGTGGGTTTGCCTGTAATATCAACCATCCGAAATACGGTGTACCATAAAATTCTTGTGAGACTTTATCCAACCTACTTTTACCTACTTTATATATATAAGTCTTATCGCTCGTTTTATTGGGTACTGGAACATAGGGAACCACTGTCTGTTCTCCATTTATTAAGAAGGTCGAATATCTATTATAATAAGGAAATCCCATTAGTTTAGTTTCACTTTAGTTATGTTTATCGAACCTTCCACGTCGTTAAAAGTACTTTTAATTGTATTACTATTACTTGACTTTCCTAATGAATTAATAACATCTTTTCTTTTATTTTTCAGAGAGTCTTCATTAGCGTCTTGTTGATTACTATAGAAAAGAGTTTTGTCACTCTGTCCCTTTAAAGCAGTATAGTTAATATAATCTTTAAGTGTATTGGTTTCTAAATAATCAAGAAATTCTAAAGCCGCTTTGTTTTCTTTTTCAAAAATTGGTCTTACTTGACCAGTCCAATATTCATCAAACATTTCGCTTATATTAGTATTTCCATTTTCCATAAGTGATTTTGTATTCAATATATCATTAATTAAAAAACTTTTGAATGCACTATATTTGTTTATATCAACAACTTCATTACTCAATATTACATACTCTCTTTGGAAATTTGCACTAGCGAACTTCCCATTACCACTTACTTGTTTGAAAATGTTGTCTTTAACGAATTTTTCATTGTTCGGTCTGACTAATTGATTTCTATAGTTTTCTTTTCCAAAAGAAATTGTTTTTTCACACTCAATTGCAAATTGACCTAATGAAGTTCTAAGTGTAACCCCGTCTTTAGTAAGATTTGAAAATGAGTCCCCAGTTGTAAAATAAGTAACAGTATTATTATTTTTCTCTTGATAACCGTCAGTTCCTGAAACTTTAGTATTAAGACCCACGACTCTACCAAATGTTATTGCATTTAATTTAGCAATTTCCATAACATAGTTTTGTTGTAATAGTGTAAAATCTTGTATTGTTTTACTTAGAGCATTCAAATAAGTTGATTGTTTTTGACTTACATAATTTTTATAATTAGTCTTTAACGCCCTCATAGCTTTATTTGAAAATCCTTTTTTAGACATAAAATCTATAAATTCATCGTCATCTTGTTGTATATCTGATAACAAACCAGAAAAAACACTATCCATGTTAGATTGGTAATTTGCGGGTTTTCCAAAAATATACCCATATTCCGCATTACCTAAACCTAGTATCTGACCCTTTGTATAATTTCTTGTGAAGGTGAACATTTGTCTAACCCCTTCATTATATTGTGATAAAACTTCTTTATTTTTATTTAAAACATTTCTGAAATATTCTTGTGTTTTATCAGACAAAGTAGAGAAAAACTTGGTGTATGATATTTGTCCTGTAGTTCCTGATTCTGTTGTTGTAGTTGATAAAACTTCTCCGATGGTTCCTCCGTTCTTCTGACCGTCATTATTTTGAACCTCATTTGTTGTTGGTGGTGGTTGTGTTGGATTATATATTGAAGCAAACAGAGTATCTAAATCTTCTAAACTCTTATCAGTAACATCTGCCCTATCATCATAAACTTCAGTATTTGCATAGTAGTTGAATGAAAGAGCGTTTTGTAATCTGTCCACAGCGTCTTTTATTCCGCTACCTCCGACAAACTTGAAGCTCAATGTGATATTGGCAATCATGGGTTGTACACCAATACCTTCAGGGTTCAAATCCAATCCTTCATATGTTATTGCCAAATTGTCGGGTATTATTTTTGTATTATAAAAATCACCAACTCTCAAAACTAAAACAGGAGGTGCACCAAATGCGGTATTTACCGAATTGTTATATTGTAATGTTTCCTTCCCATTAACACTTTTAACAACTGGTATAGTTTCACCAGGCCTTAAACATTGATTTAAAAAAGTTAATCTTGAGTTTAGCCCTTCTGGGGTTGTTGAGTGGAATGCGGGATTGAAAAATTTTAATTTTTCTTTAAGGTTATCATAAACCATTGGTGTATACTCCTTAATACTTTCAAAGTAATCACACTCAGACAACAACAACCTTAAGACTTTTTTTGAAAGGTTCTTTGTTGGTAGACTTCTATTGGAATTTGTATTCTGTACAACATTAGTGGTTCCATTTTGAGAGGTAACTATTGGTTGGTTAGAATTTGCCGGATTTTGAGCAACAGGTGTTTTTTGTTGAACATTTATTGATGATATCACAATCCTTCTACACGCCATCGCGTTTACCGTATTCACATTAGTTGAGTCTGTTTTTTTTGTATCTTTTTCACCACAATTATAAGACTCTCCGTATCCCGAACTTGATTTTGTTCTTACTGAAGATTCTGAAGCTGCCGTAACATAAGTTATTCTGCTTTCGGAAATTTGACCCAAAGTTTTTTGGGCTCCTCCAGGTTTATAATTTTTAATATACGTTTTAATAGATTCTATCCTGTTTGAGTTAACTCTATTGTTATATTGTCTATTAGTTGAACTACTTGTGGTTCCTGCTAAATTAAATATGACCTTTTCTATATTACCACTATTAAATCCATTGTATATGTCAGTCAAATTTTTATTGAACTGTTCGTAATTCCACTGAACAACATTATTGAAAAATGTCGATACCTGTTGTGGTCCACTATTATATGGGTCTGTAACTGTTGGGGACTGGTCAATAATTACAGGTTTTCTTAAAATATATGTATCGTATAAAGATGAAAACGATGATGAACTATTATCAGGTTCTTCATTTTCAAAATAAAAACCTATACCTGTTAACGCTGTTTGAATATTATTTGTATTTAAATCAACATTACTTTTAACACTCATTTCTTGACCTGTTGGTGATTCATTACCAGTTGTCAAAGTATTCTTTACTGTTTGTACTTGTTCTTTACTTAATTTACCAGCATCAAGTTCTCTTTGGATATTATATAACTCATTGGGATTCGCCAACGGATATTTTTCCGCCAACTCATATAAGTCATATTTTAAACAACCCGCAAAGAAAGAATTAATCATATTATCAATTCTTGAATTGTTTGTTTCATTATTTAGAACTTTATTTACAATCAGATTTAGAACTGATGGATGGTCTACAACAATTTTCCAAGACAGTGAACCTGTTCTTCTTGTGTTTGAATAAGTATAGACTGGTTCGGGTCTTCCTATGAAAGAGGAATCTTTCCATGAAGCGGTATTAGTTTCTGAAAACTTTAGGTCGTAAGGTGGAAACCACATTACCCTACCACCATTAGGTCCTCTCTCACAAACAGGCAAATCTGATACAGTATATCCAGGTGTACTTGATGTTCTCCACGCCAAATTTTCCAAAGAAAACATATATTTCTTAGCATAATAAGTGTTCTCATTGTCACCGACTAAATTAGTCGAATTACCAGCACTATCTTTTTTATTTGGAAATATGTTTAGATTGTATGTATTATCCAACACTGAATATGATATTTTTCTACCTGAGGTCGTGATACCATCAACTTTTTGTAAATCATTGTATTGGAGGTATGGTACGTCTTTAGTAAAAACTCTACAGTATTCATAACCAACCTCTTGTCCTATTGCACCTGTGTATTTTATAACCTGTGAACCTTTAGTTATTTCTTTATATCCATCATGGAAAACTTTACTTACTTGGTCTATAGCATTTCCCACATGTTGTAGTCTTCTACCTCCAGATGGTTGACTATCAATCAATCTTTGTGTGTCATCAAGTATTGAACCGTCTCTAAATTCTGAATTTGTAGATTCAGTTGAGTTATATGAAGAGGGTTTAAAGTCTTCGTCTTGTTGTATAATTTCTCCACCAATACCGACTTTCTTACCCGCATTTCCTTTATATTTTGGTGAGACCCAAGTAAATCCACCTTCAACACCACCACCATTACCATATGATGGTCCGTTAGCACCTAATCTACTACTTCTTGAAGGTCCTTCGTATAGTTGAGCCAACTCGGTTGGTCCATATACAGGTGTACTAACTTCTCTAGCGAAACTATCCACAGGGACATCACCACCAGGAGAAAGTATTCTTGATGGGTCTGATGTTATTGAACCAATATAATAGTTACTAACAGTTGATGTTGTTCCTACTATTGCGCCACCGAGTCTATCTAATATAGTTCTTGTATAGTTTGGTTTGTATTTGTTATAGTCAAGGTTATCAAATAATCTTGATTTTTGTCCTCCACCTGTGTTATTCAAAAAAAGTTGTGAGCCTGTTTTGTTAAAACCAAGTACCCTTGAGAAGAACTTACCTGTTCCGCTCCTTTTGAAAGCATTTGTTAATTGTTGTATTGTTGTTGGTTGCCCTGAATTAATGCTAGTATCCCAATATGAACCAACAATAGGTGATACGGGTAATATACTACCAGCCAACCTTAAAGCAAAATCAGTTGCCGCTAATATAGGATTTGCAGGTACTGTAATTCTATAATCAGGCTGTATCAAAGGAACTCTACCTGTAACAATGTTCAATAGGTCGGTACCACTTCTAACATTGAATATGTTTGCTCGTGCAATTGTGTTTTGTCTAATCTCATTACCAATTCTAGTTTCAAATTCTTTTCTTAATACTGTGGCACCTAATCTAGCAATATACGAGTCAGCACTCAACAAACCATTACTACCCTGTGGGTCAGATGTTAGTAATATTGATACAGGACTATATGATGAAGGGTTAAATGTTGTTGGGTATGGTTGACCGTTTGGGGTTCTGCCTCCGTTTGGATAAACAATGTCTAAAGTTGAAAATGCTTCTGCTGAGTCGACAACTGTTGGTCCGTTAGCATAAGCGTTTAATGGTTTCCATTTTTTTGATTCAGAAAATCCTTGGTCTAAAATTTTAGCATCTTGTTGGCCTGGTCCATACTCGCCTTCATTAGATTTAGTATTAAGCAAAGCTCCTGGGTCAGGCACTTGTTTATAACCTCCCTCAGCACCATATTGGTTTTTAGTATAAAGTTCTTTCGCAAAGATTGGTGTGTCAATTAAATCGTCAGGGGAATCTTTAACCGCTAAATCAGATATATTTGTAGGGTAGTCTACAGGAGGCACAATTTTCCTAGGCGACTTGTTATAAGGGGTCAAATTTTTAACAAGAATTTTCTTTCTAAAAACCTCTGATGTGACTAGTAATGGACTTGCCATTTAATTATTTTATAATAAATAGCTAACTAACATTTTTTATTATGCCTCTTTAACTTGTAAAACCTTTAGTTTTTCCGATATGCTCTTAGTTAGTTGTTCTGTAATATTACTCTTACCAAGATTATATTCGAGCATTGCCATATCACTGTCTGAAAATCCTGGTCCTTTTTCAAAAATCACTTTAAGCGGTGAAATTTCTCCAAATTCAATTTTACTCGTTTTTGTTTCAGTATTAGATGTAGATGTGTTCAAATTGGATATTTGTTCCGTTATACTTCTGTTGGTTATGGTTGAAGCTGCAATATCGTTGGTGTTTTTGAGCTCCAATCCTTGATTTGCAAACGGTTTCAAATCATAGTTAGGGTTTTCGTTGATAGTTTCTAATAGTGGTCCAAAAGCAGCTGTTGACGCTGCGTTAACAACAAACTCACCATTACTTAATAAAGTAGGTATTGAATCTGAGGTTTGTGTCCCTTTACCATAGACATATCCACCTGAAGCCTTACCCTGAGCCTTATCCTTTAAAATTTCCAAAGCCTTTTTAATTCCTTCCGCAACTTCTTTCAAAGATTCTTTACTAAAAACTTTTATCTGCTCAATAAGAACTTTTAAATCTTCTTTCATCTTTTCTTTATCCTGAGTAAAAAAGTCCGTAATCATCTTCATGACAAGAGGTACATTTTTATCTACCTCATCTCTAATAGTTGTTGTTGTTGTTTTATCAATCCCTTTTTTTTCTTTAAATTCTTGTATTGCATTCAAAGCCGAAAGTCTGAGTTCCATTCCGTTTAGAGCTTTTGTAAGTTCTCTAGATGATGCAGCACCTGCAATATATTCATCCCTTGTCGCTTTCAATTCATTAACAACAGCACTCAAAGCATCTATTTGTAATTTTTGTATATCTTCTACTGTTTGGTCTTCTCTACCTTCCTTTTGCCTATCTATTAATTCTTGTAATTGTTCATTTGTTGCTTCTTGTAAAAGGATAGTCTTATCTTTTCCCGTTTTTTCATCTTTAACAGTTATTTCATATTCACCACCTTTACCCATCTTAGCAATATTAGCAATATATTGTTTGTCTTCTTCGTTTTCGAAATCGAAAGATGGTGATATTTGTGAGATTTTTTTATCTAAATCTGCAGCATTTAATGCCATCTTAGATAGTTCAGTACTACTTATTCCCGCTTCAGTACCTATTTGTCTTAACATTAACATACCCTGCGGATTTATTTTGAAAGCATTTGCCTTCTCATCAAAATAGGTAAATTGTTTTGTCATGTTGACAATACTATTTTGTAATCCTTCGGGGTCATTTAATGACTTATACATCAATTGGAATGGGTCAGTTAAATCTCCAGCAGCAACTCCAAGTCTTTGAAAGGCAGATGCCATTTTAATTGCGCCTTCGGGGTCCATAACTTTTTCAGCAAAACCCAAAGTACTACCCATATCAAACTTCAATAGCTGTGCTTGTGTTGCCATTCTAGTAAGACCTAATACACCATCCTGAAAATTATATTGGTTAATTTTTTCAACATACCCATTAACTTCCCTCATTATATCTCTAGCATTACCACCAACACTTTGTATATATTTTATCGATTCACCTACATGGTCACTTATTTGTGAAAACTGAATACCTACATTTTGGAATGTTTCAACAAGTCTTTTAGCGTCTGTTCCTGTTAATTGTTGTACAGAATATAATTTTGACACTTCCTCAGCACTTGCAACCACATTTCTTTTTGTCGCAGCTGCAACATCATCAATGACACCAACAGCATCTTTTGCAGTACCACCCAATCGCTCTACCATCGGAATACTATCACCAATTGCCGCACTAAATTCAGTTACTCTTTGTCTACCTTGGGTAAACCTAGAATTTATCTCGTCTGTACCGCCAATTACAGTTTTGAATATTTCCCCAACTCTTGCTCCTGTTGGTAATACTTCTCCGAGGGGTGCAAAAAGTTTTACTATATCATCAAAGATTCCTGGCATTAAAAATTATTTATATTATAAATAGAAGAAGGACTGAAAATTCAGTCCTTCTTATTGACTTCGTACCATTTATCTAACAAATATTTTCTCACAAAAAGAGGCATTTTTTCAAAATCAGACCAACTAACATGGAATAAAGTTGATAGATAATAGAACTCATCTATTTGCCCCTTTCTATACTCAGAAGAAAGGGCGAAAAAAGTCTACCCCAAAACCTACATTAACTTGTAGTTTTTCTCCTGATGGGGTTGTAACATATTTAGCCATATCCAATTTAGGTTCGTTTTCATTAATAAATTTTTGAATGAACTTTGAGTCCATAATTGGCATCTGTTCCACAAATTTAGCAATTTCTATTTTATCAGAAACACCATTTATTTCAACGATTTGTTTTTGTAATTTATTCGTGACTTTTGGATATACTCTACCTTGTGGGTATGATTCAGCCATTCTGTTAATTTCAATAATCTCACCATACGTTAAGGGTTTCAATTTAATAACACTTTCACTTTTTGGAAGTGTGGTTGTGAAAGTTCCATCAGGTGATGGCTCTTGCCCTTTAATTACAGATAGTGAATCTAACATTACAGATGCATTAAACTTTTTGGATGTTTTTGGGTCTGTTAATGTTAACTCCATTTCCGGACCGAAAGCGGTATTTCTCAAGAAGATTAATATTGCTTCAACATCACCTTCCAATAAATCATCAACCCTAATATCAGGTTCGTAAATTTTGTTTCTTAATAAATTTGTTGTAATATCCATGCCACCAGCCAAAAGTATATTTTCGTCAGAGGCAGTCAAATATCCGACCTTTAATGATTTTTTCTTGTTTTTATAAAAAACACCTTCTGATGGTAAAGGAACCACATCGTGTGGTAGTGTCAAATTTTGTTGACCATATATTCTTGATTGTTCATCCATATAAAAAAATTAACCCTAAAAGTTTATTACCTTTAGGGTTAAATATAATTAGTATTGATTTTTTATAAATAGTATTAGTAAACTAACACACATCTATCCATTCTAAGTGTTGCACTTATAGTTGAAAGTCCGTCTTGAGCGTAGTTTAATACACCAAAGTCTACTCCCGTTAAGAAAGTTCCGTATAGAATCCACTTTTCAACTACCACACCTGTCGGGTCCAACATTTCAATGTCGATGTCTTTTTTGTAACCCGCAGCATAACCCATACGACCTGTAACAGACTCAGCATGTAAACGAACCCACTCCATAAGAGCTTGAGCTGCAGAAGGTCCGATTGGGTCTCTGAATGTAACAGGAATTGCATCCCAGTTGAATCTGCCCGCAACGAATGTTGATGTATTTAAAAAAGGAATTTCAGTTTCTTTGATTTTAATACTAGGTCTCTTAGATGTCTCTACAAACCACTCATTTATACCTAGTGTACTAGGGAACCTTAAAATGAAACGATTTTGTCTTTTCGGTTCATAAGGTAGAGGCATTTTCATTAATAAATCAGCCATATAATAATTTTTTAATTTCTTTGTTTATATGTTATAAATATAATCAGTTTAAAAATTTTTCTATTTACTTTCGTTTTTCAAAAAATTATTATTAATTATACTTCTTTTTTAGTTCCAGTTGCAGTAGAATAAGTCTTTACCATTTTATCCGGTTTATCTTCAAAATGCTTTTTCATTACTTCTACATTTCTAGGGTCATCATCTGAAAACCCTATAGTTGGTTTAGATGGTATAAATTTATTTCCTATATCTTTTTTTATATACGCCTTCTTATTGAGAACTGCGGACATTCCTTTAATATAAGATACAAAATCATCCATTGCCATAACTTTTAATTCTTCAGGATTTTCAGCCCCACCTTGACCAAAAGTTACAGGGTGATATTTGTTCAACTCCAAATAACTTTTAATCAATTCATTGTCTGACATATCCTCTTCATCCACAAAAGTTCTATACTTTCTTAAGTTTTTTAATAATTCATCTTTGTCTATCCCGCCGAAACCACTAACGATATAATTATAAATCGCTTGTTTTAGTGTGTTAGGGTTGTGACCTCTAGCCGTGATTATCGCAAAAATTGACCCGTTGTTTATCGCTTCTCTAAAATCATCAAACGCAGGACCTAATTTAGCTTTCATTGAATCAATAATAAATTGTTTGTCTCCCGCAGTTTTGAAATTTCTGAACGCATTATCCGAAAAACCAACAATTTTTTCACCGTTGTATTGAACAGGTTTTTTTCCAATATCATGTCTGTACTTTGCAAAATCGTCCGTACTCATACCAATCTCATCACCATTTTCAGTTTTCAACATAATCTTTGTCGGCATGTGAACAATATTATCATCCCAATCAAAGGCATAATATTTCATTATTGGTGTTGCCTCATCCTTAAAACCTTCTTTAATAATGTAAACCATATGATATAAATATTAAAACTTATAAATAATCAATTTTTTTGACATTCAAATCCAAATAATAGTTAATCCATTTCTTAAATGGTTCAACCCAAAAATCTCCAAAAATACCGTCAAATGTATCTTTTATGTTTGATTCTATTCTTAACAATGGACAGTTTCTCCTTATATCTACCGCATTTTCATCAAAATAATCACACTCATAATACCATAAAATCTGTTCACCATCCAAAGGGTCTTCCCCTAAATAAAATGCAGTTCTATTTGTATCATCGTATTCTTCACCATCTTCTGTTTCCTCAACAGGATGATAGTATTTTAACTCATCAAGATTTATATATTGATTAAAAACTTTTTCCAGAGCTCCCTCCAATCTTGATTCAGAAATAATATATCTCATGATTTATAAATATTAAATAAAATAAAAACCCCTCACTATGGAGGGGTTTTACTATAATCTAAATTGTTATTAGATATTTTCAAACGAAGCACCTGTTGGTGTAATCAAGAACTCAATCTCAATGAATTCAAGTGCTTTCGTTGGTTTTAGATAAATTCTACCTGTTAGTGTGTTTCTATCCAAATCTTCAGGTGAAGAAGAAACCGTTACTCTGAAGTCATAAAGACCTCTGTCTCTTCTGATTGAATCAAGGATTGGGTTAACACTATCCAAGAACTGTTGTCTAACGATTTGGTCGTTTTGTTCGAACAACAATCTAACTGCTACCGCTGAAATCAACTTACGAGCCTGAAGTAGTAATCTTCTAACATTCAATCTGTTAAGTGCTGAGTCAGCAACTTGTAGAGTTTTGTTACCCCAAATTACAGTTCCTACATCAGAGAAAGTTGCGATTGGGTTGATTCTACCTTGATAAAGAATATCTCTACCTTCTTGAGTTAGTTTAACTCTTGCCTTAACAGAGTTTACAAGACCTCTTGTGTAACCCGCCGATGCGAACCAAGGGAATGCGATGTTATCTGTAAGAGCCAAGTTTCTACAAACCTCACCTGTTGGTGGAAGATATAATTGTGTATTGTTAACAGTATCCCTAACCAAAATCCATGGATAGTAAGTAGCTGTATAGTTTGAATCAAGACCTGTGTTATCTAAGTTATCTACCGCCTCTTGAGGTTGAATAATCAATTCAGGGTCAGTTGAATCTGGCTGATACATTGGGTAGTCAGGAGTTGTTGCGATGTACACAGAGTCCGCTCTTGAGAACTGTACCATGTTAACCGCCTGTTCCACAAGTTTACCATTGTTTACATAATCAATACTTGATGTTGCAAAAACATTGATGTTTGTAGATTCAGGGTTTGAGAAAGATAGAATACCTAATAGGTAAGCGTAGTAGTCAGTGTTTGCAAAGTCTTGAGTATTTTTGGCTACCACAATTCTCTTAAACATACCTTGACCAGTTGCTGTTGGGTATCTTGTTGATGGTGCAGCACCTGCTAAGTAACCTGCCGCTCCAAGTCTAAATCTATCTTGGTTTGTCCTATATTCTCTATAGATATCCCATCCGTCAAATCCACCCGCAAAACATACTGTGTATTTTCTTGAGTAGATATAATAGTATGGATTTTCTTGAGTATCAGGTTCTGCTCTGAACTCCGCACTTCCGCATTGGAATGCTGCAGTTCCGCTAGTCACGTATTCTGAACCTATTGATACAACAGTTGCTCCTGAGTCCATATGGAAACCTTGAGTAAGATAATTCCAAGGTACAGAATCATATGCTACTCCCCATGTTGCAGCTGAAGGGTTTTGTTTACCTTTATATTGTAAGAAAGATTCATCAACACCTACTACAGTTGAAAATCCTAAATAAGTTCTTCTTACATTATCACCAGGAGAATCGTTAACACTAGCTCCGTAAGCGGTAATACCGAAAGGAGGGTTAAACACTGGTTCACCAGGATAATCGTATTTTGTTTTATACACTGGTACAGGTGATAAGTTAGATGTTGTATCATAAATTCTTTGGTCATATCCATAGAATCCACAAGGTAAAGCATCTATAGGAGCTTCTTTGGACATTTCAACCATGATATATTTTGAAACCAATGGGTATTCTCCATCAAAAGAACCTATTTTCTTACCTACGAAACTATTAGATGCTGGGTCCATAGTACAATTTGTATATTTCTCGATAACCACAGGGTTTTGGTCTGTGTCAAAGAAACTTCTTACTAATACATCAAAAGATAAGTTAGCAAAAGAAATATTTGCTATTGATACCTTTATTTCAGTGTTTGCAGAAGTACCATCAGATATAGAAATAAATCTGAATAATTTGTAAACTTTATTACCTCTCAATTCTGAAACAATAAAAGGTGAAGTAGGGGTCGTATATTTTTCAAGATTCCAAGCTATTGAATCTGCGTTATATGTACTAGCTGCAGGTAATGCAATTAAATCACAACTTAAACCACGGATATAACCTTTGTCGTAAAGGTAATCTAAAGCTACAGGATAAATCTCCTCAACGAAAACTGGAACTTCATTTCTTGATTTACCGAAGTTATCATATCCTAAAACTTTTGGTAAGAACTTACTACTAACACTTGACAATGATGTTTCAAATGAGAAATCGTCACCATCTTTTGTCACACCTGAAAGTAAGAATGTTGAATATGGATTGCTTGATACTCCCGAATAAGAACCAGTACAAACCATTTCCAAATCTGTTGTTCCTGAAACTTCATACTGTGGTCCATGATTATTACTATCATATAGTGAAATACCTCTAGAACGTAATGTAGCGATAACTAAATTATTATATTGTGAGTAAGCACTTCCTGAATATGTATATACATTACCTGATAGGGTACCTGAATATGTTGATGAAGCACCTGTTGTAAAACTTGTCACTATATAGTCAAATGAGAAACCTGAATAATCATTTCCACTATAGTTAGAGAAATTAGAATATAACCAAGAGTAATTGTCACTACTAGACAAATCATTATTATCTAAGTTTAGTGAATCAACACCAAATACATTTGTTAATGTTGAACGAAAAGATGTTAGACTTACATAATCTGCACTTGGTATAGAACCGTACACTATTGCGGTTGTTCCTGTTGTACTAGGTGTTGTTGCAAAAGCATCGAGTGTATTACTAAAGTCTTGATTGAATGATGAAGTACTTCCATCACTTAATCTATACTGAGTATTCAACAAGTTATTAATTTCATCAGGGAGAGAACCTATTAGAGTTACCGTATCTGCAGAAGCAACACCAGAAAAGTTGATTGTCCACGGAGTTCCTACAGCTGGGTCAAGCCCGATTGTTCCAGGGTCAACATTAGCCGTGACTTTTAAAGTCCAAGAAGGACCCGCGTCGTATCCTGATAAACCTAAAACTCTTGTTACGAAAAGTTGGTTAGATTGTTGTAAATATGATTTAGCTATATATGAAGCTTCATATTTTGGTATTTGTGTATTCACAAATTTTGTTGGTTCTGAGCCTCCGAAGAACGCTTGGAACTCGTCGTAATTTGTTATGAAAATAGGTTCGAATGCTGGACCCTTAAGAGTCTCACCAACCAAACCAAGTGTAGTTACACCCACACTCTGAGCCACAAAAGACAAATCTGTTTCTGAGGTATAGACACCTGGAGAAACAAACACTTTCTGATTAGTTTGTACTGTTGCCATTATTATTGGTTTCTAAAAAAGATTTATTTTTATTCATAAATATTAGATAACGAATGAAAAAACTTTACTTTTTATAATCTATTTGTATTTAGTATGAATATATTCTGCCTTTTTTATCTTTTATGGGTAAACTATACGACAACAAAATAAAAAACATTAAAATATCTGAGGATGTACACAAAGTACTGAAAAAATATTGTGACAAGAAAGGTATAAAAATTTATAAATTTCTTGAACAATTAATTCTTGAAAAGTGTAAAGAGAAGAAAGATATCTACGGAGAAAATTAAAGTAACTTGTTTGTAAATAAAATTTTTGACTCCAAAGAGTTGTCTGTTTTTACAACCTCAACCCTAAGTACATCGTTCGTGTTAATTAATATTTCATTAACATCGGTACCATAATATTGGTTGTTAATATAAACATCATAACTTGATACGTTTGTAGTTGAGTCTACAGTCATGTTTACCATATAGTCCATTATATCACTTAACATAGTATTACCGGTAACAAACAAAAATTCTTGGGTAAACAAATCAGGGTTTTTTGGATATAGTTCATTCTTTTTTCCGACAGGGGTGTACCCCTCTATTTCCATAACTTGTAAAATTCTGGATATTGCCGGTTTAACTTCGAACTCATCTTCATCAATAAGATAACCAAGCATAGTGAAATCATAATTTTGAACATAATATTTTCTCTTATCCAAATCTGATATACTTTCATCACTTACTGAATTCATTATAATTGGAACATATTGACCTTTGATAAAAGTATATGCTTGCCTTGAAGAAAATTTCTGAAGAACAGTTTTATTAAACCCATTTAATTCCCTCATTCTGTTACAAACAATTCTCACATTATATGTGATATCAACAGGAACTGGTTGTGGTATTTTATAAATGTCCATGCCTTCTTGATTACCGTTCCATGTTGGTACGGAGGCATAGTAAAATTCTTTTCTATTTGGGATAGTCCATTGTAGTGATGGGTTTGTACCATATTTAACTTCAGGTTGTCTAACAACTGTAATGAATGGAACACTGACATTGAAATCTTGGTCAACAAAACTCCACGTTTCTGCAAATTGTGACCAGTTTTGAGTTGTTATGATTGTATCAATCATTGGAACAATCTTTCCTGAGGTAACCAACTTCAAATCATTCTTAACAAAATCTAACATGCCTCTATCTAAATCTGCATGCAAAACAGATTGAGGTAAGTACGTACCGTCTTTGTTAATGTAATCCTTAAGTTGTTCCCTTCTTGCGTATAAAGTTTTGTTGGGAACTAAAGGGAGTGATTTTTTTATTTGTACAGGAAACGCCATGTTATTTTAATAAATAAATTTTATTATGACTATTAACCATATTTACCTCATCACCATGAAATATTGGTTCTTGTGTTGACTTAACAACAAAGCTATCATGTTTATATGGATTATATGATATAATCTCTCCTTCCATGTCTTGTGGAATATCAGGACATGGGAACTCACAAAAATCTTCTAATGTTCCAATAACAAACGCATGAACATTCTTAACTTTTTCTTTTCTTACTTTTTCTAACCCACCCTTTCTAACTCTGAATTCAACATCAGATAATTTCAAAAAATCGGCATGTAAAACAACTATTCCATTTTTTTGCACAGAAAAAGTATGTTTATGTAGATTGTAATATACCATAACTTTTTGTCCAATTATGTTTTTCCTCAAAACATCTTTTTGTGATTCTGATATTAGAATAATCATAAACCTCTGAATTCATTTTGACTTACTGGTGTGGCGACTATTGTTCTATAGAATGGTCTATATCCACCGTAAGTATGTTTATTATCTGAAACAACCCTTCCATCATCCGCAACACTGTAATATCTAACTCTAGTTTCAGTTTCGTAATATCCTACATAATCACCAAAAGCAATATCGACCTGTAAGTCATCCAAATACTTTTGATATATGGAAAACCTCATGTTACCCGGTTCATCCAATTCAACTTTACTTTGACCAACTCTTTGATTTGTTGGAGCTAAAATTTGAACATACCCTTTAAGTTCTACTGGAGGAAGGAACTGTATCCCATCGGAAACAGCCTCACCATAAACATCATCTGTTTTGGTTTTATATCTATCAACACGGTATAATACAACCGTGAAGTTCATATCACCCTCAAGCCATTCCTGACCCATATCAATGTCCAAAGCATAGTCTTCTCCTCCGAAGAATCTACCTAACCTTGTTATTGGAACTAATTTTTCTTGCATAGTATATTTGATAAATACTTAATTTCTTTATATATTTAACACAAAAACTATGAGAATATTTCCCCCCACAAAAATTTTTATATCTAAAAGTAAAATACATGGACTAGGTGTTTTTGCAAATACTTTTATAATTGAGGGTGAGATTATCGAGGAGTGTCCAATTCATGACCTAAAAATACCTAAGGGTCAAGTTAGTGATATTCTCATCGATTATAGATTTAACTGGCCACAAGGTACTGATTTTTGGGATAAACAAGTTATTGCTTGGGGTTGGGGTTCCTTGTATAATCATTCTAATACACCAAATGCCGGATGGAGGTCAAATTTAACAAATGAAACTTTTGAATTTTTTGCCCTCAAAAACATAAACCCATATGAAGAAATATTAACATATTATGGTGGTGATGGATATTGGCTCGATGGGAGAACTCATACTGAGGTTAAGTAATTATGGAACAAACGTTAGAGTCAAAGGCATTAGACATACTTGAATCTTACGAAGGTTCTAACAATTATATTATAGAACTAAAAAGAAAATCACAGATAAACCGAAAGTTTTATCCGACTAGAAGTCAATCCGAATACATTTTAAATAACCATAATAAGAACCCCAAAGTTGCAAAAAAATGGGTTGTTCTTGACGCTTACTTTGCACAGAAATTTGCTAATGATAAACTTCTAACAGTAGTTCCCGAAAAAATATGGATAGAAAAATTATTGGCCGAGAGTGATAAAGCTTATCATGTTTGGGGAAAATTTTTTCAAGATGGAGAACTAAGTGATTTTTGGGTTCCGAAAGCATCTTTGATTAAAGATAACACCGTTAAAAATGTTGTTATTGATTATTCAAAGTATAAGAACAGACCTCCAATGGAACATCAAAAAGAGTCTATTCAAAAGTTGGTTGAGAATAAAAAATTTATTCTCGCTGACGATATGGGCCTTGGTAAAACTACAAGTACCATTATTGCTGCTTTGGAAACGAAGGCAAAAAAAATACTAATCATTTGTCCTGCAACTCTGAAAATAAACTGGAAAAGGGAGATAGAAAACTACACTGACAGACCTGTCTATATTGCGGAGAGTAAAAATTTTAGTACTGAACATGATTTTGTAATTATCAATTATGATATCATCAAAAACTTTCACGATACAAAAAAGAAAACCGATTCTCAAATTTTGAAAGCGGATTTTGATTTGGTTATTGTTGACGAAGCTCATTACATAAAAAATGCTCAAGCCCAAAGAACAAAATTAATTAATGATATTGTTAAAGATATTGAAAGATTGTGGTTGTTGACAGGAACACCGATGACATCACGACCTATTGATTACTATAACCTTCTTAGTTTAGTTGATTCTCCTGTTGCAAAAAATTGGATGGCTTACGTAATACGATATTGTTCAGGATATCAATTTAAAGTAGGACCAAGAAAAGTTTGGAATGTGATGGGTTCATCAAACTTAGAGGAATTAAGAGACAGAACATCAGGTACAATACTAAGAAGATTGAAAGAAGATGTTTTGGATTTACCTGATAAAATCATTACTCCTGTTTACTTGAGATTAAAATCTAAAGCTTACGAAGAATTAATGGGGGAATATTTTGAATGGTATAGAAGCAACCCTGAAGAATCAAAATCTTTAACTGTTCAATTTACAAAACTGACTAAAGTTAGACAAGTAATTGCAAATGAAAAAATACAACAGACTATAGAGTTATCGGAAAATATTATTGAACAAGATAAAAAAGTTATCATATTCTGTAATTTTACAGACTCACTTAATCAGATTGTTAACCATTTTGGTAAACAAGCTGTAAAAGTGGATGGGTCAATGTCTAAAATAGAAAGACAAAATAGTGTAGACCAATTTCAAGAAAACGATAAGGTAAAAGTTTTTGTTGGTAATATAAAAGCTGCGGGTGTTGGTATTACTTTGACCGCAGCCGAAGCTGTTATAATGAACGATTTGTCTTTTTTACCTTCAGACCACTCACAAGCTGAGGATAGGGCGTATCGTATCGGTCAAAAAAATAATGTTTTGGTTTATTACCCACTATTTGAAAACACAATTGAAGGTTTAATTTATGATATTTTAATTGCAAAAAAACAAGTTATTGCCACTGTAATGGGTGACAATTTAAATGATGCAGACTTCGTTGAAGAGATAATGAATAAAATTAATGAAATGAGATAACTAACATATTTATAGGTATGTCAGTTATAGCAGAACCAGAAAGAAGTCAGATTTATACAAGAATTAAACACTTGTTAGGTGCTCCTATTAGGAGTGTTGAAATACAAGACGAAATGATGGATTCTCTAATGGAATTATCTATTGGAGATTATCAACAATACATTTTGGATTGGCTTATCGAATCACAGTGGGTAAATCTTGTTAATCTTGATATGAACAATCAATCCGTGGCAAACGCGTTGATTACAAGAACAATGAACTTTGAACAACAGTTTCAATATTCATATTCTAAGATTGTAGGTCTACAAACAGTAGGTCCTTGGGTATTAAAGAAAGATTATTTCACCCTTAGTGCAAACACACAATTATATGAAATACCCGCCGGTAGAGAGGTGAACGAACTATTATGGTTCAGTAACCAACCTTGGACAATGTTTGGACTCGGTGGTGTTGGTGGTGGATTTGGTTTCGATGGTATTGGTCTTGGTGCTAACCAAGCAGGGTATGCTCAATTTGGATATCAAGGTTCTTACTTTATGATGTCAGGTTTTGATTATTTGTTAAGAGCCCAAGAGGCAAACATTTTGAATAGAATTTTAGGTGGTAGTTTAACTTATAGAATAACAGGTTTACCTGACGGAAAGAAATTAGTTCATTTGATGAACACTCCGGGAGGTAGGTTTAATTGGTCAAATTATAGCATGTATGCAGGAAAGCAAGTTTGGTATTGGTATTACGATACAACAGGAAAAGATAGAAACGACTGTTTAAAACAAAACCCTGATATAATTAAACTACCTACAGATGTTCCTATTGGGACTCTTGAGTGGGCTGATTTAAATGACCCAGCAAAACAATGGGTTAGAAGATGGTTTACTGCTTATGTTAAAGAAACATTAGCCAGAGTAAGAGGAAAATATTCAGGTAATCTCAAAACACCAGACTCTGAAATACAAATGGATTACACAAGTTTGTTGACAGAATCTAAAGACGAAAAATCAAAACTTGAGGAAGAACTTAAATTAAGATTGGAAAGATTGAGACCTGAAAAACAAATGGAAAAAGAAGCATTAATTGCTGAAAACTTAAATAAACAACTGAAGTTTCACGCTTTCCCAAGACAAATTTATGTAATATAATTGTTTATGGCAATAATCAAAACTATCCCATCACAAAGAATAATTCACGGTAGAATACTTAACACTTCTGAAGTATCAATAGTTTCAGAATCAGAATACTCCACTCAAGGAGAAGATTGTGTAATTGTAAAAGGTGTACCATCAAGTACAATTACTTTAGATTCAAGAACAACAGACCACACAGTAGTTAAGGCATTAACTCATATGGTAATAAAACCAGATGTGGGAAGAATTGATGAGGAATTCGATGAGATTGAAATGGACCGTGGTGCGTGTGTTGAATTTAGATTTTGTGGTGGTAATTGGTACATTTTATCATCTGACGGGTTGAAACAATCATAATTTTTGTTCCCAACCCTCTTCGGCCAATTCATACATATAATCAGAATTCAAACCTCTTTTTTCCCAATACTTCACCTCACCCTCAGAAAGTGACATAACTTCATCCAAACTATCTTGGTCCCCTTCTTCAAATGGTTGTCCATTAATAAGTTCACATTGTGATGTTGTGAATATTCCCCTATCATCAGGATTATCAACAAGTAAACCATCTCTTATTTCTTGTTTGAATACAACAAGAAGTGGTTCAATACGCTTGTTGAATGTTGTGATTGCTCTTGGTACATTGTAATCACCCGTCAAATCAGGATTTGTTTCAAGAATGTTAGAATTTAACATATAACAATTAACCATAACACCTTCAGTAATCGGTTTCGCTCTAGGGTTTTCATGAAGTAAAACAGCATTAGTATCTTTAATCTGTTTTGCCGTCATCTTCTGAACGTCTCCTTGTGATGCTTTAGTTCCGTTATTAACATACATGATAACATCACCCAAATTAACATTAAGGTTTTCCTTCAAGGCAAGTTCCATGTGAGCCATTCTTGACATACTATTACCCGCTTTTGTTTTTTGATTCAACCTCTTTTTATAATCATCTAATGTCAACTTAACCTTCGCTCTTTGTGCAATCTTTGCGAGAGGTATCTTCTTGTCATATATCTTTTGTAGGTATTCGTAGTAGTACTCGACAAAGGCTTTACCATCACCCTCAAGTAACATCTTAATTCCTTTGTCCAAGAAATCTTCAATGTATATCGGAAGCTTCTTTGACTTAATACTATTACCTGTAAGTTTAATCTTTCCTTTGGCGTCCATAACCGCATAGTTCTTACGAGCAAGGTTAATACAAGAAGGCCAAACACCGTCAGTATCAAGAGCCATCTCACCCCTCATGAATATATCATTATACTCAGCAACATCAGCCTCAGGTCCTGTGTATTCCTTACCCAATTTAACTTTCCAATTCAAACCACGACCAATGTATTTTCTTTCGTTAACATCATCAGGACTTGAGAAGTTCACACCGTCTGTATCCATCACAAGTGGGGTATATCCTTTTGACATGAAGAACCTAATCATCTGACGAAGATACTGTCTACCTGTGCAAGTAATCTGTTCACCCATGTACATATCTCCCCATGCAAATACTTGTGGAGCGGACAAAGCACCGAACATGGAGTTGATGAATATTTTAATCGGTAATTGTTTATTACCATATGATTCTGACTTCTTTTTATCAGTCTCATAGTATTGTTCAGCAAGTTGTTTGTATTTGATACGAGTATCACGAAACCACTTTAACATACCTTTCATTGCACCCGTCACATCACAATCAGGAAAAACATCATGTACGAGCTGAATTGAGGGGTATAGAGACGAGAAGTCGAGCTTCAGTACATTCTTACTATAACCAACCTTAAGTAGTCGGGAAAGACCTCCTACGAAGTCTGTCTTGTCCTGTTTGGCGGGAATTGCAAGTTTGTGTTTATAAGACCACGCCAACATCAACATCTTCCACAAAGTTGCGGTACCCATAGTCGATACCCTCTCATATGTTGTTGGAATCATCGCAGCTAGAAGAAATGAACCTTGGTTAAACTCTTGGTCAACTTTCAAAGTTTCTTCCAAGTCATCGTCAAGATATCTCTCGACAAGATTGTCTCCTGTGGTCTTAATATAAACATCAGTTCTTTTCTCACAAATTGCATCAATCTTGGGGTCAACACCAATCTTCCTGTATTTACCGTTTTGTATGTTCAACCAAAACTCTTCTTTGTTTACATACATCTTTCCAATATCCAAATGGTCAATGTATACACGGTCAGCAGCTTCAGCGTTGATATATTTGGTAATATACTTCAAACCCGCAGACTTGATGCTAGAATTAATTGCTTGTGCTCTTCTTACTGCATGAATAATATCAATAACATTATAACCCCATATTGAAGTTTGAACATAAGATTCTACCTCATTCGCCAACTTCAACATACTATCTTTTCTTGTGAATGAATGTTGGGGGTGTAATGATTTACAAACCTTTCTTGGGTCAATCTTTAGAATTGAACATCTTTCGAATATCCAATGCCAGTCGAAGTTTGCGGAGTTATAACCACCAATAATACTTGGTTTTATTTCATCTATTATATTGAAAAACTCAATAATTGCACCTCTTTCTTGGGATTCATCCATACACTCAATAACTCTGTGATAACCCTTGTTAGTCTTAATTCCAATCATAAAAATACGACCATCTTTTGGTTCCAATGAAGTTGTCTCCAAGTCATATACAAGTCTGGTAACTTGATTGTAGTCTTCAAATCCCTTGAATAGTCTTTTCTCTTTTGAAATAAGATATTGTTCTACAGGAGGTAGAATTGTGATTTTATCTTTCGTCTTGTCACCCCAAGGGTCACAACCACCATCTCTAAAAAACTGAATAAGCTCTCTATAACCTTTTAGAGATTTAACCATGAAAGTCATTCCTTTCTCAAGCCTTTCATTTCCCGCAGTTTCAAGTTTTTCAATCATGATACCGTATTTGGTCATGGCTTCTTTTTGAGCTCCTTTGGAATCATTATAAAACTTGAGACCTTTTAAATCTCCAACCCATGCGAATGGTATGAATGTGTCCTTCCTTATTTCTTTCCCTTTACCAGGAATCTCTTTGATTTTGTAGATGGAGTTAGATGCGTAGTCGAATTCAATTGCAACAATAAATTCTTCGGGGTCGTTTCCATGCAGAAACGATTCAATTTCTTCGTTAGATATCATAATATATTTTTAGAGTGGTCTATTAGCTTTCACAAAATGTGAAATTTACCTTCTCTGATAAATATAAAAATTATTCGGGATAAACCAAAGAAATTGGATTTAAAACTTTGAATTTTTTACAAACGGAAATACCAAAAAGTAATGGATGGTTTTCATTATGATTTTCTGGTTTTGTAGATAAACTAAAAACATCATAACCTTTTAATTTAAAATAATTAACAAGATTTCTTTCAACCCATTGGTGAGCATAACCTTCTTCAGTGAACATACCAAAGTGACCATTCGAATTGATACACATACTTGTTATTGGTTCATAAAATAAATTTGTGTCGTGTAAAATAAGAAGTGTGTCGTCATCAATTAAATTATATTTAACCATTTTATTATAAAAGTTTAATTGCGGAATTACTCCATGAGAATCAAAAAAAACAACATCTATTTTTTCATTATGTATATCATCAGGTGTTACATCATTTATATCTTTTTGAAGTAAAAAATGATTATTGGATTTTTTTTTCATTTCTAAAATATCTACGGAAAAAAGCTTAGCTTTAGGATTATTTTTCTGTGCTTTTGTGAAAACGCTAGAACAAATTCCTTGAGACCCTCCTCCCAATTCGACTATATTTTGTGGATTAATCGATGAAATTACACCATATAAGAAAAAAAGTTCTGATTCTGTAAAAATATTATATGGATAAGATATGTTTACACCTAAAAAATTTTCTATCATTTTTTAAATATAAATGAAATTAAATTAACAACAAGGGTCTATTGCGGAAAAACTATCTTGAACATTTATATACACTTCCTCCCTTAAAGGTAGAATTAGATTGCCTTCATCGTTTTTAATTAAAAACTCACCTTTATATCTTCCAGTCGTGTTTGTATCTCTCGCGTTAAATTGGAAATAAATATAATATTCGGGTGGAGAACCCGCTGGTAAATCTATGGGAACAATACCACATGGGGCATCGATTATTTTAGGTATACCATTTGCAGTATCAATCATAGAGAAGTATATTGAAGAAACTTCTAAATCTTCCATTAATTGTTGATACCCTGACCTTCCGTCTTTAACTACTTGCATTTTTAGAACCGGTAGGGATGCATTCTTTTTTATAAAAAATTCCATAACAATAAATATATTGTTATGATTCTTTACGCAACCCTGGACCGTAATGTTCAAATCTATTGTGTTCTGTTGGTGTAAGTAATAAAATTCCTGGATTTAATTCACCTTTTTTTGTCAGTTGATACATATGACTCATCCAAGTTTGTTCAAACGGATGTGCCCATGTTGTATCTAAAAACATTTTTTTATTACCTAATTTAGAAACAATTTGTGGCCAGTTACAATAATATATTTCACCATTAGAATATGGAACTCCTTTGTGTGAAATTATTTTTCCGTACTTAACTTTAGGTGCATTTGGGTCTAATCCGCTTTCAGGTAGTTTGGGTTTTTCGGGCCAAAACTCTTCTCTCAAATGTTGTGGTACATTATACCATGTCCACTGTGTGCCATTATCGCCAAAAAATTCACTATAATTTAATTTTAAAAAATCAAAACCTTCTTTTCTCACAATCTCTAATGATTTTTGATACAGGTCAGGAACATATCTATTGAATCCATTTCTACATACACCATCCTTAGGATAGAAAAACATATCATCTTCAAAGAAAAACATAAAGTCAGAATCACTTTCTTCAAAATGTTCTGCAATAAATTGTCTACCACCACAAATACCTAAATTATCTTTCTTAATATGTTCAAAACCAAACTCTTTACAAATTACCGAGTATTCCTCAGTAGTTGACAAATCAGTAGAATTATCTAATAAATATTTTTTTGGTTTTTCTATAAAGTTTTTATCATAAGATAACATAGACTCAATAAGTGTCTTAAATTGTTTTGGACTATTAAAACCTATAACGTACAAGGATGTTTTTGATAAATCTAATACGTGTGAATTATTAATAGAAGACTCTGATTTTACGACCAACTTATCGTTTTTCAAATCCTCAAAAAACTTACCCATTAATCCATTACCATCTATTTCAAAATAATTCACAACATCAGCATGTTTATAACACATAATACTGAATAGTGACTCTTCAGTACCCATGTATCCATCATACAATGTTGATTTCATCAATGAATAATAAATTGAATTTATCTCAGATATCGTACTTTTTGGACCTCCGAAGAATCCGCCTCTCGCAACTTTTTTAACATCGGAATTTGCTATAGATTTTAATTTTGAATATTCAAAACCATGTATTTCAACAGAAGTCTCATATGGAAAACAAACAAATGAAAATTTAGAAATATATTTTGGTAATTTATCTAAAACTTTATCGTGTGTAAAATATCCTGGATGAACTGTGTTTGCAAGACCAGCATCAATCCAAAACATATAATCAGAATTAAACCTATCTAAAATTTTTGCATCATGTAATAAAAACATTTTAGACATAACCAAGGGGTTATACATTCCTAACTTAGCCTGTGTTGAATCCTTGAGCCAACCTACTTGATTATACCAAGATTCTTTAGTCCTAATTTCTTGAATCTTATCATAGAATTCATTGTGAACAAACCAGCTTGTAGGTCTAAGTATGAATTGTGTATTCTCATTAGTTCTTTTTTTGAAGACAAATGATTCTAACTCCTCGTCTCCAAATATTATCATATTGGCGTCAACATCCAATAATCTATCAAATCTATCTAAATAATGTTGGAATGACCTAGACCATCCCTCTGATAGGTTATCCCTACCAATATTCCATAAACCTGTGACTAAAGTAACTTTTTCCATATTATCTTTCTAAAAATCCTAATTTATAGTATATCTGATGATTGTCAGGTACAGACTCATTTCTAAACCACCAACAGCCACCTCTTTCATTTGGCAGATGTCCAATGACAGGAAATGACTCAACTCTTGGAGAATAATCAGTGTCTTTATCGTAAGCAACAACCATTTTTTGGATGTAATTTTTACCTAAGTATGCAGATATAATCATATCATCATTCCAATTTCCTATTGCAAAATCTTTAAAATCCGAACCAAAAAAACCTTTTTTATATGATACAGTTTTATATCCTTCTAAAATTTTAACTCTAACATCATCTTTTACTGTGGTACAAAAATGGCAGGTCCCCCCAATTGAGCCTATACCCGCAAAACCAATTGCAGCGTCAGGGTATTGTTTCCTTTTTTCTAAATGATATTCAATGAAACCATCCATATAATTCAAGTCATCATCAACTGTTATTATTATATCATTAGGGTCAGATAACCTATCAACAGTAGGAATCAGTTTTGTTATTGAACCATAATCTTCAGTTCTAAAAATTTTTAATTTGTCCGAATTATATTCCTGTAACCAATTAGGTATTGTATAATATTCACCAGATTTATTATTCACAAATGGTATATTCAAATGAACTTCATAATCACCATAAGATAATGTTGTTAATCTATCTAGTGCAGGCTTTAATCCATAACCTGGTCTATCAGGATTTAATCTGTTTGGTATTGTCGTAAGACTTATAACTACTTTACTCATATTTCATGTATAATGTTTGCCTTCCATTAAATAATGGAATATATCCCTTATCAATTAGATAAGGAGATAATAGTTTATCTTTACCTCCATCTTGGGTAATGTAATCAGTATCATCGATTAAGACTAAATGGGTTGAAGATAATTTATTTTCAGCAGCCAAATACGCCTCTAAATGTTTTTCAGCATATTCAGGAGTACCGATATCCCAACCATCTAAGAATAAAACGTCTATAGTTTTATCAAAAGATTGTAAGAACTCAATCCCATCTCTAGGTATTTCAACATGTAGATTTTCAGGAACCGGAATATTAAGATTACCATAAGACCACAAGACCCCATTTTTACAATTTTCGTCAATATCTACAGTATAAACTTCAAACCCCGCTCTTGACCAAAAAAAGCCTCCATGTCCGTCACAACAACAAGGTGGAGACAAAAAGGCATTATTAGACAAATCAAAATATTTCAAACATGGGTCAGTTACTGAATATCTTGAAGAACCAATTTCAACAACATTTTTTAAGTCTAACGCTTTAGCAATTTCAATTGCGGTTTTAATGTATGGTGCCGGTTTAGACCTTCTAATATCATAATCCTCACCCGTTAAGTTTTGATATCTCCAAAATTTTTTATCGATTTTAAAACTTTGTAATATTCTATAAACTTCAGTTAAATTATTAGTTTTTTCTTTTTTTAGCGGAATTAGGATATTGTCACCTGGTATTGATAAATCAATCTTTTCATACCCACATAAATTACAAAAATTATTTATAATAGCCAAAGCTTCAGTTTCACTAATAGAGTTATGATAGTTATTCTCAAAAAGAATTAGAGGTCGAATTTTATTCTCCACAAAAAAATTCGTCATGCTTTTAATAATTTGTAAATCAGAATTTTCTGTGTCAATTTTTATAAAATCTATTTCATTAGGTTGTATGTTACAAATTTCTCTCATAAAGAAATCCATACTATAACACATAGTATCACCAGGTACATCATGAGACAACTTAGACAATCCTAAGTTTATTGAATCGTTTATTTCTTCTTTTTCAAATATGTCAACAAACATACTTGCACTATCGTAAAATTGAAAACTTCCATTTTTATCTGAAATTGCAAAATTGTGTATTTCTACAGAATCGTTGTTTTCAAATTTATTAGACATATAGTCATATAAAACTTTAGAAGGTTCAACAATAACACACTTCTTTATATTATATTTTTTTGAAACCTCATCATAAAATTTTCCAACATTACCTCCAATATCAATGAAAGAAACAGATTCAATTTTTTTATCATCGAGATAACTAAATAACCAATTTAACTCTTTACCGATGTGGCGTAATATAAGATTCCCATCCCAATATTTAACAACTTCATTCATAATTTATTCTAATTTACCTAAATTTATAATTTTTTTTAAAATATCAACATTTGATTTTACAGTTCCATTTCTTTCATACCATTCATATCCATTGTTTGATATTGTGGATAATAATTCATCGTTATTTTTAACTTCTTCGTACTTTTCTAATAATAATTTAAATTGTGTTACCGGGTCATTACTTTTTGGAACACTTATATAATGATAATCAGGAATTAATGGGTCATGAAAAATTTGATTTAACTCAGGTCTTAATAAAACAGAACCAGATGAAAGAATCTCAATATCCCTATGACAAATTTCAGCTGCACCATCAATACTAAGATTAATCTTATTCTCATTAAATTCTTTGAATAAATCGAAAGAGACTTTTCTTTCTTCGGTAAAATATTCAGGAAAATGGTTTTGCATTATTTTTCTATGATGATACAGATACCCTCTAAAAAATAAATAATTTTTTTCTTTTTTATCAAAAGGAATTCTTTCAACACTCGCAATTTGTTCGAAATCCTTTGAATAACAAAGATAAGAAAAGGGTGTAAAGTCCATTGGGGAATGGACACCTGAAGATGTTATTATTTCAACTCTATTTTCAATATCCCATCCGCAACCTGGCCATGTAAGTTCGTATGCCCTATCCCAATATGAAACTATGATATATTTTAAATTATCTAAATTTCTTATAACCATCACATGAGGTGAATACGGACTACATGGATTTCCTCTCTTATCTGGGTCACTATTTTTAAAAGTAATATTATGTTCAGGGTAATTTTCTTTAAACCAGTGAAAAAATTTTTCAAAAACCCACACAACATTCCACAAAGTATGTGGTTTTTCAAACATTACTTCAATATTCATAAAATGGTGTGGATTTTTATTTGTATATAAATCTTTTTAAACGCTCATCAGCATCAATGTTATTATCAACAATATATTTTTCTAAAAATATTTTGGTATTTGTTTCTCTCCACATATTAAAAAACCCATGTCTTACTATCTCAACGTAAGGAAATATAAAACAATCATAATTTTCTTGTTCATCAAATCCACCATAATCCGTACTTAAACATTTAAATCCATAGGTTTGTGAGCCTTGTGGGTATGGATTCCATGTCGAAGTATGAACATCCATAGTTCTAACAAATCCTTCCCTATTTTTTAAATTTGTTGTATCAAAATGATGTAAGGACATTTCTGGATTATGAGATAAGATATCTAACAATGAAGATTTTTTCCAAATACATGGCTGGACGCTGTACAGATACATGTAGTTATCCGGAATATAATATAAATTCTTATCTGGTGCTGAAGGAAGCGTTGCATGAAATTTTTTCCATTGCTTTGCTTGGGGCATGTATGAAAAAGATATGAAGTCTATATCTTCATTTTTTATCATATCAATTAATTCTGACAATAAATTCCATTTAGTTCCGCCTATTGGCAAATAGTCATCACAGAAAAATATAATATACTCCTCACTAATATTAGAGATGGCTTTCATCATTGTTTTAGAAAAGTGATTTCCTGAACCATCAAACGGAATATCACAATCTATTAAAGTTGTATTTTGTGCTTTAAATTCAAAATCGCCTATTTTATTTGAAACCAAATATCTTTTTATAGGGAAATTGGGATTAAATCTATCAAATTCTGACATGGATAGATTAGCAATTGGGAGATACGTTTCGTTAGTATAAACCAGAAAACAAAAGTTATTATTCATTTTATATAGTTATGTAATTTTCTAAAAAATAATTCAAATCTTCAGGGGTACCGATACCCCACATTTTATCAACATCGAATATTTTTATTTTTTTATTATCTAAAATTGCCTCATTAAAAACCGGACAAATGTAGAATTCATTGTTAACTCTAATATTTTTTAAAATCATTTGTTCCGCATATTTTACATAATCAGACCCCCTTCTCCAAAAATAAATCCCAACAGTTGCAATATCAGAAATTGGTTTTTTTTCTGCAACTTCGGTTACATAACCCAAATCATTTATTTTAACAAATGACCATTTAGGGTGGGTTGCTTTGAATGTTAAAATACCTGCATCGCAGTTGGACTCGTTCATTTTATACATAAATTCACTTGAATCCCATTCAATAAATTGGTCAGAATTCATTGATATCAATGGACTATCATTATTAATTAAGTCTTTGGCTAATAGTGTTGTGCAAGCTGAACCTTCAGTTAATCCATCTACTTCCACAATTTTACAATTTGGTGTTATAAGATTTAATAGAGTATCTAAATTATATTTTTCTCTATGAGATTTTTGTACAATATAAATGAAATTGGCATCTATATTAAGGTTTTCAACCACAACTTGAATCATGGGTTTTCCCATAACATCAATCAAAGGTTTTGGAAAAGTATATCCCATTTTTTCAAATCTGCTTCCAGCACCCGCCATCGGGACAAGTACATTTAATGTTTTGTCAGACCACTTATGTTTAACCATCTTACTGTTTTTAGTAATAAAATTTATTTGATTCTTTATATTATCATATGTTATGTCACTAGGAGAATTAACACGATATACCATAGAATTACTCCTACTTGCGGCTAACAAACCATAAGGTGAATCTTCAATAATTAGTGTTTCATCTGGAAAACAAGACATGTGAGAAATTGCATTCCAATATATTTCAGGATGAGGTTTGCTGTTTTTCACATCTTCATTTGATAAAATCAAATCAAAATATTGAATTATATCTAGTTTACTTAAAACCGTTAATACAGTTTTCCTAATACTATTTGAACAACAAACAATCTTATATCCTTCTTTAGATAAACTACTTATACAGTTTCTTATGTGCTCTGTTGGATTTAATTTATTCAGTGATTCTAATGTAAGAATTTGTTTTTTTTCCCATATTCTTTTATACGAATTAACGGGAAGACCTTTGTTGTTAGAAAGTAATTCTAGTTTTTGGTTTGTCTTTAATCCATCATAAATACTTAAATGCTCGTCCCATCCTATAACATACTGTTCTCCTTCTTCTTCGAGAGCTTGATTCAAACAATCATAGTGAATTTTTTTTGCCTCTACTAAAACTCCATCCAAATCAAAAATAATTAACTTAATCATACTTTTCTTTATATTCTTTTATGAAATCAGAACACACTCCTTTACATTGATTTATTTCAGAATTGAACATTTCAGGTAAGACGGCAATTGTATTGTTGGGAAAATCTTTAGTCGGATAAGCCCATACATAATTTTTAGATGTTAGAGTTACGGTGTCATTTTCGTGCCAAAAATAATGAATGACATATTTTTTCATTTCCATTAAAGCTTCAATATTTTTTGCGTGACACCACAATTTTTCATTGACTAAAAATTTATAATCAGTTTTATATTGTGGTCCGTCATGACCCAACCAAAATTCACCATCAACAAACCAAACATCAACTTCCACATCATATCCCATGGCAAGAGCCTCTATAACGTAATATGGAGAATTTTCTCTTACTTCATTTTTTCCGTCAATATTTCCTCTATGTGATATGAATACCATTTAACTAACAACACTATGGTTTAATTGACCTGTAATTCTATCACACCATCCTTTAGATTCTGAGTGTGGCCAAACAACCCAATACTTTGGTAACTCTTTGGTTGGAAACTCTCTCCATACTTTACAATATTTATCAGGGTCTCTCATATAACCCGCAATTTCATTTTTATCCGCATCTTTTCTAAAAATAGTTTCATCTTTATCATTGTGGAACGCAACTACCCAAAAATCATAATCTGTTTCAGGTACTTGAGAATAGCTGATATCAATACAATGTTTGAAGATATTAGTAAAATCTTCCATCCATTCCTCTTCAGAATCGTAGTTGTACGGATTTGGTGGGTAATTTTTATCCAACGTATACTTTTGTACTGAGCGTCTTTCAAACAACAGACCCGCGTATTTTTCATAATCTCTCAGACTTCTGACAGGGCCAAATCCAAATTCACCATCATGACCTTCTTGTTTTTCACCATCCATACCAAACAACTTTCTATTCATCAAGTGTGAATGTTGATTCTTTTTAACCCATTCCTTATCATCGTCCCATTGCTTTGTTCTACCTTTACGAGTATACTCATGATATACAACAGGAATATGTGGATGAAATAAATCATAACCCCAAGTATATGCTCTTGCTGCGATGGAAATTTCTTCACCATGGAAATAATATTCAGGATTGTGCTGTACTTCTGTTGAAAACTCACCCAAAGTAAAACAGAAGTGGGCCGAATAAAATCTTGCGGTTACGGGTTTTTTCATCTCTCTCCACCCTGGTATTGTTTCAGGTAAAAAGAAAACTGCACCCTCAGGAATAAATCTATCAAAAGTCATTCTCCAAGCATCTTGTGCTCTTCCTGCTGGGTCATTATCAGGGTCAAAGGAGGGTACATAACCCGTAAGTAGAGGTTTCTTATACCCATCCTTTTGTAGACCCTTTATCATTTTAATTAATGTCTCATCCCAGTTTTTTTCAAACCTCATGTGAGAATCAATTTGCATTGTATATTTTTCCCCTTTATAAAGTTGTTGAACTAAATGTCTTGCCCAACATACCCCTTTCGCTTCTTGATAAGGGACATCAAGAATTCTAAATCTTTTATCATCTCTCCATTCATCTAGGTTGTCAAACCCATCTGTTTCTGAAAATTGTCTCGCAATACCCAAAACTAAATTTTCAGGTTTTTTTGCATTTGCCATCATATCCTTTATAGTGTTAACCAACTGAGGGTCTCTATAGGAAGCAATTTGAATAAAAATTTTGCTCATGAAATATTATTTTGTTTAAAAAATAAAAAACCCTCCACGAAAGTAGAGGGTTTATATTTTTTTATTTTTTTTTTGTTATGCACAACCGTTAGGGTCAGAAGATGTTACTTCACCAGAACCACCAGTAACTTGATACCATGCAATTCCATTTGAATAATATCCATCAGAAACAGGAGTAGTTAATCCTGAATCAGAATACAATGTTTCACCGATGTTAGGTCCAGGACCACCTTCAAGAGGTGCGTAAACAGTTATTGGACTTGATGAATAGTCACTACATGCTGTTGATGCTGAATTTGCATCATAACCTAAAGAATACACCCACATACTTCTTGTTGGGGTTGGAGTTGGAGTCGATGTTACGGTTGGTGTTACTGTTGCTGTCGGGGTCGAAGTTACGGTTGGTGTTGGAGTTCTTGTTGGAAGTACCGTACAGCTATCAAATGAGCCGACTTGGGTACCATTAGAACTAATTTCAGTTACCTGATTATCGTAACTATAATAACCTGACATGTCTATTGTTACAGGTCCTGAGACATTATTGTAGAATTGGCTATTATTATCAAATAATTCAGAATCACCATAAATTGTAACAGCACTAAATAATTCACAAGCTTGAACTGGAGTTGAGCCGAAATACGCGGCAAATTGATACCTTGATTGAGTTGGTGTTACAGTTGGTGTTGAAGTTAATGTTGGTGTTACAGTTGGTGTTGAAGTTAATGTTGGTGTTACAGTATTAGTTGGAGTCATGGTTGGTGTTACACTATTAGTTGGAGTTATGGTTGGTGTAATGGTAGGAGTTGGGTTAGGTGTGCTACTTGGAGTTGGAGTTACTGCCGGTGTTGCAGGAAAAGCTCCGTTATCGACAACTTGGATTCCAGTAACAAATGCAGATGAATATGAATTTGTTATTAACCATATTTTTTTTGTTTCTCCTGGTTCTAATAAAACCTGACTTTCAAAAATATTATCATCACATCTTGTGTAATTAAAATATAAATTACCAGATGTTGTGTTAGTTAGTGTGTATTGCTTGCAGTTCATTTTTTTTATTTATAAATATTGTTTTATTTTTAATAAATCTTATTTAATACAAATATGTCAGAATAAATACTATTTGACGCACTTGTACTTCCCCACTCCACAGTAATATCTAATGTATTACTCACTGTAGTATCAAATGTTGTGTTATTGACCGTGTTGAATGAAAAACCTTCCACGGTTCCATTAGTGGTTTTTGTATAATGGAACGCACCTAAAGAAACAATAGAAGCGACTCCCGCAGGCCCAACCTGTCTTACAGTGAAGTTTATCGAAAGACCCCAAATGTCTTCGGTGATATTTGTTATTGCCTGAGCACCACTATCAAGCAAAATAACTGAACCCGATTTAACTCTTATTCTTATGGTTTGGTTATTACCAACATTTAATACGCCAGCCATATCCGCTCTAAAACTATCACCGACAGTGAAACCACTTGCAGGTACACTTAATGTTCCAATACCACCATCAATAAGAGTTGATTCAGTTGTTGTTCCGCTTACTGTTACACTATTTCCTGTTTGTGCAAATAATCCGAAAACAACAGGAAGAGGTAATACTGGTGATGTACCACTTGTACCTGAACTACCAGATGTTCCTGAACTACCGCTACTTCCTGATGAACCTGAAGAACCACTCGAGCCAGAACTACCAGAAGAACCATCAGTACCACTGGAACCTGAACTACCAGATGTTCCTGAGCTACCACTACTGCCTGAAGTTCCAGAAGACCCACTTGAACCTGAGCTTCCTGATGAACCAGAACTACCATCGGTTCCCGAACTTCCACTAGAACCACTTGTTCCTGATGAGCCCGAGATACCCGATGAACCACTACTTCCACTAGTCCCTGAACTTCCATCACCTCCTGCAGCGCCTGCCAAATTAACTAACCAAGAAGAATATGAACCCGAACCAGTAATAGTTTGAACATTAACAACCATGTCACCATTAACAGGATTATAACTTACAACCATACCAATCATGTGATTTGATAAATCATATGCTATTATCACATCTTGTGCCACACTATATCCCAAATTAGTACCAATTACGAAAGTACCTGTGATACCCGTTTGGATTGTAAGAAGAGTTGATGAAGTTGTTCTATATAAGTCGCCTGAAAAACCTGATGTCCCCGAAGAACCGCTCGTTCCGCTTGAACCTGAACTACCATCAGTACCAGAACTTCCTGATGACCCACTTGTTCCGCTAGAACCAGAACTACCATTAGTTCCAGAGCTTCCTGAAGAACCACTCGTTCCACTAGAACCAGAACTACCATCAGTTCCAGAGCTTCCTGAAGAACCACTCGTTCCACTAGACCCCGAACTACCAGAAGTACCATTGAGAATAAAAGATACAGCATACGTATCGCCTAAACCCCAAAGACCTGAAGCATAAATTGCTGGTATACCAACACAAGTAACATTATATTGACCCCCATTTCCTGGGTCGGAATAACTTACGGAGGAAATTTCATACAATCCAATTACGTTTGAGTCACCAACCTTAACAATTTGTAAATAAGGATTAGTCCCATTGTTAATGGTGTCCCAAAATCCTTCAGATGGAACGGTTGTACTTCCATATGCGAACTTGAAACTCCCTGTGTTCAATAAACCAGAATTGCAACAGGAAGTAAAATATGTGGCAGATGAAGGATTTCCTCCTGAAGTATCTTGTAATATCCATCGTAACGTCGCCGCCGCGTCTATTCCTGAAATTCCACTAGTTCCTGAACTTCCATCTGTCCCTGAACTACCATCTGTCCCTGAACTACCATCTGTCCCTGAACTACCAGACGTACCGCTTGTTCCTGAACTTCCTGAACTTCCTGAAAGTTGTTGAGTCAGTGCGGAGAAATAAATTGAATTGGTTATACCTGTTGGTACAATATCGTGATTTACGATTACCATCAAAGAATCAGGTTGTCCTGAAACCGCTAACGGTAGTTGAGATATGGGTAAATTGGGCATGTTCTTTTATGTTATAATAATTTTATTTCCGTCCTCTTGTAATAAATAGTCTAAATTTTCTTGTAATAAGAAATTATTATCTACAAAACTAGGAGTTGGTGTTTGAGTCGGTGTGGGAGTGGGGGTTGTTGTACTTGTTTGAGTCGGTGTGGGAGTGGGGGTTGTTGGTATTGGAATTATTGGAGTGTCACATTTCAAACAGAACGGGTCTAATAATGAATATTTATCTTTTAATAATTTGAAATTATGTCTTATCTGAGCTCCATTTAACGGCTCTGTATACATCCTGAAAGCACTAATGTCACCATAAAAGCTACCCCCAAAGTACTCTTCAAGTTTTATATTTGTTGTTAGACCTGAGTAAGATGTTTCATCCAAAACCTCAGTTGGCAAACATTCAGGGTCTTGTTGATAAGTCATTCCTGTCAATGTCGTTGCACAATCTGTTACAGTTAAATTATCATGTAACCCTTGAGTACCTCCTCCTAATGATATGTTATATGCAACCCCTATTTGAGTTTCTCTGAGAGTATTTAAAGGTCTTGGTATAATTTCTTCAAACCCATTTACTACCAAGAACAATTTACCATTAACATAAAACTTGAGAGTTCCTAATCTATAATTTTTTTCTTCTAACCATCTTTCATTCATTTCCACAACCTCGACAGTTGCTGGGTCATAATCTATTTCTTGGGTTATAGGTGGCTGTATTAAGCTAACACTATTATTAGCTGAGCTGGCGGTATATACTGTCTTTACAAGTTCACCCAAACCTCCTTTATATAGTAAATCACAATCATCTAAATAGGTGTTTCTTTGAAAGACCGCATCTATTTGTACCCACCTTTCAGTTTCTGAATATGTACTACCAGAACAGTCATCAAAAATACCCCTTGTAGAACACCATTCAGTTACACTTGTTCCTGTTGTGTATGTTAAACCTGTGGCACAAGTTCCGGTTGTTTCACAATCACCAGTTATTCTATATGTTTTAACACAAAGTTTAGGACTACCTGTATCCCCACTCAACCTCAAAGACATGGCATTAGAAACCTCATCCCATTTAGGGTCTTTTTCCGGCATTAAAGCAAACGTAGTACAGTTACAAGGGCATTGACCGCAACTACAATTTTGTGACGTTACACCTGATTGTTGGTAAACATAGTTACACGTTGATGCAGTATTTGCAGTATAAGAACAACCACAAGTTTCCAAACAATTTAACCCTTGTGTAACCCTTGTATACCCACTATCACTCAATGGAGAGCCATCGGCATAATGGTAAAACTTGTTTTCCGCTCTAGCACCATAATAAAAAAATGTTCCCTTGTTATTTGGATATCTTGCATTCAAACCCGTGTCAGTATCTCCTGTCCATCTATATCTCAACATGAACTCTGAAGTCCAACCTAAATTATACCTTTCAGGTAATACCTGATAATCATATCCGAATGACTTATAAAAACCTTGATAAAATCCCCCATTAAATTTTATATAATCTCCAATAACATTAGAATCATTATCAAAACTTACTTCATATGTGTATGAATCATCATCTAATATTCTATCTGATGACGTGGTAAACCCTGTAATCGGGTGCATTTTAAATCTTCTATCGTATTTGTATCTTGAGAATCTATCTGCACGTGAGGTATATAATCCACTATTTAATTCTATTGTTTCACCCGAAAAAGCTTTAACGAGACCGTTATCGATACCTGTCAATCCAACATCACATATTTCAGTTATTGTTCCACAATTTATTAAATCTAAATCTAAAGGGTTCCAATAATTTTCAGAAACTACTGTATCTTTATCAAAATCACCACAATTAACACAATCTGTTGTACCTGAACTATTGAAATCAAACCTTAATGGCATTCTATTACCATCATCTTCACCTATCAATAGTGGAGAGAAAATAACCTCTTGGTCATAATCTTTTTCATCTGAGGCTAACGATATATCAGTTATTTCCCTAAGTGGTTTTAGGTATAACCTTCTAAACACATATTGATTTATATTTTGATATGACATAATCTAATAGAATAAATACCTTTTGTTGAAGTATTTATAGTAAAAAAAGATGATTACTTTAGATAAAGAATTTTTTTATAACTCTTACTATTTTTTCTTGAAAGAAAATAAAAATGATTATTCACTTTATTTTTCTTGTGAGGATACGTTGACTGAAGCGAGAAAAAAAGATGAGGTAGTTAAAATTCCAAAAGATAAGTTGGACAAGATAGAAAAATACTTGGAAAAAGTTTTGAAGGTAAAAAAGAAAAAGTCTACAAAACAAATGAAATCTGAAATCGATGAGTTGGTTGATGGAGACGGAAGTTTGATGAATTCAAAGATACCTATTTTAGACCCAAAAATGCACCCAAGAAAAACTATGGACCAAACTATTGCTATGGCTGTTCAACCTAGTGATATATTCAGAAGAGGTTATTCATATAGAAGTTATTTTGGTGAAGAAGATATGTCCAAGGCATTTGGATACGAGGAAACAAAAGATTTACCACCGAAAGAAACTATAAAAAAACTTAAGAAGATGGGTGTTGACGACCCCGTAGGTAGAGCCGAAGAAATGGGAAAAGTTCCAAAACTTGATAAAAAGAAAAAGCAAGGGGCTGATATGAGAATAAGACTTCAAGAAAAAGAAAGAATTGAAGAATTACAAAGACAAAAAGCTATTAAAGTGTTGGAAGATATTATTGTTAATAAAAAATCAGATGATAATTCAGAGGTGGGTAGTAAAGAGAATAAAGTTAGTAGTATTATAAAAAAACAAATTAACTCTCTGATGAGACAAGCGGAGAAACAAGGAATGTCTAAAAAAGACATAATTAAACTATTAGGTAGTGAATAAAGAATTATATAATAATGCCAGTGGTGTAATTGATTTCCCTAAAGATAAAAGGGAACATATGGCTAAGTGCATGAAAATGGCTGGTGAAGTTAGAGAAGATATTGAAGGATATCAAAGAAATAAAGAGCTTCAAGGGAAAGAAACAATAGACTACAAACAATTAAAAAGGATTAAAAACTTTTTTGACAATTTTACAGGAGACCAAAAACACCCTTCATTTATTTTGAATGGCGGTGTAGAAATGAAAAATTGGGTTAATGATATTTTGAGGAGAATGAGAGAAGGTCAAAAATTAACCAAAACAAATAAAATGGAAACAGGTATGATGAACCAATTTATCAGACCTCACGAAAAGAAAGATTTTACAAATGTTAGAAAATCCAAAGAACATAGCTCAACATTATCAAAATACGATGTTGCGGTTACAGAATCTTTAAGAAGAATAAACGAAATAATATCAAAAATTTAAACTATGGCAAACGAACTTACACTTGATTTGTCTCAAAATGTTGCAAATGCAATGACTGCAATTGCAGACCAAGAAAGAGCTAAATTAATACCTAAAAATGATTTTAATGCTGTCGGTAATCAATATTCCGCCGTGAATAGAGATGCTGTTGCTGATGGTGATGCTAGAGGTAGAGGTACAGGAGTATTTTTAGATGTATATAATCAAGCGGCTGGTGACAAAACTGACATCGCCGAAAGAAAAAATGAAATAAAAATTAATAGATACAATTCTTCAAAACCATATCCTGACTTTCAAATATGAAATTACAAGGAACACTTAAAGGGTTAATTTGTGAGATTGCTTCAATCGAGTCCATAACTGATTGTATAAAAAACAAGAAGAAGTGCATTATATATTATGATGGTGATGAACCAGGAGGACGTGGATTAAGGGAAATAGAACCCGTGTGCTTAGGTGTCAGTAAAGCAGGTAACAAAGTTCTTAGAGCTTGGGATGAAGAAGGTGCTTCTCATACGGGATTTAAAGGAGAACAACCCCTACCAGGATGGAGATTATTTAGGATAGATAAAATCTTATCGTTGAAGCCTACCGGAGAAATTTTCACACAAATGAGACCAAATTTTAATCCAAATGGTGACAAAAGCATGACTAATGTTATTATTATTAGTAAATTTTAAATTATGGACAGATTAATGGAAAAACTTATGATATCTAAAGCTATTATGGATAAATCTGATAGCATAAAGAAAGTGGGTAACGGAGGACTTCCCCCAACATCATTACAACAGTTTGACGCACCCGAAGCAAAATTCAACATTCCTCAGGAGTTTATGTCAGAGACAAAAACACCATCAAGGTTACCTTCGGACAGACCAATGAAAACTCCAACAGTCGAAGCCATAAAAAACTCAAGGTTACCTGATGAAATTAAAAAATTAATGATTGAGCATCCTATACAACCAGTCCAGATGCAAACAAGTGCACTTTCAGATGAACTTGTAGAAAAGGCAACAAGATTAATGAGAGATGGTAAAGAACCTGTTGTGGAACAAAATACTAATCAAAAAACATCAAATCTTGATGTTAAACAAATACAACAAATAGTAGAATCCACAGTAAGAAAGGTATTGAAAGAAAATGGATTAATTACTGAATCCGAAGAAAAAACTAACGAAGTTTTTAGTTTTAAAGTAGGAAAACATATATTCGAAGGTAAAGTAACAAAAATCAAAAAAATATCATAACCCCTTTTTTTATTAGATAATTAGGATTATATTTTTGACTGAATAATAATTTATGATGTCAAAAATTAAAATTTTAGTTATCCCTTCAGATAGAACGGGTGTTGGTAAATTCAGGTCTGTTGACCCACACATTTTTTTACAGAATCTATATCCTAATGAATTTCATGTAGATATCGATTATGAACCAAATGTATCCGATATGGATTTTTGGAAACAATATCAAATTGTTGCATTTCATAGGAGCATAGGCAATGATTTTGATTTTGCAAATCAGTTCATTCAAAAATTAAACTCAATGGGTATCGTCACTATTTGTGATATTGACGATTATTGGATGCCTGGTAAAGAACATCCGATTCACGACATTATTAGGTTTAATAAAATAAATGAAAAAATAGTCGCAAACATAAGAGTTGCAAAACATGTTACAACCACAACAACTTTATTTGCGGATGAAATAATGAAAACAAATAAAAATGTTTTCGTTCTACCAAATGGTGTTAATCCTAAAGAACCTCAGTTCATGGAACCTACCCCTGAATTTGACAGAATTAGAATAGGATGGTTAGGTGGTTCTTCTCACTTACATGATTTACAATTATTAGACCAGTCTTTTAGCAAACTGATGCCAATCAAAGATAGAGTACAATATGTTCTTTGTGGATTTGATACGAGAGGTAGCGTTACAGAAATCAATCAACAAACAGGTGAACAGGTAAGAAGAAATATTAGGCCTGAAGAAACGGTATGGGCTTCGTATGAAAAAATATTCACACAAAACTTTCAGATAATATCTGAGGATTACAAAAAGTTTTTATTAAACTATACACAAGAAGATTACCAAAAAGAGTCATCTGAATCTTATGCAAGGGTTTGGACAAAACCTGTAACATCATATGCAAAAAATTACTCAAGGTTTGATATCTCACTAGCACCAATTAAAAATCATATGTTTAATAGGATGAAATCACAACTTAAAGTAATTGAGTCTGGTTTCTATAAAAAGGCGTTGATTGCCTCAAATCTTGGTCCATATACAATTGATTTGAAACATAGTTTAAAAAATGGTAACTTTGTTGACGGAAATGCTTTGTTGGTTGATGAAAACAGAAATCACTCCGATTGGGCAAAATTCATAGAGAAATTAGTGAAGAATCCAAACCTAATAAAAGACATGGGCGAAAGATTGTATGAAACCGTAAAAGACACTTACGATTTAAATACCATTACAAAAAATAGAGCGGAGTTTTATAAATCTGTTATATGATAAATTTACCAATTGAAAAGTTACTATTTATCGACATCGAAACTGTCGGTACAGAAAGCACATACGAAGACCTTTGCAAAAAAGATGATAAACTAGCTTCTTTATTTGAACACTACGAATCATGGTTCAAAAAAAGATTCCCTGAAGATGAAAATTTGTCTTTGAGTGAGATGTTTAAAATAAGAACCGCATTGGTTCCTGAATTTGCAAAAATTGTGTGTGTTTGTATGGGTGTAGTTGACCCTAATGGTAAATTCAAAACAACTGTAATTTCCGATACAAATGAAAAAAAGTTATTGGAGAATGTCAGAAAGACCTTAATTAAGTGTGGTGAGATGGGATATTGGTTATGTGGTCATAATGTTAAAAACTTTGATATCCCTATGATTGGTAAAAGGATGGTAATCAATGGTATGCTTCCTCCGAAAATTTTACCTTCTTATGACACTAAACCTTGGGAAATTAAAGCTGTTGATACAAGGGATGTATGGCAATTTGGTCAATACGCATCAATATCAACTTTAGATTTGATGTGTGGAGTTTTAGGTGTACCTTCGCCAAAATCTGATGAAATGGACGGTTCAAGAGTACATGAAGTTTTTTGGAATGAAAAAGATTATGATAAGATAAACAAATATTGTGAGAAAGACGTAGTGCAGTTGTATGAGGTGGTTAATAAACTAGTAAATTTAAAATAATGGACGAACAAGATTTTTTAAAACAGATTAGTGCAGAATTTGAAAAGTTACAGAAAAAATATGGTGCGGAACTCACTGATGAAAATAGTGATATCGGTGAAAGTATTTTTACGGAAACTCTAAGAGAACTGCAGGACGAACTCTATGATGAAAGTATAAAGAGTAAACTTCTTATACAAAGGATACATGAGGATGCAATTTTGCCATCATATGCCTACCCAACAGACTCAGGATTCGATTTGTGTTCTGTGGAAGAAATTACTATTGAACCCTTTGGAAGAGCCTTAGTCCCAACAGGGTTGAGAGCAAACATACCACAAGGGTTTGAAATTCAAATCAGACCAAAAAGTGGTTTGGCAATTAAGGAGGGTATCACCGTATTAAACACACCAGGAACTGTAGACCAAGGATATAATGGAGAACTAAAAGTTATTGTGTTCAACACAAACAACAAGTCATTTACAATTAAAAATAAGATGAAAATTGCACAAGCGGTTCTTTGTCCCGTGGCTTCAGGTAGATATGTAACAATAGTAGAAGTTGATAATGTTGAGGAAACTGAAAGGGGTGAAAACGGATTTGGCAGTACAGGTTTAAATTTACAATAATGAGTTTAACAATTGGATTTTCCACCAGAGTTCACAATCCTGAGTTTGTTGAATACTTGAAAAAAAGTTCAGGGTTCAAAAATATTGAAGTTATCGAGAAGGTTAACAATGGTCAAAAATCTTTGAGTCAGGTTTATAATGAAATTCTAAAAGAATCATCAAATGACATCGTGGTATTATGCCACGATGACATTTATTTTGACACAACGTCTTGGTATCATAAACTAATAAAACACTTTGAAAAAAGTGAATATGGTATCTTGGGTATGGCAGGAACAACCTACATGCCAAAAAGTGGTAGATGGTGGGAAGATAGAAAAAAAATGTTTGGGATTGTTAATCACGAACATGAAGGAAAAAAATGGGAATCAAAATATTCTTCAGGATTTGGAAATAATGTAAAAGAATGTGTGGTTGTTGATGGTCTTTTTATTGCCATGGACAAGAAAAAAATTAAAAAGAATTTTGACGAAACTGTAGATGGATTTCATTTCTATGATATTGAATTTTGTTTCCAAAATTTTTTGGAAGGAGTAAAGATTGGTGTTATTACAAATATAAGAATTACTCATAAATCTATTGGCGTTACAAATCAACAATGGGAAGATAATAGAGAAATATTCTCTAAAAAATTTGAATCACAACTTCCTAAATTCTTATTAAGAGATAAAAGTGAAAGACTCAAAGTTTTAATTTCAGCGTCTCAACAATTTATAATTCCATCAGAATTAAAGTCTTTGGTTGAAAAATGTTTAGAATATAATTGGGAGCTAAGTATTATGACAGACAACGAAAAGTTTGTCAGAGGATATCTTTCTAAACATAATATAAATTACTACTCTCTTAATAATCCTCCAGGTTATAAAATTGGTGACGGTCGATGGTCTTTGAATACACCTGATGGTGTAAAGGTTTCTCAACCAAATATGTTGTACAAAGTTAGTCAACTTAACCAAGACCTTATAATAATTTTGAATAACTACGATACGGTACAATTATGTAAGTTATATTCAGATATACCAAAAATAATATTGTCTAAAGATAAAATATTATTATCTCACAACTCATTAAAGAAATCTGTAACTTTAGACGAATTCAATAAGGATGTGGTTTTTGACTCTTTGGATTCGGAACTTGTAGGAACAACAAAACAAAAAATAAAAATAATAACAGGTTATAGTGAACAAGGGGGGTCAACAATTGCCCAAATAAATTTAACCAACTTTTTTAATAATAACGGATATGATTGCACTTTTTATGGACCATATGATTACCATATAGATAAATGTAAATCAGCGTTTTCCAGCGAATTAAAATTTGATAAAGATGACATTTTACTATGCCATGTAATGAATTTCAAAGAAAGACCTCCCGTTAAAAAAGTAATTTGTTGTTCACACGAAAAATGGTGGTATGACTTTTCAAAAGTAGTTTGGTATTGGGATGAAGCTGTTTTTTTACACCAACAACATAAAGATTTTCATCAGAATTATACAGGAAATTATACCATAATTCCTAATTTAAAAGAAAATTTAGTATCTAAAAATAAAGAAGAATTAGACTTAATTGCTGGAGTTATTGGTGCTATTGAAGATAGAAAACAAACACACCTTTCCATTGAAAGGGCGTTGAATGATGGTTGTGAAAAAGTGTTATTATTCGGTAAAATTGGTGATGACCGATATTTTGAAAATTATGTAAAACCTAAAATAGATAATACTAAAGTTGTTTTTGTTGGTTCTAGTACCGATAAACAATCTATGTACGATTCAGTAGGTAGAGTTTATCATTCATCAAAAGGAGAAGTGGCTTGTTTAGTTAAAGATGAGTGTTATTCAACCGGTACTAAATTTTTTGGAAACGAAGAAACTGAAAATGAGGTGTCCACTTTAACCAATGAAGAAATACTTAAACTATGGCAAAAAATTTTTGAAAAATGAAAACTTTATTGAATTTTGTATTCATACATGACCAAGAAATCCTATTAGATTTTGTTGAGAAAAATAGATTTCAAACGCTAGAAGGGTTTAAATATGTGTTTTTAGGAAATAGACCTTGTGATAAAATAGAACATCTTGAGAATGTTATTATCGCCAGGAATTTGGAGGACAACATAGAGCATTTACCAAAATTAACATCGTTTACTGGATGGTATGCATTATATAAAAATGGATATTTGGATTGTGAATATGTTAATTTGTTCGAATATGATATACATTATGTCCCCGAATTTCCTGAAATAAACAAAGAAATGTTAAAAAAGGATTTTGACTTTGTAGGATACTTCCCAATGTTTGTTAACGATATTGTGTATCTTACTCAAACTCAATATACCAAAGAACTTGTTGATTCTATAGAAAAAAAGTTTGGGTATAATATTGCGGAATACATACATGAACTTGAGAAATCTAACCCACAAATGTTGTGGAGTTCATCAAGCAATTCAACATGGAGAACAGAAGTTCTTAAAAACTATATAGATTGGTTCTGTAACTTTATTGACGATATTAGTCAAAGCCAATATTGCGGACATATGCATGAAAGGTCCTTAAGTTTCTATTATTTTAAAGAGAATCTCAAAGTATTCTTAACAAGGAATTTAATGATACATGTTCAACTAAACTCTCATGGTACTTCCCCCTTACCTCCTGAAAGAGCTAAAATGTTATATAGTTATTTAAAATGAATAAGATTGCCTTTTTATTTCTTACACAGAAAGAATTAACACAAGAAAAACTTTGGGATACTTTTTTTAGTTCAGCGGATAAAGACAAATATAGTTTGTATTTCCATGCGAAACCTGATTTCACCCACAATAAATTCTCTGAATTTCAAATTGATTCTATAGAAACTGCATGGGGGTCTTTTAGTTTAGTGGAGGCCCAACAATTGCTTTTTAACGAGGCATTAAAAGATGAAGACAACAAACACTTTATTTTGGTTTCTGAAACTACAATACCGATATGTAGCTTTGAGGAAATGTATTTTTATTTTTCAGGTAAAGAAAACTACTCAATAATAGGATACGGTAATGCTAACATACCTTATTTCTTACAAAGAATGAAATTAATTAACAATCTCTATAATTGGACATCTGATAATTGGTATATCAGCTCACAATGGGTTATTTTGAATAGAGAACATTCTAAGTTATTTAAAAATAATATTTCTGTTTTAAAAGACATTTTTAATTACTCTCCTCATCCTGAAGAACATTCTTATGTTACATTTTTAAATCATTTAAATTTATTAAATGATTCTTTTGTTATAAATAAAAGTTTAACATTTGTTGATTGGAATGGTAATAACCATACTATGCCGTCATCTTATAAACCTAAGGAAATAACCGAAAGTTTAATTAAAAAACTAAAAGATGAAGGATATTTTTTCATGAGAAAAGTTTTAGGTGGTAGCGACATTTCTATTTTTTAATTTGTTTTAATATGAATTACGTTAGTTTTAGTTTATGGGGTGAAAATCCAATTTATAATGTGGGAATAATTAGAAACGCCGAATTAATGGAACAGTTTTATCCAAATTGGAAAATGATAGTTTTCTTTGACGATTCAGTACCAACAAATACAATAAAAGAACTTCAAAATAGAAATATTGAAACAAGATTATTTTTAGATAAATCTATCTATGGAATGTTTTGGAGATTTTTTGCCGTAGATTTGCATGATTGTAAATATGCAATTTTTCGAGATGCGGATTCTAGAATAAGTTTACGAGAGTCTTTGGCTGTAGATGAATGGATTAAAAGTGGTAAATCATTACATGTAATGAGAGACCATCCTTATCATAGAATACCGGCAGGAAATAATCAGTTGGGTATATTAGGTGGAATGTGGGGTATAAAATCAGGTGTGCTACCATTAACAGAAATGATTTATAATTTTAGTAAATCAAAAGTACACAATTATGGTAATGACCAGACATTTTTAAAAATGGTTTACTCCGAATTAAAAAACGATAGATGTACTCATGATGATTTTTTTGAAAAAAAACCATTTCCAATACAAAGAGAATACGGTAGATTTATTGGTGAAAGAATAGATGTAAATGAAAAACCACTAACTGATGATTATAAAATATTATAATTATGAAAATAGAAAAAGTTATATTCACAATAGACGATAACCCACATTATAAAGGGTTTTGGTCCTCGATAAGTAATCATTTTAAAAATAGAATGGGAATGACTCCTGTTTTATTTATCATTGGTGATAATGTTGACGTATCAGCTTATGATAGTACTAATGGGGAAATTGTTTTAATAAAAAAAATAGAAAACATACCCACAATAATACAAGCACTCATAGGAAAGTTTTATTTTACAAAAACTGAACCTGAAACAACTTGGTTAATTGGGGATTTAGACCTATACCCTTTGCAACAATATCATTTCAAAGAGGAACTTTTAGATATTGATGAAAACGCATATGTTCATTTATTTCCATACGCATATGGAAAAGATTGGAGAGAAAAGATAAACGGTTTGGCCGGTTACTTTCACGTTGCAAAAGGAAAGACATTTGAATCTGAATTAAATTTTATAGGAAAAACCTTTGATGATGTTTGTAATGAAATATACAAATCAAACAAATGGGGAATCCAATTTAACGGGATTCCTTCAAATAAAGCAAACCAACAAGCATCATCCGATTATGGTTGGTTTTGTTGTGAAGAAATGTATACAGGATATCTCCTAAGAGATTCTGAAGTTTTGGTAGAACTTCAACCAAAAGACCAATCATATCCGAGAATCGATAGGTCATCAATGGTTTATGATACAAAAAAGCTAGAGTTAGGTGGTTATATAGACTTGCACGCACCAAGGCCCTACGAAATGTATTCAGAACTTATCGAATCAATATTATCTAAAGTTCCGGTAAAATGAAAAATGTTGAATTTATAGTTCTAACTGCTGACAAGTATTTAAATACAAGAGCAGAATCCATTAGAAAGACTTGGGGAAAAGGACAAAATTTAAAATTTTTGACAGACAGTAAATCCGATATTGAAGATGTAATCGGATATGACACACCTCTCAATTATTTGGGAATTCAGGATAAGTACCAATCATTTTTCAAAAAATATGATTTTACTAAATCTGATTTCTTTTTCTTCTGTGATGATGATACTTTTGTAAATTTAAAAAATTTAGATAATTTAGAATCTCCTGATAAAGACAATTTATTTGCAATTGTCCGATTATTGTGTTTGAATTCAGATGCTACGGATATGTGGGGTAATTATACCGGAACTAATGTTTCTGCAATAAAAGGAGATAGAACAACTTTACCATTATATTACGCTAGTGGAGGTTCTGGGTTTATCATATCCCAAGCAGGATGTCTTGCGGTTCAGAATTATTTATCAACATGCACCAATATACCATGGTCAACGTTTGGTGATGTAAGTTTAGGATTTTGGTTGAGGAATTGTAAAGTTAAATTAATACCTAATGATAATTTATGGTGGGACACTCACGAAAAATTACTATATAATAAGTGGGAAAAATATGAAAGTGATGAGAATGTAATAACATTTCATTATGTTAATGAGGAACTAATGGATACATACAATAGAAAATATAATGTATAATTTGAAATTAACTGTTAGCGATATTATTACAACTGATGGATATATAGAAATTGCGCAAGAATTTTCAGATTCGTTATGTCATGTCAAAACTGATTTTTTTAAAATTGGAAAATTTAACTGGAGGGGTAAATTACATCCTGAAACATTAAAAGAAAATGTAATTATTTCACATTCTGATTACCCGATTACTGATGATATTTCAATCAAATTCAAAAAAGTTTTTTGTGTTAACAATCTTTCTGATAACAAAAATACGTTTAGTCTTCCTTTAGGAATACCTAACAATGATGATGAACTAAAAATTTTAAGTGTCATAGGTGATAAGGAAACATTGATTGATGTTAGAAACGAAAATGTCGAAAAAGAATATTTGTTATACCTGAATTTTTCAACAACGACTTATCCAAAACTTAGAAATAAACTTTTTTTAAAATTTAAGATTCATGATTGGGTTCGTTTTGGAGAAATGAATTTTAATATGGAGGGAAGAATTAAATATTTAACAGAAATAAAGAAATCCAAATTTGTGCTGTGTCCTAGAGGTAACGGTATTGACACACATAGATTATGGGAAACACTATATCTTGGGTCAATTCCTATTATTGAGAAATTCAGAACACATGACATTTGTCAAGATTTACCTATCTTATTTATAGATGATTGGTCGGAAATAAACAAAGAATTTTTAAATAAAAAATATGAAGAAATTTCCAACCAACATTTTAATTTAGAAAAATTAAAATTATCATATTGGAAAAGTTTTATAAAAGAAAAAATAATGAATTATGTTTGAATTAGAATTTTTAATAAATCATGCTGAGCGTTCTTTTGAAAATTCAAATAATAGATATTCAAAATTGTCAAATGAAATATTATCTATTGAAGGAATGTCGGGTGAAAAAACAAGACATTTGTATAATAATATATGTAGTATTGATAACGCAAATTATTTGGAAATAGGTACCTATAAAGGGTCAAGTTTTGTATCTTCACTTTATAAAAACAGCATAAATTCAATTGCTGTTGACAATTGGTCCGAATTTAAAGGACCAAAAAATGATTTTATTAATAATGTGGAAAAATATTGCCCGAATCAAAAATATAATTTTATAGAAAAAGATTCTTTTGAGATAACAGAGTCAGACATAAAACAATTCTATAACAGTATCGATTTATATTTGTATGATGGTTGTCACAAATATGAATCTCATAAAATGGCAATAACCCATTTTTCAAAATTTTTATCAAAATACTCTATAATCATGATTGATGATTGGAGAAATGATGGTTTATGGGAAAGAGTACAAAGAGGAACCTACGATGGGTTTAAAGAAAGTGGATTAATTATCCATAAAAAAATTGAAAGAATTTCTTTTCAAGAAAGTAACGGGCCGTCAGAATACTGGAATGGTTTTGGTCTTTTTGTTTGTGAAAAAATTTAATGAAAAACTATACTAAAAATTGGAATACACAATTTACTAATAATGTAAATCACGTAAAGGACTTTAGTTTGTGTTTAGAGATTGGTTGTTTTGAAGGCTTAACTTCTAACCACATTGTTGAAAAACTAATGAGCGGTGATGATGTCTTGGTTTGCGTTGACCCTTTGACTGATAATTATCTTAACAATAATCTAACTAATACTGATGTTGAATTAAATAAAACTGAATATAGTTTTTTTGAGGGTCAATATGATAGATTTATAAACAATACTCAAGAACATATCACATCGGGCAAAATTATCTTATATAGAGATTTAAGTTTTAATGTTTATGACAAGTTACAAAGTGATTTTGGTAAGAATTTTTCATTCATATATATAGATGGTGACCATAGACCGGAGTCTGCATATATTGACGCAGTAAAATGTTTTGATTTATGTAAAAAAGATGGGTACATTTTATTTGATGATTTTCTTTGGAAAGATACTAAACTAGGTATAAATAAATTCCTTGGTGAATATTCAAATGAATTAAAAATAATTACTCAAGGAGAACAGCTTTTAATACAAAAATCATAATTATGTACGACTATACTATTGTGGGTGCAGGTTTTTTTGGTTCAATATGTGCATACGAATTAAATAGGATTGGAAAAAAAGTTTTGGTAATAGAATCTAGAAATCATATTGGTGGTAACTGTTACACTGAAAACAGAGATAGTATTAATGTCCACATATATGGTCCTCACATTTTTCACACATCAAATGATGAAGTTTGGAACTGGATTAATCAATTTACATCATTTAATAATTTTAGGTTGAGTCCAGTTGCAAATTATAAAGGAGATATATTTTCATTACCGTTTAATATGTGGACTTTTTCTAAATTATGGGGAATAACCACGCCCGAAGAGGCTAGAATAATTATATCAAGTCAAGGGATAGGAATAGAAGAACCAAAAAATTTAGAAGAACAGGCAATAAAATTTGTTGGGATTGAGGTATACGAAAAACTGATAAAGGGATATACTCAAAAACAATGGAAAAAACATCCGAAAGAATTACCTCCTGAAATAATAAAAAGATTACCCGTTAGGTTCACATACGATAACAATTATTTTAATGACAAATATCAAGGAATACCAATAGGCGGATATACAAAAATTTTTGAAAAATTATTGGAAGGAATTGAAGTTAAACTAAATGTTGACTATTTGGAAAATAAAGAATCGTTTGATTCTTTATCCGAAAAAGTAATTTATACAGGACCGATAGATAGGTTTCATAATTATTCATTGGGGTATTTAGAATACAAAACAACAGAATTTAAACATAAATTATTCAAAGTTGATAATTACCAAGGAACTCCTGTTATGAATTATACGGACGTAGCAATTCCTTATACAAGAACAATCGAACACAAACATTTTGAAAATTCTGAATCAGACTCAACATGGGTGACTTGGGAATATCCTGAAATTTATAAACCAAATACAACTGAACCATATTATCCGGTAAACGATAAAGTAAACAATGAACTCTATTTTGCGTATAGAGAAAAGTCTAAAGAAAATCCAAATGTATATTTTGGTGGTAGACTTGCGGAGTATAAATACTATGATATGGATAAGGTCATAGAATCGGCATTAAAATTTGTTGAAACAATAATAAACTAATAAATGAAATTATGGGTAAAACTTCGAGGAGTAATTCATCAGTAACTCAATCTAGCGATGAGAGAGTAATAAAGACAAAAAAAGATTTAATTTGTTCAATAATAAAAAAGAAAACAAAGGAAAAATTTCTTTCTGAGAGTCAAAGAATATACTATGATAAGCTAATAAACAATCAAATTACAATATGTTCAGGTCCTGCTGGTGTTGGTAAAAGTTATATTGCAATGAAATCTGCAATAGATTTATTATCAGACCCCACAACACCATATGAAAAAATTATAATTGTAAGACCTGCAGTAGAAGCTGAAGAAAAATTGGGTTCTCTACCAGGCAATGTTGAAGAAAAATTGGACCCGTACATTTTTCCATCTTACTATCTTTTGAATAAAATTATCGGTAAAGAAAATAGAGAAAAATTAAAAGAAATTGAAGCAATAGAGGTATTTGCGTTGGCATACATGAGAGGTATGAATATTGATAATTCAATATTAATTTTCGAGGAAGCTCAAAACTCAACACCAAACCAAATGAAATTGTTAATGACAAGAATTGGGTTCAATTCTAAATTTTTTATTTCGGGTGACCTTGAACAAACCGACAGATATAAAGATAAAACACACAGTGGATTGTATGATGCAATTCAAAAGTTTGTAGGAATGAGGGATATTGGTATACACGAATTTGAACAAAAAGATGTTGTTAGGAATCCACTAATCACCGAAATATTGAAAAAATACGAAGAATGAGAATCGGTATAGAAATAAATAACGTGTTAAGAAATACATTATTACGTATAGAACAAATTTACGAAAGATGGTATATAGATAATCCTGTAGAAAATGAGGATGATTTTGAGTATGATGTAATTTCCCCCGTAACTACATTAGACATCAAAAGTCATCTAAAATTCAAAGATGATGACTCACTATACGATTTTTTATACAATGAGCATACCATGGAAATATTTGGTCATGCCGGTTCTGTAGAAATGACATCGATGAATGATTTAAATGACTTTTATTTGGACATGAGAGATACCTGTGATATCATTGTTGTTTCAGATGAGATTGGTAAATCAAAACCAGCATCTTTATTTTTTTTATCGAAATTTGGTTGTTTGGTAGAAAATATAAAATTTTATTCTGAACAAACTAAAAATCAATTGTGGGACTCAATAGACGTTTTACTTACGGCTAATCCTGATTTACTATTGAATAAACCTTCGGATAAGATTATTATAAAGTATATTACAGAATATAATAAAGATATAGAGGTGGAATATGAGATTAAAAACATCAAAGAATTAAAACAAAAAATTACAGAAATTTATGCTCGAAGTTTTAAATGAAAATTATTTTATCGATTTGGATGAAATCGAAAAATATCTTGACATGGGAGAAACTGAAGTATCCCCTGAAAGTGGTCAAATTGAAGCAAAAGTTAATTTAATCAAATTTGAATTGGTTAAATTATTACTAGATGTTGTTCTTTCGGAGGATGTTGAAATGGATGATAAGTTAGGTCTAAAAAGCTCTTCAAGCTCAATATCAGTACCTTTCAAAATAGCCTTCAACTCATTACTAAACAAAAAATTAATCAATCACTATTAATATGGAAAAAAATCTCAAAGAAAAAGTTCTAATATCTATAGATAACCTTAAGAATAAAAAATGTAGATTGTATTTTATGGTACAAGATACCAAAGGAAATGCAAAGGGTTCTATCAGGTATATATACCAAATTGCAATGGTATTAAAAAAAGAAGGATTCAATCCGATAATTTTACATGAAAAAAACGATTATTTTGGTGTAGGTAAATGGCTTGGTGAGGAATATATGACAGAAATCCCACACAAATCTTTGGAACAACAAAATTTAGAAATTTCACCTGAAGATTTTATAATCTTACCCGAAATTTTCGGTTATGTCATGGAACAAATTAAAGACATGCCATGTGCAAAAATTGTAATCACACAATCATATAAGTACATGTTGGAAACCTTACAACCTGGTCAAACATGGAACCAATTTGGATTTTACAAAAGTATTACAACAGGTGAAAAACAAAAAGAATATATTGAATCGGTTATGAGAGGTATTAGTGTTGATATATTGGAACCGGTAATAAGTGAAGTTTTTTCTGATAATGGAATACCTAAGATGCCAGTAATAGCCGTTCATTCAAGAGAACAATCAGATACAATCAATATTATAAAAACTTTTTATCTCAAATTTCCACAATACAGATGGTTCACTTTCAAAGATATGAGAGGAATGTCAGAGAAGGAATTTTCAAACGCTTTAAAGGAGTGTTTTCTCAGCGTTTGGGTAGATAGAGAAAGCGGGTTTGGAACTTTTCCGTTAGAATCGATGGCTTCAGGTGTACCTGTAATTGGTTTGTTACCTGATTTACCTCCTGTATGGATTAAGGAAGATAATGGTATTTGGGTCGATGACTTAGTCTTGATGCCTGACTTTATTGCCGATTTTGCACAAAATTGGCTGGAGGATAACATTAAACCTGAGATATACGACGCAATGAAATCAACTGCAGATGAATATAAAAAACAAGAAAAATTTAACTCTGACGCTGTTGAGTTATTTAGTAAATATATAAACATAAGACTTGAAGCTTTCGAGTCTCAAATATCAAAAATTGACGAATAATATGGATAATTTATCACTATCAATAATTTTACCTATTAAATCCTCTGTTGTTAAAAACTTTGAAGATTTCTTTAAAAAGGCTATAGACTCAATAAAGACCAATGATGTGAAACCTAAAGAATTAGTTATTGTTCACACAATGGAAGAACAACTAACATCATTTTTGAATTCTTTTGATTTTGGAGAATTGGAAGTAAAAAAGGTCCCCTATAATAAAACTCCTAATTATGGAGACCAAATAAACGAGGGTGTGAAATCATCAACAGGAGAGTGGGTTTCGTTCTTTGAATTCGATGACGAATATTCCGCTATATGGTTTAGAAATGTAAAAAAATACATTCAGTCGTTTCCAAATGTACAGGTTTTTTTACCTGTTGTAGTTGATGTTGATGAGAAAGGTGTATTTGCAGGATTTACAAATGAAGCGACTTTTGCAGCTAATTTTAGCCAAGAGATGGGATACCTTACTAACGAAACATTACATACATATCAAAACTTCCAAACAGCAGGTGCGGTTTATAAAAAACAAGTAATAGAAGATTTCGGTGGTTTTAAGCCATCAATAAAACTAACATTCGTTTATGAGTTTCTATTAAGACTAACTTATAATTCAGTGTCAATTATGACAATACCAAGGTTAGGATATAAACATCTTAATTTGAGAGAAGGTTCTATCTTTTGGAATTATAAAAACTCAAATGAAAAAATGTTGGATGATGAAGTTAAATTTTGGATTCAAACTGCAAAGAAAGAATATTTCTTTGTGGACGATAGAGCCATAAAATATGAACCACAAACCAATTAATGTCTATAACTCTGTCATCTATCACAGAGGATGTATCATCTAAAAAAAGAGGAAGAAAAGCTCAAAAAGAAAACTATTTTGACGTTAGAGAAGAAGATGCTGTTAGAAATTTTTTAATAGCAACAACATCTGAAGAAAAAAACAAAATATATAATCAATTCTTGAGAGGTCCTTTAGATAAGATGATTTCATCTATCATTAGAAGGTACAAATTATACAGAAAAGACATGGACTTTGAAGAAATCCATGCAGATACTCATTCGTTTTTGATGACCAAAGTGGATAAATTCAAACCATCAAAAAACAAAAAGGCGTATTCGTATTTCGGTACAATTTGTAAGAATTATCTAATGGGCCAAATAATTAAAGACCAAAAGGAAACTAACAGAAAGATATCATATGAAGATGTTTCCTCAGCATTAGAACAAAGACCTGATATGATTTACACCATAGATGATGATACTATGGGAATGGATGTGGTTATCTCAGTTTATACTAAGGAATTGAAAGATTTCATAGATAAAGAAAATCTCAACGATAATGAAAAAAGATTAGGATTTGCTTTAGTAGACCTTTTCGATAACTACGAAACTATTTTTTCAAGTACCGATAATAATAAATTTAATAAGAATATTATTTTACTTTCTTTGAGAGAAATGACGAATTTATCGACTAAAGAAATTCGAACTTCTATTAAAAAATTCAAAAAATTATACATATTCACTCAGAGTAAATTAAAAAACTATTAAAAACTATTTATTGTTATGCCAAGACCACAACGAAAAGAAATAAATTTTTCTAAAGAGAGTATCCTTGCTTTAATGCAAGAGATTTATAACGAACTTGTCGAACAGAGAAATACTGCCATCAGGATACAAAATAAAATGTTATCAATGATGAAAGACCCTGAAGATATGCAAACAATCGGTCCTGTCATAGAAAAACAACAAAAAATAATAAATGACTGTGTCGAGAAAAAAATAAGTTTGTCAAAACTGCAATCATCTATTTGGGAAAAGTCAAACAATTCAACAGAATCATTTTCAATGGCGGATTTAGATGATGATTTACTACAAAACCTTATAGAAAAAGATGTTTCAAATGATGAGAAGTCGTATAAAATTTAATTTATATGGGTGTAGATTTAAATCAGCAACAACAAAAAATCGAAAGTTCGATAAAAGCGTTGAAGGACTACAACGAAACTTCTAATGCCGAAAAGCAAATATTAAAAAAAGGTGGTGGTTCTTTCAGTAAAGTTGCAGATAATCTTTCTTCCCAACTAAATAAGATAAGTGAACAACAAAAAAGATATCAAAGAGAAACACCAAACTCTTTAGATAGAATGGTTGATTTATTAACCACAACAAAAGGTAGTGGGCCTGAAACTTTCAAATATCTTAGAAGATTATTGTTACAAACCTTAGTAACAATAGAACCAAAAATAGTCGAAATATTAACACAAGAAGTTATAAAGGCTTTAGGTTGCTCACAAGAACAAACCTATAATTCAGTCTCAACAAATAACTTACAAATCGCATCTCTAAGTTTATTACCTAAGACTGTTGGTAACTATGTACCATTAGAAAGTATTGATTTAACAGGAATGTTAAAATTGGATGTTACAAGTGTTTTAGGAAAACTTTTTTACGAAAATGAAATACCATCAACAAGTGATAAATTTGTACCATATGGTGGTAAAATTAAGTACCCTGTAAACAGGATGTTAAGAGGGATGAGTTTATCTCCAAACGAAACATATAATGATTATTATGGTAAATATTACTTTGGAAAATCAGGAAAAAACTTGTTTGATTTGAATTACTCCGAATCAAATTCTTATGATGTTACAGGAAATTATTTTAGGGTCTTTTTATTGGATAGAGAAAATACTACTAACACTACTGGTGGATACCCTATAAATCAGGTTGGTCAATTTATAACAGATTATTATTCAACAATCAAATTAGTTGATTTTTCTCAGGTTATGGCGGTTGTCATAAATTATATGATTGGATTCGTATCGATTAAGGCTAAAATAGGTGTTGGTGAACTTGATACACAAAGTAAGTTTGCTTTATTACTTCAAAGAATTTTAGGTTTGTGTTTTGATGAGAGACGAGAGATAGATGTAAGCGGTATTTCTAAAATAGGAGAATTAGATGGAGTAGATGATAGTTTTTTTGAATTCAATGAAGTAGATTTAAGAAATATTGATATAAGAATATCCAACATACAACAGGGTGTCGCGGTTTTTGAAAACTGTGATAATGTTAAACTTCCTGTTGATGCGGATGGAATTGCTAATGAAATTGCAAACTTTGCAACACAAACCTCAGGAAAAACTAATGATGAATTAGTTAATTCAATGGATGATATTGTCGAGTCAATATTTGCTAAATGGAAATTATTAGTACCAAATAGTGCTGCTTTGGAAGTTTCAATAAATAAAGATTTTATTAAAAACTTACCAATAGCTTTAGCATCCGCAGTTTTAAGTCCTAAAGCTTTATTACCTCTTTTTGTCATGTTGAATGAAGTACAAAGAGGTGCGGTAAATCAATTGGACAAATTAACTTCATCGGCAAATACAATAATAAGTTCTGCAAATACTTTTTTACAGTCAGGTACAACATTTGGTCAGGAGGTTAATAATGTTGTTTCTGATTCAATTCAATTTATAAAAAAATATAAAAGTTTTATAATTTCTTTTGTAACAAAAATTGGTGCAATTTTTATAAAAACTTTATTTGACTTACTAAAAAGAGAAATTTTTAATTTATTAACAGTAATAATTAGAGATATTCAAAAAACACAAACCGCTAAACAATATGCGATAATTTTGAAATTAGTTCAATTAGGTTATGTTGTTGCAAGGTTTGTTGGTGATTATAGGAGATGTAAATCATTGTTAGATGAAATAAGTTTGTTACTGAATTTAATAAGTTCATATAAAGGTAATTCCGTATTTAGAATACCTGCATTTTTAAATCTATTGGCATTTTTACTACCTGGATTTTCACCTGAAAGGGCAACTTTAAATACAATACAACAACTTCAAAAACTTGGAATACCTACAGGAGCACTGCCTGGTGGAGAAGTTAATTTAATGAATTTATTCGTAAAATCCTTAATTACAGGTATTGATGCCGAAGAATCTGAAAACGGTAAAGTAGAAACTGCGGTAAAATTACCACCACCTTTCGGATTGATATCAACAGTTGGTAAAAAGATTTAATATGACTAAAGAAAATTTTGACAGTATATTGGCCGAGCAAAAAAACATAAAAAATATTCCGAATTCTAAACTGATAGAATATATGGATATTATTACGGAAGATTTTGAAACGACTAAATCAAATTTAATAAACATGTCGTATTATTTAGATAAGTTAGAAGAGCTATATAATTCTATGTTAAAAGAATATCAATCAAGAAATAATGAGTAATCAACTTTTATATCAGTGTGTTGTTTTAGATAATCAAGACCCCTTAATGTTGGGAAGGGTCAGAGCAAAATTATTATCTGACAAATATGCCGATGTTGTAAAGAGTATTAGAAATCCACCCTTCAACGAAGAAAAAGATGCTTGGACGGCTAGAGACCCCTTTATTTTTAACCCACTTTTACCTTTTTTCATTTATCAAGTTCCAAAAATAGAGGAGTTGATAAATGTTTTATATTACAATAATGAGTTCAAATATAGGAATCAGTTTTATGTTCAGGCAATGTTTTCAAGTCCTAACAGGGCTCCTTTTGAATACTACGTCGGTTCTCAAAAATTCACAGGCATAGGTGTACAATACACTGACCCTATACCTGTTAAAAATCAAGATGGTACATATCCTAATACCGCAACAAAAGGTGTTTTTCCTGAACCTGGAGACAATGCAATATTGGGTAGAGGAAACGCGGATGTAATTGTTAAGGAAAATGGTGTTTTAATAAGAGCCAATAAAATAAAAGGTAATTTTCAACCAAATATACCACCTGTTGTAAACAACAAAGGTGCTTTTTTACAACTCACAAAATTTGATGGTAATAGAGTTTTGAAGGCTCAAAAAGTTTTTTCAGAAATATTTGAAAGTGTTGTATTATCCAACTACTTGATTGAATATGTGGTTATAAACCCTGAAAATGATATAAACCCTCAAACCGGCCAAAACGCATTCAGTGGTTATGTTTATCTTTATAAATTGAAACCTGATAGTAGAGTTAACTCTAAAAATTTGAAAGTCGATTCTAATATTGATGATTTAAAATCATTAATTTTGATTGAGGAGTTCAGAGCCCTTCCAATGTCCGATACTATAAATTTTATTAATACAACAATTAACAGATTTAATTCTAAAAATAGTATAGATGGAAGAGAAATTTTCTCGTCATCACAAAAATTTCCAATTTTTTATAGACCTTCGCCTTCATTTTATGATGTTATTACTGCAACTTCAAACACAGGTACTATTTCACAGAAAAATGCTTCAGCAATTTATAGTGAAGTTAAGTTAAACAATACCGCCACAAATGCTGGATATGGTTTAATATACACACAAAACAAAGTAGGTGTTCCAATTTCAATCAAAAAAACAAAAGGGAATGTATATGATTATAAAGACAACCCCGTGACTTATGCAAGTCTTGGTGGAGATAAGTTATTCCTACTTTCTCAACAATCAAATAAATTTGGTTTGGAGCCAATTAATTTTAGTGATACCGCTTATGGCATTTCTGACGCAAAATATGTTACTGAAATATTACCAAAAACTTCAAGTTTAGTTAGAGGTGAAGAATTGATGGAGTTAATAAATCTTATAGTTAGATACCTAATTACTCATACACACGCCTTTCCTGGACTCCCTCCATTACCTGTTGGTTATGATGGGTCAACCTCTACACAGATATTGACCGAGCTACAAAATGCTGCAAACAAAATATTGAATGAGAATATACGATTGAATTGATATTTATGTTAAAAGATAATGTCATTATTAAGGTCATATATTAACAAAAATAACACAATCATTTCCAACTCTTATGCTAATACAGGTAGAAATCCTGTTACGCAATTAAATTTTGGTTCTTCGGGATGGGTAGTTCCGAATTACGGATATACAAGATTTATATTCGATTTAGATTTAGATTTACTGAGAGAGAAGTTAGAATCGGGTGATATTTCCACCGGTTGTACTTCAGCTATGACTCACACACTTCAAATGACGAATACATCATCATTTGAACAAGAACTTCTAAATACTGAAATGTCTGACGGGAGAAGAAGAGCATCTTCTTTCGATTTGATTTTGTTCAGAATACCAAAAATGTCAGGGAATACAGGTTTACCTCAATTATGGGATGAAGGTGTTGGATACGATTTTATAGAAACAAATAACAATCAAAACGGTATAAACGGTGGTTTATATCCAATAACATATGTAGATGATAGGTCTTATTCAACAAGACCATCAAATTGGTATAAAAATACAAACTTATCTGGTTGGTCAGAAAATGGAATATACAACAACAAGAACGAAGGTTTAGTTAACTATTCTGCATTGACTATTGTTGATACACAACATTTTCAATTCGGTAATGAAGATATCAATTTTGATATGACCGATGAGATTAATGGTATTATTTTAGGTACTATCACAGGTGTGACCGGATGGGGTGTTGCGTATAAACCAGATATGGAAAACGTTACAGGACTAACTGATTCTTATTCTGTTGGGTTTTTCACTCGTCATACACAAACATACTATCAACCATATCTGTTAACCGATTATGATGATTTAATTTTAGATGACAGAAATAATTTTGTTAAAAATCAGATAAATAAATTGTATTTGTATGTTTTTGAGAATGGAGTACCTGTTAATTTAGATTCTACACCATATGTTAGAATTGAAGATAGAGCGGGTGGTTTAGTACCAGGAATGAGTTCATTAAGTACTTGTTTAAAAACAAAGGGGGTTTATGAAGTTGTGGTTCCCAATGGATTTACGGGTTATACATCTCCTTGCGAATTTTTTGATATTTGGTCAGGATTAACAATCAATGGACAATCCATACCTAATATCACAAATCAATTCATACTTAAAAATTACTCAAGTAAAATACAAATTGGTTCATTAACAAGAGAACCTGAAAAATTTGGTTTTGATTTTTATGGTATTTTACAAAATGAAAAAATACTTAATACAGATATTAGAAAGGTTGGAGTTACAATTAAAAAGGCATACACAACTCAGCAATTGTTACAAAATATTGACGCTTTCTATAGAATATATGTTAGAGAAGGTAATACAGAAGTTCAAGTTCAGGATTGGACTAAAATCAACAGAACCCCAAATGAATATTATTTCATTTTTGATACTAGAGACAAAATACCAAATGAGTATTATGTGGACATTAAAGTAAACATTAGCGGAGAGGTTGATACTTATAAAAAACAATTAACTTTTGAAATAGTTAACAAAAAATGATAAAAAGAAACATACAAGAACAGAAATTGGATGTCAAACTATCTAAAGGAAATGTTATACTTAACAGTCGTAAGTATGAACTAAATTATAAGATGGGTGAATTTTGGATGCCAATTAATATAAAAAAGCTTATCCCTTCGAAAGATAATTGGGAAATTACCGCAGGAAATTTTATCAAAACACAAACCGAAATAATTCCTCAAGATGCTGTTGAAAAAATTACCAAAAAAATTGGAGAGAAGGAAATTAATTTAAAAGACCAAAAGGGTAATGAATATAAATTAAAATTAGTTAAAGAAGAAAAAATGAAAAAAATTGTAAAATTGACTGAGTCAGATTTGAATAATTTAGTTAGAAAAGTTTTGGAAGAACAGAGAGAAGAAAATTATATGTTTTTCTCAAATTTAGAACAGATGAGAAGACAACTAGATATGCTTTTGGAACTTGACCCAGGAATGGTTGATGAAATTATTCAAAATGGTCATGATTGGGCTGATGACCATGTTAGTGAGGCAAAGACCAATATGGACCAAGTTTTTGATTTCCTTATGAATGAGACAAGAAAAATGAAGTCATATATTGATTATGAAGATATCAATGAAGGGGCTAAAAAATCTGGTACAAAATTATGTTCGAGAGGAAAAGCGGCCGCTAAATCAAAGTTTAAAGTATATCCTTCAGCATATGCAAATGGATATGCGGTTCAAGTTTGTAAGGGTAAAATGCCAGGTTTGGACGGAAAAAAACATTGCTCAGGGTCTTATTGTTAAAACAATATAAATTACTATATTTGCACCATGAAAGCAAATGTTGTAGGATACATACCTAAATTAATGTTCCGAGTTTATCTTTATCTAAAAGATAAATTTGACCCAAAAATTCCAATCACTGAAGAAGAAAAATTCTGTGTTGAGATAACAAAAAAGTTAATTGAAAGGGAAGATTCTGTATTAACCTTAGCTCCTTTATCACAAAAAAGGTTTATAAAAAATGATGAACTAAGTATGTTTATCATGATAGAAAATAGAGTTATCAATATTATCAATCACATATACAGTTACACTTTAGTTATAGAAGATGATGATTCCTATCAAGAAATATTATCTAATTTTGATAATAAATTAGATTCTATTAGACTTTCTTTAGAGACAGAATTTAGGTCTAATATTCAAAGTTCTCTAAAAAATATTTTAGATTCTATTAGATAAGTGTTCTTTAATTATTTGTTTAATTAAGTTATCAACAGACTCTGTTTTTCTTGGTTTGTATGATACCATTTTAGGTTTGTTTCCAGTACCTGTTTTCGGATTGGTTTTTTCTTCTCTTCTTTTTTGTGCACAAGCAGATTTCTTTTGTGAGTCTGTCATTCTTGATGCAACACTTCTTGCCCTACATTTAGGGTATGCACTATTTTTAGCTTCCGACCTACCACAAGGAGGATGACCACCACCTTCTTTTTTTCTACATATATTAACCCAAGGACCTGCGGGTTGTTTACTACCTTTAGGTTTTTTCTTGGTTCCGAACCAAACTGCTAAATCTTCATTCAAAAAAGATTTTTCTTCTTTTATCGGACCAACCGCTTTTTTAATAATGTCTGTTGGTGATTGGATGTCGGCAATATTTGCACCATCCTCATCATTTTGTCCTGTATAAAATTGTTTTAGATATTGGTCCAATTTTGATATTTTTTTTGTTTTATTTTCTATTTTAGTCCTCTCTTGTGGTGTTTCTTTAAAATCACCATCCATTTCTTCATAGGCTAACTCAGCATTTAAATAGTGAGAAACTGAATTTGTAAAAGGGGCAAGTTGGTCTTCTTTCCATAACTCCGGTGCCAAAACTATTGGAACCTTAAATTTCCCTGAACTCGATGACCCAGTTGCTTCACTAATATGCTTTTTATTCATATAATATAAATATATGGAAAGCAAACAACCTTTAGGGTTCTTATTCGAAACTATGGCTTACTATTCGGAAGAATCCGTAGAACAGATTATTGACAATTTGGAGTTGAATAATTCCTTATTTATTTTGTCTCAAGCCATTTCAATGGCTCACTCAAAAAATATTTTCAGTTTAACTGAATCTGAAATAATTTCTAAATGTTTGAGAATACTTAATAAAGAAATATATTCTTATGATGACACAACAAGACAAGGAACAGATAATGTCGAGGATAATTCAACTGGAAAGTGAAAACACCAAATTAATATTCGAAGGTCATAAACCTAGAGGTGATGATTTTTTTGAACCTAAAAGACAAGAGTTGAAATTATTACGATGTCTATATTTTGGTTATAATTCTAAGTATTGTAAAATAAAAAAAGGGTCTCACGGGACCCTTTTTTCTTAGATTTTATTTCCACACGAAGGACAGAACTTATAATTCTTTTTTACCTTTGTACCGCATTCAGTACAATACTGTCTAATTTCTTCGACATTTTTGTTTTTAGTGGATAACGGCATTATTTTAAATTTTACCGTGTGACAAGTTAGATGGCTAAAGTTTTGATAGGAATTTGTGAATGTTTGTTCTGATTCACCTCCCTTCTCAACTCTACCTGTTTCTAATGTCTGATTAGACATCTTTTTAAGATTTCTTGCGGGTTTGTCCCTTTTATCATATTTTGAAGATAATGGAGATGTATAACTCACATTAGCGTTTGTTGTTGTAAAAGTAGATGTCCCTAGACCATTTGTGGTAAATGTTGCGCCATAATAATATGGTGAATTTGTGTTTATTGTCGTCAACCCAGTACCCCAATTTCCAAGTAAAATGTTGTTGGTTGTTGTAACTACATATTCATCATAGAACTCAACCAACACATCTCCATTCAAATCAATTGCAGACCTATTTTGGGGGGTATTTTTAACTTCGTAGGTACTGAACTCAAACTTGTTATTAGTGTCGAGGAATCGTTCCAAAAACACTCTCTGACCTGGTTTTAATACAACCCCACTATTGGAAATATATTCACCATTAAGTTTGATTTTTACGAGTACCGATTTTTGTTTTGGATTATGTATTTCAAATTCAAAGTTGTCTTTATCATTAAGAAAGACAATGTGTCCGTTATAGACCTTTAGACGTGACTTTTTCTTTGTGATGTGCGCAGTCGGATTGCCCACCTGTGTTGCGTAATTCATTTTTTTTTAATTTTATAATAGTTAATGACTATGTTACCAATACCTTTGTATCCGTGAATACTCTACAGTCATTTAGACTGGGGACTGATAAACTAAAATCTATCAATAATTATATTAAAAAAAATTTGTTGTGAAACAAAAAAAACTTATTTTTGTAAAAATATATTGAATATGAAAGTTTTTGTTTTTGCTGTAATGACGTTTTTATTTTTTTCTACTGATATTTTTGCTCAAAAAACGGGTAAAGTGTTTTACCAAAATATTGATAGCGTTAATAAAACGGTGGAAGAATTCAAAAAATTAGGTTTACAAATGGCATTTGCACCGAGTAAAATTAACTTGGAGCATTTTCCTCATGTACAAAATGTTTTATTTGACTATAAGAAATTTTTTGAAACATGGTACCGTCAAGTAAATGAAATTATATTTTTAGATTACGACTCATTCTCAGCATTGAGTAAAAATGGAATGATTCTTCAAGATATTATCTATATACAAGAAAAAAATACCGATTACAAATGGGATGGAGAAAAAAATTTTGAACTTCCACACGTTTTTTCAAAAATATTTTTTACAGCATCAGTCACTGAATATTCAGATAAGTTTGTTTTGAATATCAAAGTCGCCGAAAAAAGAAAAAATTAACTATTTTACCTTGGTAATAGTTAAACTAACCACCCTATTTTTCGCATTTTCTTCTTCAGTTCCACAAACTCCTTTTGAACCTTGGGCAACAACTTCAAAATTAGCATTTTTTAGTTCTGGTAAATTTTGAATTAAGAAGTCTTTTAAATGCTGCGCTCTTGCTTTTGTTAAGTTCAAATTACCAATATCAGTCATATCAGCATCAGGGTCTACTTTAACACCAGGGTATGTATTTTTATCGGCTTTCCATTTTACTTGTCCCTGATTCTCAATGAGACCTGCATTACATTTTGATGCTGATGATTGAATTTTGAATATATAGTTAGATAAGTCTTTATTACCTTTAACAAATTTAACTATTGCCTGATAATTAGGATTATTTTTAATATTTTCTGAAGGGTATGATATATTATCGGCAAAGCTATTACCTAAATTTGATGGCGGCGGTGGTGTCGGTATTGTTATAGGTGGTGGAGGAATATCTTTTCCTTCAGGCATTGGATAAAATCCGAATGTGGAAGCAACTACCAAACCCAAGTAAGCGTTTTTACCAACTATAACATTATACCTAGGAACAAACTCAACCTGAGAATTAACTTCAACTGATTTGAAATCTATAACACCTTCTTGCTGATAATTGAATGTCCAATTACTGTAAGGACCTTCATTTTTTACAGGGGCTACCACTACGTTACCATTTAAAATAACCGCGTAGTATAATGATATTTTATCTTGTAAAACCAATGAATTCTTCGTTTTTTCATCATAATTTAAATTCCAATTGAAATCTCTTTTTCCCGTTTTTAATAAAGAAAATTTAAATTCATTGTTTTCCAAATTTATTGGGTCCCAAATTGGTAAAGGTTTGTTCAACTCAACATTATATTTAGTTGGCATACCCTCGGAATTTTTTTCTGTTACCTGTGCAATATATGCATTTTCACCATCATGAGCAACCACAACATAAAATGATTCCCAGTCTATACCTTGGACTGATGTTGCACTTTGGGGTTGAAAAACCAAATAAATGAAGTTATTATTTGTATCTCCAGTACTAATTATGTTTTCATTATTATAAGCGCCAATTTCTTGTTCTTTCATCAAATATTGTCTTTTTGTTGCATTTTCATGTAAAGAAAGAATACGTCTTTTTTCCTCTTCATTAACAACCCATGTTTGCTTAATCATATCTTTTTAATTTAATTATAAATACTTCATAAAACAAAAAAAAAGGGTCCCGAAGGACCCTTTTTGGTATTTTGGTTCAGACCATATTATCTCAACTCTCTCAAATCGAATGTTCTTACACCGTCAACTGTGATTCTACCATAGAATCTGTTGTTCACCATTTTCTTAGCGTATCTAGTCATGATACCTTTGATTGGTGTGAAGTTGAACGGATTGTACATTGTTGGAGTAAGTTGTAAAGGTACATATGGTGCGTAGATGTAACCAGTGTCAAGTAGAGACGTTCCTTTGTGACCAAGAAGAACTTGGTTAGCTGGGAAGTAAGGGTCTCTGTAGACTTGATATCTACCTGCAAGTGTACCGATTCTTTCGATACCCATGTTGTATTGGTCTTGCTCAGGAGCCGCATTTGAAACGTGGAAATACTCCAAGTCATCAAAAATTGCACTGATTTCAGAAGATACAACAATCCAGTTAGCACCACCTCTAAGAGTAGACTTATGGATTTGAGCTGAAATTTGGTTGATTGCAGTGATAAGAGTTTGGTTCCAGTCTTTCTGAGTGTAAGGAACTGCGTTAGCTCCAAGTCTCTTCCAACCGTTGTAATCCCATCTCAAGTTCCAAGCCGCACCTTTTCTAAGGTCTCTCAAGATTTCTCTATCGATTTCAGCCGCAACTTGCTCAGACAATAAAGCTGTTAATTCAGCCTCAGCGTCGATGTTGTGGAAAGCTGCAACGTCTTGTGCCATTTCTGGTGACCATTGTGCTCTTAATTTTCTTTCAGTTACAGAAACTGTTACAGATTGAAGGTCGAAAGAAACCTCACCAATCTTATCTTCGAATTCAAGATTCTTATAAATTCTATATACAGGAACAAACGCATTGTTGATAGCTGCAGTAGAACCGAATGTTGAACCTGAATAACCATCAAGAGAATTTTGTCCTACAGTACAAGGTACTTGAAGGTCAACCTCAAGATAGATTAATCCATTTACATCACAGATGTTGTCATAATAACCACCACCTGTTTTTGATTCAGGGAATAATGCTTCTGTATTATTATTACCGTACTGAACAATACCCTTACCGTATCTCTGAGTCACAACTCTGAAAAGATAAGGATTTGCAGTGTTTGCTGACGTATATTGATTTGCAGAAGAACCGTAGATAGTCAAATCAGACAAGAATGATTCGTTGTCGATTGGGTTACCGTCTGGTCCAATTAACTTACCAGCCGCTACTTGAGCAAAACCTGACATAACAATCAATACTTTTCTGTAAGCACCTGCATCAGGACCACTACCTGCAGTGTATCCTGAAGGAGTAAGATTTAATGTTGTACTGTTCCAAACAGCAGTAACCGCGTCACCTGTGATAGCAGAAAACTGACCTTTAGAGTAGTCGAAAAGACCTGGAGGGTCTAATGCTGGTTCGTTACCTTCGTAGAATCTGTCATAAAGGTCTCTTCCTTCATTCCAGTTATATCCAGTATTAGGGTCTGCTGGTCCATTTGGTGCTCCGTAAGGTGCATAGTGTGCATTAGCCGCAGCATAATTTTGGATTTGAGGTACAAAGTAGAACAATTTACCGATTGGTAAGTTCATTGCTTGTACAGATACGATGTCGTTAGCCAATAACTTAGAGAAAACTCTTCTGATGATTGGAAATACAACAGTTTCGAAAGCACCTGAGTCAGCAGTTGTAGATGCTTCGTTGATTAAGTGAGACGCTTGGTTCTCATAAAGTTGAGCCACGTTCTCTTTCATGTGACCTTTAAGTCCCTCTAAGAAACCTAGGCCATCCCATTTGTTAATTGTGTCTTCTTTGATAACTTTAAGGTGCTTAAGACCGATGTTACCAACAAGACCTGATTCTAATAAAGCTCCCATTTTGTGAATTTTATTTTTCTTGTTTATTTTTATTTTGTTTACCCAATCTTAGTAATCAAATCTTTAATTCTCATGAACTGAGGATTTTCGTATGTTTTACTTTCGATTAAAGTAGTTGATGAACCTGATTGTACTGATTTTGTCAGTTTGTTACCAACAGATTCATTAAGTGATTTTGTATCAGTCTTAGTTAACTCTTCTTTGATTACTTTATAAAGTCCTTTAGACTCTTTAAGTGAATCAACATCGTCGAATCTTCTAAGAATGTTTATTTTTTCTTTTTTAGTTGTTGAGTGTTCAGTGAAAAGTCTTGTAGCATATGCTAGGTTAGAGTTAAAAATAGCAACTTCGTTAAGTTTCTCTCTAAATACATTTAATGCTTTTCTGTACTCTTCATTCTTTTCTCTCAAAGAACTAACTTCTGTTTCCAATGATTCGAAAGTTAAATTCCTATTAGGCGTAACTCCTTTTCTAAGACCTCTTGATTTGTCCTTAGAACCGAAAGCGTAAGTACGTGCAGCCTCTTTAGTTTCTACTTTCTTTTTCAAAGGTTTCATTTTACCTTCCATGTTTTCACCTTTCTTGTATTCGAACTTGGCTTTACCTGTTCCCATTGTTTTAGGACCTTCTTTTTTGTCCTCACTGAAACCACCTGATGATTTCTTATATGAGAATTTAGCTTTACCCATTCCAACACCTTTAGGTTTAACGGACATTTTACTTTCTTTTGTTTCTACTTTTTTTGACTTCTTATGACTATAAGATTCATCCATCTGCCAATTTTCTTCGTCCATTTCTTCAGACTCTTCCATTTCATCAGATTCGTCCATTTCTTCAGACTCTTCCATTTCATCAGATTCGTCCATTTCTTCAGACTCTTCCATTTCTTCAGACTCTTCCATTTCATCAGATTCGTCCATTTCTTCAGACTCTTCCATTTCATCAGATTCGTCCATTTCTTCAGACTCTTCGATTTCATCATCAGAATCATCGTCTTCAGTAAATTCAATTTCGTAAACAACTTCATCTTCGTCATCCATAACTTCGTCTGAACCTGAATAATCAGAAACATCAGAACTGTCTGAGAAAATAGCGTCAATTACATCTTGAACATTGTCGTCTTCTTGTTCGTTGTATTCCATATTTTCATAATTTTCTTCTTCAGATTCACCTAGTTGTTTAACAAGATATTCTGAATCTGTATTATTGTCAGTTAAATGAATGTCGTCACCGTCTTTTTTTACGATGATACCATCATCTTCACCCATAGACTTAAATACTTTCAAAATAAACTCGTCGGATGCATCAGATAAATCGATTGGTTTATTAGAATCAACATTCATACCCATACTTACTTCCATTTCGTCTGAGTTGTCGTCAGAAGTTACGTCAGTATCTAAAGATATACCTGTTTCATCATCCACGGATGTTGGTTCAACATCTGTGTCTACATCTAAATCCAACTCTTCTTGTTCAGAAAGAGATTCTTTTACTAATTGGCTGATTTCTTCCTTCATAGTAGAAGCAAGTATTCCTTTTGCATTTTCGGCAATAGCCTCTTCAACATTTTTCATTTGAATGAGTGCCTCTTCAACAAGATTCTTATTTTCTTGCATAATTGTTTCTTTTTTAAACAATAAATAGTTCCTTTGTTGAAAAAAGTTTAACAATCGGTTTGTTAATCAATAATTTTCTTGATTTCAGTACTAAAATTATACACTAATGTATATCTATATTTGGGATATAATAAATTTGGGACCCTTGCAATATGTGGTGTTTGTGATTCAAAAACAACCATTCTACCAGGTTTAGGTATTACACTTTTAATTATTTCCGCAGAAGGATTCAAAGAATCAAGAAAAACCGTTTCTCCACCCCAATCAACATCCCATTCACCATTACAATAAATTATTGCTGTTTTACATTCTGTATTTGGTTTACAGTAGTCTACATGGGACAACGAAGCATCTGAAAATTTGAATGCATTTATATAACGTCTAAAACATGAGTAATGGGTACCAATAACATTCAAAATGTCATTTTGTATATCGTCTAAAAAACTATGATTTTCTGTTTTATTTAATAAAGATATCAAACTTAAATCTCTATCTTGATATTTCTCTGTTGGTGTTCCTCTTGATTTACCTGAAACAGTAAAGGCTTGGGCTGTACAAAAATTATGTAGTCTTTCAATATTATTCGGATTAATAAAATTGTCGTATATACTTATCATAATAAAAATGGGGGTCAATGACCCCCTTATTTTTAATCTTCGATAACTTCATCTATCTTACTTTCTGATACTGAAGTTATTCTCCAATCGTAAGAAAAACCTTCATATTTCTTAGTAACTTTTGCCTCAACATCTGTTACAGAATACCCTTTAACAAGTTTCTCTTCTCTGATTTTTTTAATTTTACCCGTATTATCGTCAGGTAAATCATATGTTACTTTCGCAACAAAATACTTCTCATCCATTTTGATTATTTTGATAAATAATCGGTTAATTTTTTCATTAAATCAATAGACTGATTCAATTTTGGTTCAGAGCCAGTTCTAATTCTTTTTTCTTCTTCTAAATTTTCTTCATACTTTTCTCTTTCATTCACATCATCAAAAAGATATGCACCTGGTGTAGACGGTGAAGAAACCAAATCAAAACAAATTAATTCGAAATCATCTTGAACTTCGTTTCTTTCTCCCACTTTTTTAAGAGAACCCACCCCTCTTGATGAAATACCTAAAGTAACTCCTTGTCTTAATAAATTTGCGGCAATATCACCTTTGGTTGTAACAATACCTCTTTCATGAAAACCTGGCGAAGTCAACAATTTTAATTTACCCATAAGAATATTCTTATCCCACCATATATCAGTTATTGAATGAGAAACTCTATCTAAATCAATTAACGATGACTCAGGGTGATTTAATTCGGAAGTTGCTAAACCTTTTTGAATCAAAGTTTTATATTTTTCTGATTCTCTTTTTAAAATCCTTTCAGGGTAAGTTCTACCATTCCTATTAGGAGTATCGTATTTTTGTAATACCGCATAAAATTCAAATGGGTTTCTGTAATCAAATTGTTTACCTTCTTTAATAAAATTTAAATTTTCACCTGTAATAGGAGAGACAAACCCTGCATCCATTTCTATTAAAATTCCATGACCGACTTCATGAGCCTCAAGGATTCTTAGTTTTTTTTCCATTAACTATTTTTAAAATAAATATTTCAATTAACCAATAGTTTATGGTTTTTACTTTTTAGTTAAGGAAAAATCAAAATAGTCATTGTTAGTAATGTTAGTCCTTTGAATGTTTTTAACTATTCTTTTGATTGAATCTTTCAATTCTGAGGATTTAAAATCCAACTGTTTTTCTAAAAAAAGATTAATTTCTAAATTAAAAAAAGACTTTTTTCCTGAACATATTCCGCTAGTTCTTAGGTCTAAATCTACTATGGAATTCTTTACAAATACTGAGGTATCAATTGATTCAAATACTGTATGTTTAAGTTCTCTACTCAGGTTACAAACAACCCTGTTCCAATTATCTAATTCTGTTTTGGGTGAAACCCATGATTGTATGTTTATGTATAACGATTTTAAATTTTTTGAATCTACAGTACCATACATAGATTTAAAAGATGTTGATAAATTCATCTTCACACTTTTCCCTTTTTTCATTCAGTTTCATATTACTTAGTTTATTTTTTATAAACATAATATATTATAACTTGTTAGTCAAAGTTTTTAATAAATCGCGATATTTGTAGTATATGTTAATTATTGAAATAAAAGGTAACGATAGTATTGAGAGAGCGTTAAAAGTTCTTAAGTCCAAAGTTATTAAGACTAAACAACAACAAAAATTGTTAGATAGAAAAGAGTATGTAAAAAAATCTGTAGTCAAAAGAAAACAGATTTTAAAAGCAATTTATACTCAGAGAATTAAAAATTCTTAAAGAGATTCGTGTAGTTTTTTTAATTTCAAGAAATTAAGTTGACTAAAAGTATCTTCTTCTATTTTTTTGATTGTCTCTTCAATTTTGTTTTTTGTATCATCATCATCTTGTGATTCCGCCAATGGTACTAGTTTTGCTAATGCCATTTCTTTAAGAGATACAAATTTATTTTCTAAAATAGAATTGTCTTCTTTTATAATTTCAAAAAATTCTTTTTTTGTTTCTTCATCCAATCCGTCAATATAGCCACTAATTGTTTGATTGGCAATCTTAACCATACTACTTATTGGAATATTTATATGACTTTCGGTAACTTTTGATTTTCCTTGTAAATTTTTAATTAATTGTTTTTTTATTTCTACTCTCTCGGATAAATTAACAATATGATTTAGGTAAACTAATTCATCAATAAGCTTATATTTGTTTGTAACTTTTGACTCGCCAATTACTTTGGGTAGTTTAATTTTTTCTAGTAATTTTTGAATTACTAAAATTCCTTCAGATAAATAATCTTTTGCGTCGTCAACAGACAGACCCTGCGGTTTAGAAAGTTCATCATATAGAGCATAAACTTTGGAAATGTCTTTATTGTTCAAAACATTTTGTTTGAACTCATTCATTGCTCGTTTGAAAGACTTCTCATCTTTGTAAGATTCTAGGAGATTCTCCTCTATTATGGACTTTATTAAACCGAATGTCATATAAATTTTTATTTGTTTTCAATATAAATATTACAGATTTAATAACTTATCAAGTTCTTTATCAATTTCTCCTAAAGAATCTCTACCTTGACCCAAATTTATAAAACTAGCCCCTTCCAACACATTACTTTCAACCAAAATATTCAATCTTTCAATTCTTGATTCTGGTGTTACTCCCGCTTCACCTTCACCGCCAGGTGGAGGTGGTGGAGGTGGTGGTGCGCCACCTGGCTCAATACCAGGTTCTGGACCCAAAGGTTCTAATCCACCGCCACCAGATTCAGGTGGTGCTTCACTGGAAGCTGTTGCGGTTCCTCCGCTAGCTTGACCGTAAAGTTTATCAATATTATCAAATAAACCTGTTTTACTAATTACTGTTGGAGTTTGTTTTAATTCTTCACCGATTGCTCTCTCCAATCTTTGTTGTAGCAAATCAGTTCTAATTTCATCATCAGAGAAATTAAATATATGTTTCTTAGCCCATGTAGATGATGTGGCTTGGATTCCATTACCTGGGTCCATAACCAAATCTTTATAAAGTAATACTTTTTCCTTCCAAACATCAATCTTAAGCAAATCGGCCTGAGTCGATGGATTGGTTAATCCAAGTGTGAAGTTATCTATTTCATCCTCAAAACCTAATAAAAATAAATGTATGATAGCAACTTTATTAAGTTCTTGAATCATACTTTTTTGGATTCTATTAATCGTTCTTGCAAAACGAATATCCTGTAATGAAAGATTTTTACCATCTCCAACTACCTCTTCAAATCCCAAAAATGCTTTTGGTACCCTAAGTGCCGTTAATAATTTTTTCTGAATATATTCAATATCGGCAATCTCAGATAAGTTTGTTGCTCCTGGTAAAGTTTCAATTGGGGATGGAGTTGCCGGGTCCCTGACAGGAATAAAATAATCTTGGTCAACCGCCATTTGGTTAAACCTCATATCCACATTACCTGTTTTGGAGTCTATAACTTGTTGTCTCTTGAACTTATCTGCCACACGGTTTACATATGCCTCAACATCATCGTCACTCATATTTCCAACAAAAACTTTGAAAACTCTTCTTTCAGGTGCTCTTGAAGTTCTATAAATCATCATAGCATCTTCAGACAATAAAAGTTGTTTCCATGTCCTTCTCGCTTTTTCTAACATAGAAGTACCGTATGGTAATTTTCTATCGTCACCGAGTAATCTAAAATGTGCAATTTCCCAAGTTTGGAAAGTCATTTGTTTTGTTTTCCACTCAAATTCCAATTGCCTTTTCGCATCGGTCTTACCTGGAACTACAGGAGTTTTATCCATCATTCCAATCTCATGTCTCTCAATTTCAATATTTGGTAATTGT